CATAAGAGAACGCATATAGTGTAGCGAACTATATGGAACATATGTGGGAAACTGTTGCATTACTTACTGATGGTGAGGACATTCGTGACAAAGAATGGGCTGACTTCACTGCTGAAATGTATAGTAAGGGACATTCGTTCTTTACCTATACTTCTGATAGTGCAGACTCACTATCATCATGTTGTAGGTTGAGGAATGAGGTTAGTGATAACCAATTCTCATATTCATTAGGTGCAGGTGGTATTGCTACTGGTAGTAAGTCGGTAATGACTTTAAATATCAATAGGTTAGTACAGGATGCAGTTAATAAGGGATATGATATGATTGATTATCTACGCTCTCAGGTTCAAAAGGTTCATAAATTCCAAACAGCATATAATGAACTATTAAAGGATTATCTGAAAGATGGTCTATTAACAGTTTATACAGCTGGATTTATCAATCTGAAGAAACAATACCTAACTGTAGGTGTAAATGGTGTTATTGAAGCTGCTGAGTTCTTAGGAATAGAAGTAAGTGATAATGATACCTATAGAGAGTTCATGCAGTCAATTCTTAAGGCTATTAGTGATGAAAATCGTAAGGCTAAAACCAAAGAGTTGATGTTCAATACTGAGTTCGTTCCAGCTGAGAACCTTGGAGTTAAACACGCTAATTGGGATAGGAAGGATGGTTACTTTGTACCTAGAGATTGCTATAATAGCTATTTCTATGCAGTAGAGGACACATCTTTAACTATCTTTGATAAGTTCAAACTTCATGGAAAAGAGTATGTTAAATACTTGGACGGAGGTAGTGCACTGCATATGAACTTAGAAGAGCACCTTACTAAAGACCAATACAGAAACCTATTAAAGGTTGCGGCTGCTAATGGTACTAATTACTTTACCTTTAATATTCCAAATACTATCTGTAATGATTGTGGGCACATTGATAAGAGATACTTGCATGAGTGTCCTAAGTGTGGAAGCAAGAATATAGACTATGCTACCAGGATTATTGGATATCTAAAGAGAATTAGCAACTTTAGTGAAGCTAGACAAAAAGAAGCTAGTAAACGTTATTACTATAAACAATAAAAATTATGGTTCTATTTCAAATCATATTTATTGCTATCCTGCTCCTAGAAATAGGGGTAGGGCTGGCAGTAAAGTACAACTACAATGGTCTCCAAGATAAGTTAGTGTCCCTATTTATGAGAATAAATATTGAGGACTATATTAGGTATCAGTTTCCAGATAGGTGGGTATTACAGATGGTATTTCTACTAATCTTATTCCTATTGTGCTTATGACAGGTGTAGAAAATGGATGGGTATGCGATGTGGAACTAGCTAAGAATATTATATTAGCCCACTTCAGTACAATGAGATACTACTCTAGTCCAGTCTATGGGGATAAATCTATGGATGATTGGTTAGACAAAGTTAAAAACAACCTACAGAGCTTTGATGGTGATTTCTCAATTATGAGAGAGAAAGGTTGGTTCTTGGGTGGACCAGATGGTTGGTCTGGCTTTATCATCTGTACATTAGATACATGGTTAGAAGAAATGGACGGAATGGACCCCAATGAAGAGGTGTTATCTGTATGCGAAGTAGATGGAAAGCCTACTGTATTTGTCCTACATGAATCTGACTGATATGTTGAAGTACGTTAATTATGATATAGTCTTTCAGGAGATACCAAATGAAACTACACTTGCTATTAATATCTCAAACTGTCCTTGCCATTGTAAGGGCTGCCATAGTTCTTACTTGGCAGAAGATATTGGAAACTTTCTTGACCTCTGCACATTAATGCGATTAATAGATAAGAATGAAGGCATAACTTGTGTTGCATTCATGGGTGGAGATTCAGACCCTCAATCTGTTAATATGCTAGCTGGTATAGTCCAAACCAAAGGATTGTTAACAGCTTGGTATAGTGGTAGGCAAGAACTATCTAAGGATGTTGATATTAAGAACTTCAACTTTATTAAGTTGGGTCCTTATGTTGAAGAATTAGGTGGTCTGAAGAGTCCTACAACTAACCAGAGAATGTATGAGGTTAAGATGTGCAGGGAGTTAGATGAAGATGGTAATCCTATATATGGACTAGAAGACATAACAAGTTCGTTCTGGAAATGAATACCAAATTACCCTTTAGTGGGCACTCGCTGAGGAAGGTAAGAGAACCAAGTAGACCCCGTATTACCTTAGCAGAGGAGCAGATAAAGGCTCTTGAAAGAATGAAAGACTTTCTAAATACAGAGGAGCCAGTACTAGTATTACAAGGTTATGCTGGTACTGGTAAAACCTCTATCCTTAATGAATATATACAATTCTTAAGGTCTACTAGGGAGGACTTCATATTGTGTGCCCCTACACATAAAGCTAAGTTAGTAGTAGAAGAGGTAACTGGTGAAGATGCAATGACTGTCCATAAACTGTTATCTCTTGCTCCTAATATAGAGATATTTGAATTAGACTACAAAGATTTAAAATTCCAGTGTAATGGGTTTGGTGAAATACCTGATAATGGTATTGTTATTATAGATGAAGCATCTATGATTAATGACGAAATATACAAGTTACTACTTGATATGTGCAATCAGTATGGAACTAAATTGCTGTTTATTGGAGATAAGGCTCAAATACAGCCTGTGTGTAGTAAGAGTACAAGTTTAGTATTTAACTGTCCTAACATTATTACACTAACTCAAATACATAGACAAGCTGATACAAATGGTCTGTTACCATTATTGTCAAGACTGAGAGAAAGACCCCTGAAGCGATTTGAACCTATTGAAGCTCCAGAAGGGTCTTTAATTATATGTGACCAAGCCAAAGACTTTATGCTTAAAAGTGCGGACTTTTTTAGGCGAGCTATTAAGAAGCAGGACGTCAATGAAGTTAAGCTTATAGCATATACTAATGCCAGAGTGCAAGGATTCAACCAATGTATGAGGAAGCTACTATGGGATTCTGATGTAGCTAACGAATATAATCAGTTTGAGTTCTTAACTGGTTACGAGAACTTCGAGTATAATAATACTCAGTTCTATAACTCTTTGGACTACATAATAGTAGATGCTCCAAAAAGAGTGGAGAGACATATCCCCCATTTCATGAAGATGCCTGGATATGAACTTGAATTGTTTGATACAGTATATAAGAAATTATTAACTGTATTCATATTGGAAAGAGACATCAATAAAGACTATATAGATAGCCTTGCTGCTACAATAGAGAATTTTAGAATATCTGCTATTGAAGCTAAAAGGAACGGCAACCGAACTAGGTCCACATTCTTATGGAAGAAGTACTTTGAAATGATAAAGAGCTTTGCAACTCCTAAAGATATAATGTGGGACAACCGAGTTATTAAAAAGAAAACGTTCGATTATGGGTATGCGTCAACCATTCATAAGATTCAGGGAAGCTCTCTTGGAACAGTGTTCATTGATATGGCAAACGTTCTTGTTTGTAAGAATGTTGACGAGATTAGGCAGATGCAATACGTATCTCTGTCAAGAACTAAAACAGATGCTTATATATTGGTTTAATCCCGCTAAACATGACTATAAAAATAGTTTACAACGAAGCCTGCCAACCTTTTGAAAATAGGTTAGTGGCTTACATTTGGGAACATTTTCCCAAGATAGAGGTGGAAACTTATGATGAACTACATTATAAGGATAAGAAGAAAGCTATTATGATTAAAGCATCATGTGGCACTAGATTAGTTCCTTTCGTTGCTGTCTATGATAATAACAAAGAACTAATTAAAGCTTTTTATTCCGAAGTAGGAGATTGTGAGGTGGATAAAATTATCAAGTATTTAAATGAGGTTCAGTGAAGCAATAATGTGGGGAGATAGCTTTATACAAGCCACTCTCAAACATAGAGAAGCAAGCCTTAAAGACTTTGTGAAAGTAGGGGGTAGCCCCGAACTTCACAGAGCTATAAAGGATTCTAAGGTTGGCTACATTAAGATTACTAAAGTCTCTAGCAATGGAGGGTATTTATCCACAGGTGAGTCTGAGGAAGGCATTACCGCTGCATTTGGAGAGGGTCTTAGTCTTTACATAGCTGACGTAGAACAGTGGTATAGAACATCTGTAATCCAGAAGATTTACTGGGATAAAGGTGAGTTCACCACTTTAAATTCAAGATACAAGTTTGAGTTTACAGAGATTGATTATCGTCCTATTCTTGAAGAAATGAAGAATGAAAGTACAAGTAATAAATAAATCTCAATGGGAGCTTCCCAAGTATGAAACCTTATTCTCTGCTGGCATGGATGTCAGAGGAGATTTCAGCAGAATTAAGTTAGTAGATGGTAAACCAGAGAAGTTCTTCTTTGATGCTGACGTTGTTGGTATTGGTCTAATGGAAGACCCTAACAGCAAAGGTGTAGTAGATAAGGAAGGCAACTACACTGGTGAGAAGTTACCAACCATTCAAGTAGCTAAGACTATTGAAATCAAACCTGGAGGTAGATGTTTAATTCCTACTGGTCTATTTGTAGCTATTCCGCAAGGATATGAGCTACAATGTAGAATGAGAAGTGGATTAGCATTAAAGATGGGACTCACTCTTACTAATGGAATCGGTACTATTGATGCTGATTATAGAGGTGAGATAGGTATCATCCTAACCAATACATCTAATGTTCCTGTTCGTATTAATGATGGTGAGAGACTAATGCAATTAGTTCTTGCTAAACATGAAGTGGCTGAATGGGAAGAAGTAGAAGTACTTCCAGAAACAGATAGAGGTGAAGGTGGATTTGGACATACTGGTAAGTAATGGGAGCAATAGACCCTATCATAGGTTATAGTCAGAAGATTACAGAGCTTACATCAAAGATTAAGCAATGTGATGATGACGTAGAGGATGCTTATGCTGTAATAGAGAACCTAAAGCAGCATAAAGCCGACTTAATCAAGGAAAGAGATACTATTATTACTGTTCTTAAAGAGTTCTTATCTCAACCAATATCTATGGCTGAGTTAGACGATGATATGTGATGGATATTCTAGTTAGTAAAGACAATAAGGGTAAAATCAGAGTTGTTGAGATTGACTATGAATGGGATGATTCAAGAAGAGGCTTTGTAATAAGAAGACGTACTTACCAATATGCTGGTAAGGTATCAGTTCAGCCAGAAATCTGGATATTTACAGGTAAGGCTAAAAGAACTGTTACTGAGCAGGTAAAGTTGGAGTATGCTTCCCATTTAAAGAAGTATCAAGATAAAGGATATAAGCTATTACCATCTAACATTAGCATTGATGATAGTAAGGCAGTAGCTGATTTCGTCCAAGAACAAATGGGTGAAGGTGTTTCTGATTCTAACGGATTTAAGAAGCACATGTTAGCTAAACAAGCTGACAAGGTTGCAACCAGTGTGTTCGATAAGATTAAATACTGGTGGGGAAGTAGAAAGATAGATGGAGTTAGATGCTCTTTCTATTGGAAAGACGGTGAAGTTAGAACTGCTTCCAGAGGTGGTGGAGACTATGATGCTTCCACTTCCTTTATGAGGCACAATCCTAAACTTATTCAATTCTTTGAAGACCATCCAGACATTGTATTGGATGGGGAACTATATGAACATGGTAAATCATTGCAGCAGATTAGTGGCGCAGCAAGGTTGGAGAAAGACACTGCTGGAATGGATTGGTTAGAATATTACATCTATGATGTAATGGACAGCACTAAGACATTTGAGGAGAGGTTAGATGTTCTCCATGATATAGCCAATGAGTTAGGCTTGAGTTTCAATCCTGAAAGGAATTGGGATGAAGGTGACTTAAAGTTCCAAATGGTTCCTCAAGAGAAAGTTGTGGGTTGGGCTAATATACAAAAACTACATGATAAATATGTAAGTGAGGGCTTTGAAGGTATAGTAATACGTGACCCTGCTAAGGTGTATAACTTTGGTGGAAGAACTAATGCTATGATTAAAGTCAAAATGTATAAAGATGCTGAATTTAAAATTGTTGGTTATGAGGATGGTCTACGTCCAGAAGACATGGTATTCGTATGTGAGACTGAATTAGGTATTAAGTTTGAAGCTAAACCTATGGGTCCACGTGAATTAAAGTGGGAGTACCTTGACAGAATGGATGAAATCATTGGTAAGATGGCTACTGTAAAGTATTTCTATCTTAGTGATGAAGGATGCCCTCTGCAGCCAGTTCTGAAGTGTATTAGGGATTATGAGTAATTATAAAATACCATATCGTTATGACGTTCATTGGGGTTACATTGATGATAACATTGAGCTTAATCCTAGAGATTATCTCGATTGCAATGATGAGTGTGACTTAAATGATTCAGTTTATAATGATATATGGGATAGCTTCAGTGTTGGAGACTTAGAGATAGACCAGGCAGAGATGGATTTCAGCTTGCCTAAAGAATTTATTGATGAGTGGAAAAGACTTAAAGGCTATGAATAAGTACGGGATTCCTAGTAAGTTTAGAATAGCTAATCATTATTACAATGTAGAGCTTTGTCAATTTATAGACAATGGGGATAGTTTTGGAATACACGATAACCTCAAGTTATTGATTCAGGTGGCAGAATGTATGAAGGAGGATGACGGAGAGGTAATACACCTCGCCGAAGAACAAATCAAGAATTCATTCTGGCATGAAGTATTCCATGCTTTCCAATACTATTATTGTAATAAGCAAGATGAATCATTAGCACAAACATTCGCCAACTTTATGCGTGAATTTGAACTTACACAAGAATGAATTATATTGTAGTTTTTAGAAGAGGAGGGGCTTTAATGTCCCTTTTCTTTGCTCATAGGGATGAGTCAGATATTGTTTATAAAGATGATACTCTGATTCGTGACGAAGATGATGTAATTAAAGTAATGGATAGGTATTTCTCTCCTGATAACGGCGAATATGTAATAAGGGAAACCCTTTTAGATTCTACTGCATTTAGGGAGGATAACAAAGCTATTACTGAACATTTAAGAAAGTTCTTGCATTGAAAAAAGTAACATTCCTTAAATTGTTAAACCTTATATCGAATGTAGGTAAGGATACAGAGAAGTTAGAAGAACTTGGCATTGATATAAGTGAGAGTACATTAGTGAATGGTATGTGTGAATTATTTGATGCTGTTATGGAAGATGCCTATGGCAAGGAGGGTCTTGAATGGACTCAATGGTGGGTATATGAAAAATCCCGCAACCCAGAACTAAAGGCATTCGAAACTAACGAGCAGGGCGAAGATGTTGAGATAATACGCACTACTGATGAACTATATGACTATCTAGAAAAATATCATAGCTAACACCTAAGTTTTACCTTGTAAATATTTTTAAAAGATAATGGAAATTAAACAATTTGATTTCGGAGAGGCATCGTCCTTTCTGAAAAGTGGTCTCAAAGTGACTAACGGAAGAGGTAACATCTACTTCATGGAGAACAATAAAGTGTACTGTATCCCTAAAGCCCAGTACCCTAAGGGTAGAAGAGAAGAAGTAAAGCTCTATTGGGATGCTGTCCTCCGTGACGATTGGACTCTGTTCGAAGATTAGTCACAATCCTATCAGATTACCTAATACAAAGATTATCAGTATAGGTTTTCTAAATTTGCTTTAAATGCAATTAACTCAATCACCTAAATTTAACAGAAATTATGCTGCCAAGATTGTAGAGATTAAGGAGTTTATTAAACACCCTAATCCAAAGTGTGAGAGATTAAAATGCTGTACAATTGATGGTTATTCTATTGCAGTAAGTATTGATACTAATCCTGGTACATATATTTACTTTCCAATAGAATGTGCTATTGATGATAAGTTCTTGTCTGCCAATAACCTCTTTAGAGATAAGGAGAAGAATGCCGATAAGGAACAAGCTGGATTCTTTGAAGATAACTGTAGGGTAAAAATAATTAAACTACAAGGTTATCCTTCTGAAGGATTTATTACTCCTATTACGTACCTGTACAACTGGCTTACTGCAATAGGTAAGAACAGTGAGATTGTACACAAGGTAGCTCCTGGAACAGAGTTTGACTCTGTAGACAATGAGATTGTATGTAGGAAATATGTTCCCAAACGTGCATATACTCCTGGTCAACCAAAGGTTGGAGGTAAGATAACAAGGAATTTAAAGAAGGTAAAGAAAGTAATTGATACCCAATTTAGGTTCCACTATGACACTACTCTTATTAAGAAGTGCCCATCCGTTATTCATCCTAATGATGTTATCAGTATTACTGCTAAGGTTCATGGGACTTCTGGCATATCTGCTTATGTACTATGTGAACGACCCAAGAAATGGTATGAAAGAGTATTTGAGTTTCTAACTCGTAAAGAGATAGATGATACTCGATATGATTATCTATGGTCTTCTCGTTCCGTAGTCAAGAATCCATATTATAATGAAACTACTAATGGTGGTTTCTATGGAGTAGATGTATGGAAGTTTGCTGATGATGTTGTTAGACCTCATCTACAGAAAGGTATGACAGCTTACTATGAAATAGTAGGTTATCTTCCTAATGGTGGTTCAATCCAAAAGTTAGGTGGTAAAGCATTTGACTATGGGTTTGAACCTCCGAAGAGTGTTGAGGAGTATAAGTATGGAGAAAACTTTGGAATACAAATCTATCGTTTGACCTATACTAATCCTGATGGACGTGTATATGAGTTTAGTGCTCGTCAAGTACAACAATGGTGTACTAAAGAAGGCTTGAAGCCTGTAGAAGAATATTACTATGGCTATGCTAAAGACTTATATCCAGAACTGTCTCTGACAGAACACTGGAATGAGAACTTCATTCAGAAGTTAGCTAGTGATAAGAATTTCTTCATGGAGTGTGAATCTCCAACTTGTAATAACAAAGTTCCGCATGAGGGAGTTGTTATTAAGATTGAAAACTCTCTATCCGAAGCATATAAGCTAAAGTGTATTAAATTCTTGGAAGGAGAATCTAAATCACTGGATAAGGGTGAAGTTGACATTGAAACTGAATCATAAGGTGAAATTTAAACTTGAATATGTAATGGAAGTGGATGACTTGGAATTGCTTGAGACAGTTAATGACTATCAAAGGCGTTGCGAGAAACCCACTTTCAATACATTAGACGACATTCCAGAGGCTTTAATGATTGAAGCCTTAGATGAAGCTAATTATATAGAAGATGAAATTAATGACTATATGATGATTGAAGACATTAAAATTTCTAAATTATGAAAAGGTTTCTAATTCACGTTGATACTAATTGGTGTGGCGAAGAAGATACATTCAGAGCAGTTGCTGAGTCAGAGATAGAGTTATGGGACATAGCCGAACAGTTAGCCTATGACAATTTCTATTCTTTTGGTCATGACCAGGACATAGCTGAGGAAGAAGGCTATGACCCAGATGAAATGACTGATGAGGACTGGGATGAAATGTGGAGTAGGATAGATGAAACTGCCTACTATAGTTTTTCTATAGAGGAATGCGAAGATGATGAGGAATGGAATGAGTACAGTGGAGAAATCTATGGGAAGGACAGTTGATATAACTACTCTTCCTAACCATATCAACAATGAACACGTCCATATCTTTAGATGGCTAGATGGCTGTGGCTGGACTATCAAATGTGGTAATATCCACATTGAATCTAGTAATATTGAGGATGCTATTATGGACTTCCTTAAATTTACTAGTGAGCTAGACATAGTACATGAGCATAGAGGATATGGATTAGTAGGAAAGGTGGGAGTATTCCGCAAAACTATTGATAATCATGGGTATTTCTATTGAAATGTTTAAGTTTTATGAAGTAGGTGGTAAGATTAGAGATGAACTCTTAGGTCTTACTAATAAGGATGTTGATTATGTAGCTGTGCCCACTGAGGCGTGTTATAGTAGTATTCATCCTCGTGAGTCTCAGCCCTCTCCTGCTAGGTTAGTATTTCAGGCACTAAAGAGTTATTTAGAAGAACAGAAATTTGAAATCTTCTTAGTAACTCCAGACTGTTATACAATCCGAGCTAAATTCCCAGAGGGCTATAAGTATCAAGGAGTAGCTGACTTTGTAATGGCTAGAAAGGAAGTAGGATATATTCCTAATACCAGAACTCCAATAGTTGAGCCAGGAAATCTCTATGATGATTTATCACGTAGAGACTTTACTGTCAATGCTTTGGCTAAAGACCCTGACACTGGTGAAATCATTGATTACTTTGGAGGTCTTGAAGATATTAAGAAGAAACTTCTTAGGACTCCATTACCTCCTATTGTAACTTTCGATGATGACCCTTTAAGGATTCTCAGAGGTATAAGATTCTCTATTACTAAGAGACTACGAGTATCTGAAGATATGTGGCAGGCTATGAAGGCTTATGACTATTTCGACAAAATGCCAGTAGTGTCTGAGGAGAGAATAAGAGAAGAACTGACAAAGTGCTTTAAGTGTAACTCATCTTTAACTCTAGGGTGGTTATCTGAACTTACTGATTTAAGAGATTACATTTTTAAGAACACTAATTTATGGCTTAAGCCAACTAGTGAGAAATAGTGGAAACTAAGAAACTAATTATCTGTAGAGGTATTCAAGGCTCAGGTAATTTAACTATTCTTAACGTGTTTTACTAGGTTCTGGAGTAAAATTTAATTATATTTGCATATACTAAAATTAATAAGTATGTGCGAAGAAATTAAATTTATACGTCAGTGTCCAAGCTGTGGTAAGGATATTACCTATGCTAGAAAGTCAGATTATAACAAGGCTCTTAAGAAAGGTTCAGTTTGCAAGAGTTGTGCAGTTAGTAAAAGTTCTATATTTAAACCTGGACATCACCTCAATGACTCTGTTAAAAGAGGTAACAGCTTAAATAGATTAATTGATGAGAAAACTCCTCAATCATTCTATTGGTTAGGCTTCTTAATTGCAGATGGCTCATTTTACAGCAAGGGGAAGTTTGAACTAGGTTTAGCTGAGAAGGATTTAGATGTAATAGAGGAGTTCTCTAAATATATATCTTACTCCAATAAGATTATGTATAGAGAAGACACTAAGAGCTATCGTATATTGTTTGCCAATAGTATTGATATACCTAGATTTATGGAAGAATATGGTATTCAATTTAGAAAGACCTATAACCCTATAGATTTTAGTGTTCTTAGAAATTATAGTAGAGAACAACTTTTAGCTCTACTGATAGGTATTATAGATGGTGATGGAAGTATTCAACCTAATGGCTCTCCGAATGCCTTCTGTATAACCATTACAGCACACAAATCCTGGTTAAAGTTTTATCAGGAATTAATGTCTAGTTTGGATATTCCTGAACATATTTCTGAGAGAAGTGATTCTAGTACTCTTACAATTAGGATATGTAAAAGAGAGATAATACAACTATTACAAGACGTAATAGTAAACAATAACTTATTTCATTTGAAAAGGAAATGGAGCAAATTAATGATAAAGAAGCCCTCTGCCAGCGAAAGCTAATTATATGCAGAGGGCTTCAGTGACAGGGTTCGGGAAAATCTACTTGGGCTAAACAATGGTGTCACGAAGACCCAGAGAATAGGATTAGATTCAACAACGATGATATTCGTAATATGTTAGGTGACTATTGGGTTCCTAACAGAGAAAAGGTTGTTACTGCAACATATAACACTGTACTAGCTTATAGTATGGAGAAAGGTTATAACATTGTAGTGGATAATATGAATCTAAATCCAAAGACCTGTGCAGAATTGGAGAAAATGGTTAAAGATTTTAACGAGAATTATACTTATGATTGGAAGTATGAGGTTGAATATAAAGACTTCTTTATTCCAGTTGATGAGTGTATTCGTCGTGATGCAATGAGACCTAATCCCATTGGTGAGAAGGTTATCAAAGCAACTTGGAGAAGATACAGAGATTTTATTATCCGAGAAGACATTAACAATATGCTAAAGAGAGCACCTAAACACGTAGACGGAGGACGTCCTGTTATATTAGTAGACATGGATGCTACATTGTGTCTAAATACTACTGGCAGACCTTACTTTGGAGAAGGTGCAGCTGAGGGTATGTTAGATGATGTAGCTATTGAAGGTACTTGTATGCTTGTTAGACGTATGTATGAGAAGTGTAAAGTATTCATTGTTACTGGCAGAGAAGGCACTCCAGAAATCATAGCCGCTACTAAGAAGTGGTTAGCTAAACACGATATTATAGTAGATGACCTATTCTTCCGTCCAGTTAAGGATTACAGTCCTGGAGCTGATTGCAAGAAGAAAATCTATGAAGATAATATCAAAGGCAAGTACAATGTTCAATTCGTCCTTGAAGACAATTATAAGTGTGTCAAGATGTGGAGAGAACAAGGATTAGTGTGCTTACAACCTAATGAAGGAAAGTTCTAATGGCAATATTAGTAGGACAGCTAATTGAAATACTGAAACAATTCGACCCTGATAGAGAAGTGGTAATACACACTCTTAAAGGGGAGAATGTTGAAGTAAATGGCTATTTCATACAAAAAGACCAAGATAATCATTCATTTTACTTAACAGACTTAGACGTAATTCCACGTGACTGATTTGGATAAGAGGTTCTTAACTAATACTGATGAAACTGGTAGGTTTATTGTTAAATCACTAACTACTGGTAAGAAGTATTATATTGAACCTATAGGTAATGGACACCCAGCAGATTGGGGTGATATTAACCCAGCTACTAAGAAAGTAGAGGGAGATTACGGTCAGAAATACACTGGCTGTGTATCTGAGAAGGAATCATTAATAACTCCAGAAAATGGTTTCAGACTTATTGAAACCCTTGAGGCAGGTATGAGTCCACTTAGTGTAGTATATCAAAGAGATTTGGAATATGAGAAACTAATGAACAAATCAAATGAAATTCAAGGGTGATATTATCATAACAGACCCATGTTATATAATTAAGAAGGATTCAGAGGACTGGCGTAAGTGTGACTGTGGTGATAACATGGCAGCATTGGGTCTTACTAATTATATCTCCGAATCTACTCGTTATGGTGATTGGAGTTGCTCAACTTGGTCTACACCTCGTAAAGATGTAGAAGCACAGTTAGAGGAACTCAATGCTTTAGGAAGAGCAAGATGGGAACTTATGAAGCAGTATGGAGAGGATTCAGTTCAAGCTAAAATCTATGACGATAAGATAGCTGATGCTTCCTTAAACATTGAGAAGATTGGATACTTCTGTGCTGATGCTGGTATGGTAGCTGTGTTCTTGTTGGATGAAGTGCTAAAGTATAATCCAGACTTTGACTATCATATTAACAGAGAATGGACTACTACACTTATTAAGGATTTTGATGGTGAGATAAACTACTACGTTGATGATGAGGATGATGCCCATATTATCGGAGTAGGTAATGTCAATTTCTTTACTACACAAACAGGATTCTGATTATGAAGTTCGGGCTATATGAGGATGTGAAAGTAACTACATGGTGTAGATACTCTTACGAAGTAGAAGCTGAAACATTGGAAGAAGCTGTTGAGCTGGTTAAAGATGGTGATGTGGACAGTACAGACATGGAGGAGTTCTTTGAAAGCGACGTGTTCCTTACACCACAAGAGAATGGAGGTCAGCCTACTCACGAAATTTATCTAGCTAAAGATGACACATTGTTGTATTCTAATGGAGATAAGTAATGTACAAGTTTAACGGAGGAAATGGTGCTGTAGTCTGTGATGGATGTAGCATCATTATGGAACAGAATATTCCATTTGAGAAATATCGTAAGGAACACAGCGGTTATGACTTCTGTGAACAGTGTTTAAGTAATCTTACCATTGTAGATAACTTTGACATGATAGAAAATATCTTGGAATTTAATAGCCAGGATGAGTTCTATTTCTTACAAATCATTCAACGTAAGAAGGATGGTAATATCACTCAAATTGGGAACAATGGTTATAGAACTATTAAGACTTACTATATCTTTAGTAAAGACCAGTTCTTAACCAAGAAAGAAAAGATTAAAGAGTTATGTCTAAAGAACAACGCTAGAGCGTATATTCATCTTAATAAGAGGAATGCTCAAGAGGTTGCTTTGGCTTCTATTCAGCAATATGCTAAGCTAGTCTCAGAAGGTAACTCATATCAGGGTTATAGAGTATGGGATAGTGCATGTGGTGGAAATAGAGCTAAAGGATATAAACCACTGTGGGTGGTTGATGTTGACTCCAAAGACCCCGAATATTTAAAGACAATTATTACACTAGTCAATGAATGTAGAGGTGTTGAGGAGAACAAAGTAAGGTATCAAATTCCTACACTACATGGTTATCATCTAATAACTATTGGATTTGATGTTCAGCAGTTTAACCAAAAGCTAGCTATTAAGAACATGGACCCGATTGATATTCAGAAAGATAATCCAACTCTGTTGTATTATGCAACTGTTTAAGGCTTAGAAATAAGTACTGTATTAGATTACTCGTTAGGATTTATAAAAGCAAAACACAATGAGTAATTTACCATTAGGAGCAGAGAATGACCCCTTCGCTCCGTATAACGTTCAAGAAGAGACGTTTAAATTCGACTTAGGTGTTAAAGGTATAGCATGGTATGAATACTATGGCTATTTAGACATTGATGAAGCTAGAGAGGCTATTAAACAGCGTCTTATTGCAGCTTTATCACAGCTTGGAGATATTGATATTAATGATGTAGACATAGCTATATATTAATGATATATTTAGTAACCAAGCAACAGTCTCTCTGGGCATCTGATAGATATAAAGTCATCAGTGCCGAGGAGGCTTTAGAATTATTAGCACCTCTCAATGTGGTAGAGCTGGATACTGAAACTATGGGTTTAGACCCATATACTAAGGAACTATTAACTGTTCAACTTGGTTGTGCAGACTTTCAAGTAGTTATTGATTGTACATCTGTGGACATACACCTATTTAAGGGGTATATGGAGAACCCTCAAAGGATATTCTTAGGTTGGAATATTAAGTTTGACTTGAAATTCCTATATCATCAAAGAATCATTCCTATGAGAGTATATGATGGTTATTTAGCCGAGAAGTTACTTTGGCTAGGTTATCCAGCAGGTATGCATGAGATGAGTTTGAAAGCTGCTAGTATCAATTATCTAGGAGTAGATATGGATAAGTCTGTACGAGGTAAGATTATACAGACTGGATTAACAGAAGATGTTATTGTGTATGCTGCAGGAGATGTTTCCTATCTGGGAAGGATTAGGGACAAACAGCTTATCGAACTAGAGAAGAAAGGTCTGTTAAAGGCTATTGATTTCGAGAATGAGTTTGTTAAGTGCCTAGCATATATAGAATATTGTGGGGCTAAGTTAGACATTGATAAGTGGAAAATCAAAATGACTACTGACCTTAATAACCTTGAGAGATATGAAGCAGAACTAAATGATTGGGTAGAGCGTTATTGCACAGAATACGGTGATAAGGGCTATACTATCAATCAAGTTATCCATATTGATAAATGGTATAAGTCTGAGGATGTACTCAAAGAAGAGAGAGCTAAGTTACCTCTAAATGCTGTTAGAGCACCAGAGTTTGATTCTACTGGAGCAAGTCATGACAGTGAGGCTTATGTTATTAAACAAACTGGTAACTACTGTTCTGTTAATATGCAAGGTGATTTGTTTAGTGGTTTTGATACTAAGCCAAGATGTCATATAAACTGGACTAGTTCCCAGCAAGTAATCCCATTATTTGAAGAATTGGGATTGAATCTAAGAGTATTGGATAAGAAGACCAAGCATTATAAGAAGTCTGTGGATATTAAAGTGGTAGAACCACAAGCATCTAAGAGTCCTCTAATTCCAATATATATAAAGTATAAGAAAGCTGCTATCATTGTTAATACCTTTGGTCAGAAGTTCTTAAACTTGATAAATCCTGTAACTGGTAGAATCCATGCTAATTTCAACCAGTTAGGAACTGATACTGGTAGATTAAGTTCAACAGAACCTAATCTTCAGAATCTACCACACGATGCTCAAACTAGAGCCTGCTTTGTTTCCGATAAAGGTAACAGGTGGATTTCAGCTGACTATAGTGGTCAAGAGTCATATCTAATGGCATCTATGGCTAACGATGAAGCTATGTTGGAAGAGCTAACTAATGGTAGTGGTGACTTACATAGTCTAACCGCCAAGATGGTGTTCCAACAAATTCCAAGGGATATGCCCCTAAAGGATATTAAGAAGAACTTTAAAGACCTAAGGCAGGAAGCTAAAGGTTATGAGTTCTGTTTCAATTATGGTGGTCAAGACAGTACCTTAATAAGGAATTATGGTCTTGATGCCAAGAGAGCTAAAGAAATCTATGAGAACTATATGTCAGGTTTTGCTGGCTTGAAGAGGTATCAGGATTTCCGTAGAGTAGATGTTATGCGTAAAGGTTATATCTTATTAAGTAAGATAACTGGGCATAAGGCATATATCTATGACTATGATGAACTTAAAAGACAGATGGATAAGCAAGAAGACCCTGAGTTCTGGGCATATTATAGAGAAATGAAGCAGGAAGACCCTGACTGTGACACTGTACAAGGTGTTAGACGTTTAGCAAGACGTAAAGCAGAGTCTGAGAAGCAGTCTATTAATTATCCTATTCAGGCTGCTGGTGCATTATGTTTTAAGTTAGCATCTATAAAACTATTCAACTGGTTGTTGAAGAATGGTTTGTTATTCAAGGTTAAATATTGTATTCCAGTACATGATGAAATTAATCTTGAAGCTCCAGACGAGATTGCTCAAGAAGTTGCAGATATATTAGTTAAGTGCATGGTAAGTGCAGGTAAACCATTCTGTACAAGAGCACATTTAGGTGCTGATGTAGAGGTTGGTGACCATTGGATTCATTAATATGGCTAAATATATAGACTTAAGTTCAGTAGTTGACGTAGAACCTGAAGTATGTGAGGTACTTCCTCTTATTGAAGATGATGACCTTCAATATGAATTTTGGCAGAGATTAGATGAAGGATTCTTTAAAGACTTTCTTTTGTAATCACTGTAATGAGAATGACCTCAATATAATGAAGGAAATTCTCGACGAGATAATAGAAGATTCTAAGGATGCAGACTGAGATTGAGAGAAAGTTCATAACCACTAGCAGCTTGTTTAAGGAGCAGGCTGTTAGGGTTATGAATATACAGCAAGGATACATAGGGACTACAAGTAAAGGAGAAGCTAGAGTATCCATAAGGGATGAGAAAGCATGGATTATAGTCAAATCTAATGAAAGACTGTCAAGGTTGGAGTATGAAATTCCTATTCCTAAGAAGGATGCAGAAGAATTACTTAAAAGAACCTGTGGTAGGATTATTCATAAAACTCGTTATATCATTCCAGCAACATCTGGTATGTTGAAATGGGAAGTAGACGAGTTTCATGGAGAGGATGAAGGCTTAATAATTGCTGAGATAGAGTTACCATCAGAGGATACACAGTTTGATAAACCTCAATGGTTAGGTAAAGAAGTAACACAAGATACTACTTATTATAACTCTACACTCTCTAAGACATCCTGGAAAGCTATTCAGAAGTCATATGCTGAAGCTAAAGCCTGGGATGATTGGAGAGATTCATTAGTAAAAGGATGAAGTATAGGAAGAAACCAGTTATCATTGAAGCTATACAGTTTGAAGATAATTCAGACCGTATTATAGAAATTCATGAGTTTATGGGAGGTGATACTATAAGAGTAAACTACGAAGATAAGGATAATCCTTATTTGAAGATTGAGACTCTTGAAGGTATAATGAAAGCCTCTGTTGGAGATTATATCATTAAAGGAGTGAATGGGGAGTTCTATCCTTGCAAGCCAGATATATTTGAGAAAACTTATGAAAGAGTGATTGATGAGGCTGATTAAACCGTCATTTGAAATAATTGAACAAAAGCCTGGAGTAGATGGGCTGTTACAACATATAGAAAGATGTGGTAGAACTTGTTATAAGTCAGAAGACAAAATAACAGAAGATAGTGCAGAGAAATTTGTCAATATGCTTGTAAATCGTGGTCATACTGCGATGGTTGAACATGGTACAGTATATTTGAAGTATGATATTATCGAGCATGGTTCTATGAACCTTCCCAATAAATATCATTTCAATAAGTATTCTGTAGTGACTGTTGGTAATGAACCCCTACATGGATATGAGACTCCAGAATATAAAGAGAAGTTCGATGGACATACATATGCCTACATAACCACTAACTATAGAGTACTACTTCAAAACGATTGGCTTGATGACCTTAAATATCAATGTGAGCCTTCAGAGCATCACGTTAAACGTGTTACTGTTAAGTTTGTATGTGATAGAGGAGTTAGTCATGAGTTTGTAAGGCATAGAGTATTCTCCTTTGCACAGGAAAGTACCCGCTATTGTAATTATTCTAAGGATAAGTTTGGTAAGGAATGTACATTTATTATTCCTACATGGTTTGACAAGTATATGAATGATGATTACTCAGATTACCACACCTTGGACTGGCAAGCTGGGTTAGATTCCTCCTGTGCTGAAACAAACTGGTTATATGCTATGCTCTTCGCTGAGAAGAGTTACTTTAGTAGTTTAGAGAATGGCATGATTGCTCAACAGGCTAGAGCTATACTTCCTAACAGCTTAAAGACCGAGTTAATTATGACTGGCACTATTAAACAATGGGAAGGGTTCTTCAAGCTGAGAGATGCTAAGGATGCTCACCCTCAAGCAAGAGAGTTAGCACAACCACTGCATGAAGAATTTATTAAGAGGGGCTATATAAAATGATAGTAAGAGTGTTAGTAGAGTACGTAGACCCTATGGATAATTCACTCCCACCTCAAATTTATATTAGGGAATGGAAAAGTGTAGAAGTTATTCCTATGGAATGGTACAAAATACTTTCTAATCCTCATGGATATAGGTACTATAGAATATGACCGCAAATGAATACTTTGGTGACTGGATTGATGTTATTGACAAAGAGGAACTACGTAAAGTGGTAACTTGGGTTAATAAGGTCAATTCAGCTGACCTATGTCCTTCTCCTAAGAACATCTTTAGAGCATTTAGGGCTTGCTCATTTAAAGACTGCAAGGTGGTCTTTCTTGGGCAAGACCCTTACCCTCAAAGAGGAGTAGCTACTGGAATACTGTTTGGTAATTCAGAGGATACTTCTGAGGAGTATCTATCTCCTTCACTTAAAGTAGTTAAAGAGGCGGCTATTAATTATGAAATTCCCCATAACCTTATAGAGTTTGACAATACGTTAGAGTCTTGGGCTGAGCAGGGAATATTAATGATTAATACAGCCCTTACTTGTGAGGTAGGCAGAGTTGGAGCACACTTTGACATATGGAAACCATTTGTATCTAAGTTGATTCACAACATGAGCTATAAAGATGGAGGTATGATTTATGTTTTATTTGGCAGCCAGGCTGGGTTATTTAAGAATGATATAGTGAATAGCTTAAAGACAATCGAAGTATATCATCCAGCATATTATGCTAGGACTGGTAAGAAGATGCCTAGTAGTGTATTTACTGACATCAATCAGGCGTTGAAGCAGCAGTATAACTATCAAATAGAATTTTATAAGGAGACGGAATATGGAACGTGCTAATAGAAAATCAGTAAATGATAATTTACGCAAGTATGACCATTTAGCTAAGAAGGATGACTTTATTGAAGTTACTGAATGGACTAATGGTGAAGGTTGGGATATTACTATAAATGATAAGGTAATCCCACTAACTCGTGGTGAATTGGATGCTATTGATTATCTAACTAAAGGTTTAGATTATGATAACGATTAATAATTGTAAAAGATGAAAGAACAGAAGTTTGAATTTAGTGCTAAGAACACTTTCTTTACCTCTGACACTCACTTTGGTCATGCTAATATCATAAGATTGTGCAATAGACCATTTAAGGATGTTGAGGAAATGAATGAAAAGTTAGTTGAGAACTGGAATAGAGTAGTCCCAGAGGATGGTACAGTCTTCCACTTAGGAGATTTTGCCTTTGGTGGAAGTGCTCTATGGAACAGCATCATCCCTCGTCTGAATGGACAAATCTACTTGATTATAGGTAATCATGATAGAAAGAATCTAAGACAGGGTTATATGGATAAGTTTGTTGGGGTGTTACCACAAATGCAAATCCAGATAGAGAAGAGAAGTATCTATTTGAATCATTACCCATTCCTGTGCTATGGTGGTTCATATCGTAACGATGCTGATGCTGTATGGCAGTTATTCGGTCATGTTCACTCTGGTCCGACTAGTTCTGGATTGGATTGTGATAGGTTAGTTCATCTATTCCCCTATCAATATGATGTAGGTGTAGATAACAACAACTATACTCCAATCTCTTGGACTGAGGTAAAGGAGAAGATTCAGCACCAAATAGATGAAGGAGTAGAGAAATCTGTTAAGGAACACACCATTCCTGACGAAGTGTATAAACTAAGTGACTAAAATATCTTTAGAAATTGACGGACGAGTATTCTCTATGGAGTTGCCTTATAATGATGCTACTGCTGAGGAGCTAATTAAAGGATTCTGTACTCTAATGCATGGACAAACGTTTCTTATTTGCACCATCAAAGATGCCTTAAGAGATGCTGCTCAGGACTATAGAGAGGACATAGAATTAGGTTATGAACCCGAATACTCTAAGGAAGATTAAAAGGTTAGAAGCTGGTGAATCATTCATTACCAGTGAACCAGGTAACTCAATGCTTCCATTATATAAAAGTAATGAGAAGCATTTGGTTACTCCTATTAAATGGGAAGATTGTAAAGTGGGTGATGTAGTATTCTGTAAAGTAAGAGGTTCATGTGTAACTCATAAAGTCTATGCAGTAGACAACGAGAAAGGTTGCTTAATAGGCAACAATAAGGGACACATGAATGGCTGGACTAAGAATGTCTATGGACTTGCCCACAAAATTGACCAATCACTAAAGACAAAGAGAGTTTGAAAATTTGTGTAACATCTGACTTGCATGGTATTCTACCTAAAATAGAAGAACCTTGTGAAGTAGTATTGATATGTGGAGACATCATGCCACTGCGTATGCAGAGGAACATTCCTCAGAGTGAAAAGTGGTTAAAGACTACATTTGCTGAGTGGGTTAATAATCTCCCTTGTGAATCAGTTATCATGGTAGGAGGTAATCATGACTTCGCCTTAGCTAATATGTATAGGCAACCTCTAAAGATTAGCTCAATATTGAGTAATCCTACTAATGGTAAACTTGAGTTATTAGATAATGAAGAAACATCCGTCATTAGTAAGGATGGTAAGATATATAGTATATGGGGAACTCCATATTGTAAAATCTTTGGTAACTGGGCATATATGTATGAACCAGAGACATTGATTAAAGCATATGAATCTATGCCCCAGTATTGTGATATTGTTATATCTCACGATGCACCCAAATTGTGTGGGCTTGGTGTTATTCACCAAAGGTTTGACAGGGAGGATGCAGGTAATCCTTGGTTGGCTGACGAGATGCTTCGTAAACATCCTAAATATACATTCTGTGGGCATATTCATAGTGGAGAGCATAACCTGCAAACCCTTGATGATATGAAGATGGCTAATGTATCTTTAGTAGATGAAACGTATACAGAAACATTTAAACCTTTATATCTCGATGTCTAAAGTTGCAACAAGGGGAGGTATAGGCTTCTTCCCTCTATTGTTTATAGTACTACTAGCCTGTAAGTTATTCGGAGCTAACATAACTTGGTTCTGGGTTATTGCTCCTTTATGGATGCCTCTTGTAGTAGTGCTAGTAATCGTAGTATTATTATTTATTATAAGTTCAATAAGATGAAAGAAAAAGTAACTCTAGTAGTTGTGGACTTCCAGTATGACTTCTGTCTACTGGGAGCACCACTCTACGTTCCTGGGTCCGATAGGGCTTTGTGGAACATTTCTCATTTGATTGAGAACAAGAAAATTGGTGAGGTGATATTCACTGCCGAGACTTATAAGGAGATTCCAAGATGGCAGTATGGTGAAGACATATTAAAGGGTAATAAGTTCTTAGTGGTCGATGTAGCACACTTTAACAGTGAGGATATTCCGCATGACGAGGTAAAGGTTATCTATGCTCCTGACATTACAATATGCTCTACAGCTATTAGAAAGTGGGTTGATGATGGAAAGATTATATTACCATTTGTAACAGATGAGGTAAATTCAATAATCAGAAAACTTGGACTATATAAATGAGCCAAATCTATGTTTCAGGTCCTTGGTCTTTTGCTTCTGGTGTATTACAAGTAGTCAAAAGTATAAAGGCTAAAAGTAGAGCAGATAAGGTGGTTTACAGTGAGAAGGGAACTGAGTATCAGTTTTCTAAGCTGGAACAATCAGACTATGTCGTATTTGTATTAGATGGATTTGCATGGCAACAGAAATTGGAAAGTATTTCTAAGGGAATGCTTTCAGAACTTATGTGGTGTGTTAATCACAGAGTTCCAATGTTCTTAGCTTACAAATCAGCTAACGGGTTAGGCATATATAGTACAGAGATAGATGAGAATTTAAACTTTAAAGGAATTGCTGGAACAGCTGATAACTTCTATCAAATTGTAAATAGGCAGTTTGGAACTATTGTGGCTTCAAATCCCTTTACTGGTGTACTTAGGGTAAACAATGACGGTGGTTACACAATACAAGATGAAGGTGTATATCTAAAGGGTGAGTTATTAGGTGACCCACTAGACTTCCTTAATGTTGAACAACCAAAGAGTTACTTTTATTAATATGAAGAATTTTCCATTATTAGACGAAAATGGTAAGGAATGGTGGATTAGCCGTTCTATTGCTGTAACAGGATGTGTATTTACATTCCTAAATGGTAAGTGGTGCGTACTTGCTAATAAAAGAGGCGAGGGAACTCCAGACTTTCAAGGAATGTGGAATATGCCATGTGGTTACTTAGACTTTAATGAAACTACAGCAGAAGCTGTAATCAGAGAAGTTTATGAAGAGACTGGAGTTAGACTGAATCCTAACTTCCTACACTTCTGGAAATTCAATGACTCTCCTACCCAAAATAGGCAGAATGTATCCTTTAGATATTACGCTCTAATTGATGCACAGCCAGGTAGTATCAGTGTTGGTACTGGTAACGATAGAGGTGGAGAAGAGGATGAAGTAGAAGCTATCGGGTGGATTCCATTGGATTCTATTGATAAGTATCAATGGGCGTTTGACCATGATAAAATTATCAGAGAGTTTGCTGAGTGGATGCACTTAGAGGACGGAGATTTGGATATGGAGGATATTGACTTAGACCCAGTATGACGTACTTTATAAGTGGACATAGAGACTTAACATGGGAGGAGTTTGCCAAATGGTATGCTCCTGCCATTAGTAGAACACTTAGTACAGATAATGCAGCCAAGTTCGTTGTAGGTGACTGTGAAGGCGCCGATAGAATGGCTCAGGATTATCTACTAGCCTGTGGTGTTTCATTTAGAAATATCACTGTATATCATATGTTTAAAGCTCCTAGATATACAGCTCTTAGAAGTGTACCCACTCAAGGAGGCTTTACATCTGATATAGAAAGGGACAAAGCTATGACTGAGCACTCTGACTATGATATTGCCTTTATTCGTAAAGGTAAAGAATCCTCTGGCACTGCTCAAAATATCCTAAGAAGATGGACGAAGTAAAGAAGCCTACTGAAAAGGAAAGATTTGAGAGTCTTAGGTTACACTTCACTAGTCTATTCCTACAGCATCCTAAAATGCTTGAAGTCATGTCCTATAAGGATATAGTATTGAAGGCTAAGGAATTTACTAAAGAATATCTAAAGCATGAATAAGTTTATATTCTTAGATATAGATGGGGTTATGAATAGTAATCTCTTCTACTCAGAGAGAACTCAGGACAAAAGATATAATGATTGGATTAAAGAGCATCCTCAGCGTATAGCTTGGAATGCTTGTAATATTGACCCAAGAGCAGTGGAAAGACTAAATAGACTTACTGATGCTACTGGGGCTAAGATTGTTGTATCTTCTACCTGGAGAAGTGATAGTAATTTGCAGGAAGTGTTTAACCTTGTTGGAATTAAAGAACCTATACATGACATAACTCCTTATATGAGGAGTAGGCATAGAGGTTCCGAAATCCAAGAATGGTTAGATAAGCAAACTGAACCTTATCGGTATGTAATCTTCGACGATGATACTGATATGTTGGACTCTCAATTACCTTATTTCATTCAATCTGATTGGTTGAAATGGGGACTAAGTGATGAAGATGTTGAACAAGCAATACATATTCTAAATGATACCAATACAACCGCTGAGGCACATCTATAATAACCCTTCACTAGATAGGGAACTTCTATTAAGGAAGCTGGCATCTCTCAGACTAAAGGGTATGATTAGTATTGAAGAGTATGAGTATTTAAAACATTTAATAAGAAAGGAGAACGAAAATGCTCAGAGAGCAAATGGATGCACTTATTAAGCAATCAATGCTTGATAGGAACGTAAAGAGAACTGATGTACTAAGAGCTATTAAGAATGAGTTCTTAGTGTTTCAAACAGCTAAAAATGCCAAGCCTTTAGATGATGCAGCTGAGTTTACTATTCTTCGTAAGATGGTGAAACAAAGACTTGATAGTAGAGACCAATATATTGCAGCAGGAAGGAAAGACCTAGCCGATAATGAATCTAAGGAGATTCTTGTGCTAGAATCTTTCCTTCCGCGAGAAGCCACGATTGAGGACATCAATAAGGCAATCTATGAAATCTGTACGGAGAAGGGATGGTACATACCGCAGAGTGAAGACACAATCTGCCCAGAAATCCCGAAAAAGTCTATGGGAGAAGCTATTAAGGTGGTCAAGGGAAAGCTTGATAATGTAGATGGTAAATTACTTGCTGATACTATTAAATCATTCCTTGTATGACACTAAAGGAAATAGTAACTCTTCCGAGCGAAGCAAAGTTTGTTCATGCAATAGCTGGAACTCTATATTATAGAATCATAACAGATGATGTAATTGTAGAGTTTCCTATTGATATGAATGATAAGGATGATGTTGGTACTACCACATTTGTAGCCTCCTATAAGCCTATTACATTAATGAGGTATATTAGGAAAGCTATTGATAATGAGAGTATAATAATCATTCACAGATAAGATGTGAGTAATTATGCTATGTGATATTTGACTTTTAAATCAAACTCTAATCTATTTTCATGAAATTCATAAATTGATTTGGTGATGCAGCTTATAATGCTTATATTTGCAGAAATTAAGTGGTTAAACTGTTTAAACGTATTAATTTATGAAAATCGAAGAGAAATTTAGAAAATTCCAGCAAGGTGGTGCTGCACCTCAACCTGGTGCTGAACCAGCAGGCGGAGCACCAGCAGAAGGAGCACCTGCTGAGGGTGGTGCACCTGCTGAAGGGGGACAAGACCCAATGGCACAGATTCTACAAGTAGCTGCACAAGCAGTTCAGACTCAGAATTGTGAGGCTGCAATGGCTGTATGTCAAGCTCTAATGCAAATCGCTCAAGGTGGTGCTGCTCAAGAACAAGCTCCTCAAGAGGAACCAACTTTTGCAAGAAAAGGTGCTAGACTAGTAAGAGTAAGATAATTAGTCAACAAGGTAAGAAGGGGCGTATATTAATTATATGCTCCTTTTTTATTATACATAGTATATGTCACAAGTAATAAGAAAATTTGAAAACTCTGGTAAGATAGAACAATCTAAGCCAGAACTATTCGAGAGAAGTGGCGTTGGTAAGTACAATAAGGCTGATTTAGTTGCTGGATTATATAGGAATATAGATACCTATATAAAGAATAACAATCTTAGCGGAGACAAAGCAATTTCATTCAGGAACTCTGCTAACCAGTTTATAAAGGGTATAGAGAGTGGGACTATTACTATGAATGGCGATGGTACGTTCTCTGATTCAACAGGCAATATGGCTAGTTCTGGAAAGTTTGATAGGAACTGGATAGGACGTAAGAAGAATAACGCTAATAATGCTTTTAACCTGGTTGGTGATTATGCATTAGACTATATCAACCAAATGCAGCAGTATTCTGAACCAGCAGCTAAACCAAAAGCAAAGTTCAACACCAATGACTATATGACTAAAGAGATTTCTAAAAGATGGTATGGTGGTAATAATGTTGATTTTGATAATTTCCACAAGAACAGAACTGAACAAGAGCGTAATGCCCTTATTGCGGACATCTTCAACAATGCCAACTACGAGCAATTATACCAGGATTATGATTGGACTGATACTGGTATTAATAGCGCAGAAGATTTAGCAACTCGTGGAAGAAACTTCGGCACAGCCATTTCTAACAATACACTAGATAATGATGATTACAATACATTTGCTGCACTAGGTGGCACTGGTCTTGATAGGTTTATGAAAGCTGCTCCAGTAGAGACTGAGCCAACACCTGAACAGACCAAAATGAAAGCTTGGGAAGATGAAGCTAGAGCTGCTGGAGCTTCCACACCAGAGGCTATTTCTGCCTATGTACAAGGAAAACAAAGAGAAGAAGCTGATAGAAACGCAGCAATCATTAGAAAGAACGAAGAGGAAATATATAATAGAGAAAGAGATGCTTTCTTTAATGACTATGCTACCAAAAATCCCTTCAAGGGAACTATGAGTGGTTATGTAGCAAGTAATACTACCTATAACCCAGAGAAGCAAAATGAATTCATTAGCTCCAAATACGGTGATAACTATGGTGGGTTCGTTAAATATATGCAAGCTGCCTTAGACCCTAGATACTTTAGGGGAGAATTAAGGCAAACTCAGGGAGGAAATGATGTTACATCACAACACCTAGCTAACAACCTGGACATGGCTATTCAATCGGGGTACTTAGATGATTTGGGAGACGGAAATTATGGCATTCCAGGGACTTACAACTATGATAACTGGTCATTTATATCTTATAATCCTAGCACTAAACAATATAAGGAAACCTCAATGTTGGTTAATGATTCTTACAAGAAATTACTAGCCCATCCAGAATATGATAAAAGGCATACTGCCAAGAAGGAAAATGGAGGTATAGTTAAATTCCAAGGTGGAGGTGACACTAAAGAAGCAGCTTATTTAAGATATAAGCAACAATTTGCTAAGAAGAAAGAGGAGAAAAAGCAACAAGTAGAAGCTAAGGCAAAAGCTACTAAGCGAACTCCTGAACAAGTAGAAGCAGGTGAAAGAAAACCTATGGCTGATGGTCAAGAATGGGAGTATGAGGATTACGCTAGATTACTCTCTGCTGGTGCAGACGTTGGTTCTATGATTGCTTCCTTTGTTCCTGGTTATGGAACAGTAGCTTCTGCTGGTTTAGGATTAGGTAGCACATTAGGAAACTTTACTGCTGATTTAGCTGATGAAAGTGTGGGAATTGGTGATGCCTTTTTAAATGCTGGTTTAGGAGTAGGTATGGACTTAGTTGGTCTAATCCCAGGCTTGGGTGCTGCTGGAAAAGGTAGTAAAATTGTAAAGAATCTGCTAAAGTTAACTCCTAAGTTAGTAACTATTTGGAGTACATCCACATCATTTGCTCCTGCAATGCAAGCCTTTACTAAGTTGAAGGAAAAAGGTGCCAAAGAAATGACTGTAGACGATTGGAAGGCACTAGCTAATGGCTTAACTGCTGCAGCAGGTGCTACTCGTTGGGGTGCAGCAGCTGCAAGAAATAAGAGACTTACTAATCAATATGGAACTACAATGAGAACTGTTACAACTAAATCAGGAAAACAGGTTCAAATGTCAGAAGATGAGTTCCAGAGAATAAGAAGAGCTTCAGGTATTGAAGGTCAAAATCAAGCTCTCCAATCAGTTAAGGGTGCAGAAAAAGAAGAACTACCTACCACATTTAAGAGTTGGTATAACCCTAAGAGGGTATATCAAGGAACTCCCGAAGCTAGTAAAAATATTACAATTAATACAGGTGCTATGAGGAGAGTTACTCCAGAGGGTACTGTTCTTGAGCCAACTAAATTGTCAAATGAAGGCATATGGAGAAGTGCTGTAAACAATAGCTGGGGAGGAGACTGGAAAACTAACTGGTTTAAAGATTGGGGATATGCTCCTACTAAGGGTAATACCCCACAGCCTGCAAAACCAGCTAAATCTAAGAAACCTCAAGGGGAAACTAAACAATATGAGAGAAAAAATACACCTGTCGATACTTCATTAAGAGATAGAATTGATAGAACTTTGGGAGTTAATAATTCAAATCTCACTGGGGATGATGTTCATACAAGAGCGTATAACAGAATGAGAGAAAAGGAATATCAAAGAATGTTTGATGAAGCCGACCAAAAAGCCTTAAAGCAAATAAGGACTAAAACTGCAGCCAAAAACAAGAGGGAGCAATATGGTAGCTCTATGGCAGATGATGCTATAGCTCTAAAGTATTGGAGAAAAAGATACCCTAAAAGGACAGCAGGTTTAAGTGATAATGATTTGCTTGACTTAATTGAGCAGCAGAAAATTGCCAGTCGAGACCCACAAGGTAGACTTAAATTCAACACTGGGGGTGTTGTGCAGTTCTTGCAAGGTGGCAAACCCGTTGGAAGAATCAAGGCTAAGGATATGTCTGGATGGGATAGAGCGAAGGCTTTAGCTAGCTATGATTGGGTTGCTGATTTCGATAGATGGGCATCTCAACATAAAGGTCCAGATGATGTCGTAGACTCCTATATGATTGCTTTCAATGGAGGAGAGGATATATACGACCAACTAACTGGCAAGACAGGTGATTACTTTGACAGAGGTAAATATAACTACTCAGTACAAGACCCATTAGCTAAACAAAGGCAAATTACCTTTAGAGGAACTAATCAAGGCTTTGATGACCTAATCAGAAGTGGTATCGTAGGCTATGGTACTACAGAAGGTAAGGATGGGTATGACATATATGCTGGAGATAGAACTGGTAACAGAACCTTATCAAGGGGCTTGACTGCTGAAGATGTAGCTAGATTTAATAATCAGCTAGCATCAAGAGGAATGGAACTTTATGATAAGGGTAACGGTGCTTATAGACTTAGAAGGTTACAAGAAAAGTCTGCTGAGTTACCAGAATTGGTAGTAACGGCTGACGCTGTTAAACCAAAAGAAAGCACTTCTACTAATACTTCATCTATTACACCCGCTGGAGGAAAGAAGAATAAGGGAACTCGTAACTTCAATGTAATGCCAGAGGATTTCATTGCTTTAGGAAGAATGGTTGGAGGACTGGCGGCTAATAATATGGCAGCTAAGTTATATAAGGAGGGATTAAAACCAACCTTATTAGACACATTTGAGAATACTGTCCCACTTCAAGGTAACTTCCAAGCTAAGACCAATGCAGAGCAACAAGCAGGTAATTTAGAATCTGTAGCTGCAAGACCTAGAACTTCTGATGCTTCATTACAATTAGCTGGGGAGTTAGAGGCTAGTGATAGAGCAGGACAAGCTAGATTCCAAGGTGGTCTCCAAGATGCTGAAATGTTCTATAAAACTAGGATGTTAGGACAACAAGAATCTGATGCTGCTAAGGCAAGAAGAGTAGAGGTTGCTAATAGGAATAGAGCTTCAATGAATCAAATTGATGCTGCTAAGAAGCAAATTGATGCCGCTAGAGTTACTGCTAATTATCAGCAAGTGATAGCTCCCTGGTTAGCTGGCATAGAAAATCAATTTGCACAAAAGAGAGCAATGAATCAACAGCTAGATATGGAGGAAGCTCAAAGAGCGGCTGCAAACAATAATGATTATAGTGGATGGCAAACATCTAATACATACAAGTCATTAGTAAATAGGAGAAAAACTCTCAATGACAACGTATCTCAATTCTTATTAGATAAGAGAAGAGGAATTATGGGTTCTCCATATATGTTCCAGTTTGGGAGAACACCAGCCACTAAAATAGCATATAGTAAATCTGGTAGTAAATTAACTGCTGCAGATAGAGAAAAGTTACAAAGAGCTAAAGATTTTAACAAGAGATTGCTTGAGGACAATAAGCAGTTCCACAAAGATATTATGGAATCTAAGAGAGAACATAATAAACTAATAATGTCTATGTCTTCTCTGACTTCTGAGTTAATAAAGAAAGCAATGTCATGAAAATAACTTCTAATGGTATGATAGATAAGCTACAACAGGGTGGAGGTATTCCACCCTTTGTTAGCTACACTAATGTTCCAAGACCTCAACCTACTGCCCCTTATAGTACATCAGATACTAAACAAGGTACGGAAGAATCAGAAGGGGGGTTTGGATTACTAGATAAAAATATGGTAAAGATGCTTTATGAAAAAGGCTTACCTAGTGATGTGGAGCAGTTCATAGACCAGTCAGGATTATTTTCTGAATCTATAATGTCTAACCCATTTGAAAAAAATAATGGAACTGCACAATATAAAGCACTATTAAAGATACTTCCCAAGATAGCTATGAACAAGGAAGAGTATAATAGAGCTATACAAGAGGCTACTAAAAACAATGCTCTTAAAGAAACTGCTATTGATACTGATGGGAGAGTATTTGCTATTGGTAAGGATGGCAAAGTTGTAAAGAAATTTGTAAGTCAGTTAGAGGAAGGTGAGCAGACTCTAACGGTAGGGCAAATGGCTGAGAATAGAGCATATAGTCAAGGTCTAGCCTTTAATAGTAGTGCTATAACAGCTATTGCCAACAGTACTAGTATTGAGCAAATTAATAAAACTATATGGGAAGCGATTAAGAATTTGGGTTCTAATACAAGAGCCAATGAATACTTTAGGTCAAAAGATGAAAGGAAGGCAAAGGCTGGTATTGACAAACTACTGGAGGAAGGTGCTGATGGTGTTTATAAAATCAATTCCAAAACAATTTCACAAGATGCCCAAGCCAAATATGCTTTAAACTATATCTTATCTACACTTCCAGCAAATCAGAAAGTACTATTGCAAGATTACGCTAGGAAATCTGGTCTAGATTTAAAGACTGGTCCGTTACAAATCATTACAAGTATGATACAATCTGGAATCAGTTCTACTGAAGAGCTTGGAGTTAGCTATGATAAGCAGGCTACTAATGGCGCTGATACTGATAGTAATGGAAATAAGAAGACAAGAGCCTTTGATATTCCTATGATGCTTGTAACAGGTGACGGATTACCTAAAGAGAATGCTAGAATTAGCTTTGGCTCTAATTATGCTATTGATGTACAAGCACAGAGGCTACCATTTATACCTGGAACAGACGGCAAACCTATTGGTCCAACTTCTCTAATGGGAGCATTAAGTGGACAATTAGGTAGTGTGGTGAATAAAGATGCAGTACACGTAGGTAAACAGAGACTTGACACTACTAAATTAGGACAATTATATTATGATGGTTCTGGAGTATCTACAATGGAACTACCATACACATTGGATGAAAATGGTCAGCCAGTTCCTGACTTTGATGTTATAGGTGCTTATAAGGCAGCTGTCGATGCTATTAATAAGGAAGGAAAGAATATTACTAAGGCTCAGGTTAACCAAATATTCCAAGAAAGAGGATTAAACAGATACTATAATGAAGATGGAAGTCTAAATAGGGACAACTTCATGAGATTCGCTGGTATATCAGTAATTGGTGACGATGAAACCTTCGAAGACCCAGACGACAATTCCGACTTCTTTATGCCTATCTCTGATGATAGATTAACAGCACAGATAAGTGCAACATTAGGTACTAAGTCAAATCCTATGGATATGGGAGACCTATATAGAACTATTGCTTATGTACCTATTTATGACTCTCCGAGTCTAGCAGGTGCAGCATCAGGTAATTTCTCATGGATTAAAGATGAGGGAGCAATGATGGAATTGGCAAAAGAACAACAACTTCGTAACGCTAGACAGGCATATAATAATAGTATAACTAAAAGTCAATTATTAAATGGACAATAAGAAGCCAAACGATTGGATGCTGAATGTGTTACAAAACCCAAGTTTCTCGCTATCTGATTTTAAGGCAGTAGGAATTGATGGTAATAACACTTCCATTGAAGATAGGGATGTCTATGCTAACAACAAGATAATACAATCAAATCCGCAGTTTCAAGACAGTGATGGTAATTTTGATAATGCAAAGTTCAATCAATTCTATGATAGTGCATTACAATCATACCAGCTACTAGCTAACAATACGTTTAATGAGACTGTGATGGATGAGGCTACCTTTGGTTTTAACAATATATGGGCGCCTAAGGAAGCTAAAAAAAGAACTCAGCCAGAGTTTCAGATTAACAGGGTATTTAATCCAGACAGGAGGAAATTTGGAGTTGAAAAAGTAGGGTTTGTGAGTGACAGAACCTTAACTGCTGCAGAAATAGCACAGACTCAGAAAGTATTTGACCCAGAGACTGGTGAATGGGAAGAATCACCTAATGATGCATGGTTAGGTAGAAATTGGTTTGAACCAGTAGCACTGGCTCAATGGGATTCAGATGATTTTCACATAGACCCAGAAACTGGCAGAAAAGTACGTCATAAGAAAGGTGAGCTAAAGCTAAACGAAGAGGGAACTTATTACTATGAAAAGCTTGGAAATAGGGAGCCTTATGGTAGACAGTTGTTATCTCCATTTGATATTCTTACTACCGATGGCTCTAAGGCTAATAAGTATGACTTCTTTGATTCCGATAGCTTAGATAAGAGTGTGTTTGGAACTATAATGAAGAACACATTTAAGATTGCTCCAATGTTTGTACCTTATGTTGGTCCAGTATATATTGGATTAGGTATAGCCAATGAATTAGCAAAAGTATTACCCATTATATATAAAACTACCTTTGGATTGGCAGGAGCATCTACTGATTGGACTAATAAGCTAGAGGGCTTTGCTTATTCAATGAATGGGGGAGTTTCTGAGTATGCTCAACAACATCCCTGGGCAGCTGAGAATATTCTTAATATGGTAGGTGATGTAGCTAAGCAGCTATATGAACAAAGGTGGATATTCACTAATGCCCCAAGATTATTTAAATCTTATGGTATATCAGCCAAAGGCGGAAAACCATCTGAACTAGACCAACAAATTGCTAAGTTAGCTGAAGAATATACTAACACAGCTGTTAAGGATTTGCCTAAAGTATTAAAGTCCTTAGAAGCCACAGGTAGCCTTGAGGTTATACAAAAAGAGGCTCTTGCTAGAGCAACTATATGGGGTCAGAACTATATGAAAAGCTATGAAACTTGGGGAAAGCATTTGTCCAGACTTTATATGACTGGCACTGCATCCTACAATGCTTTTAGTGACGCTAAGCAAGAGGGGGCAACTGACGAACAAGCAGCTGCAGTATTCTGGGGATATATGGCTGGAATGTATGCTTTAATGTCTACTGATATTGGAGAACACGTACTTCCTGAGCTTAGGATGGATAAGGCTAAAATCAGAGACCTTATTAGTAAGGTTAGTGAAGAAGCTAAGGGTACTATTTCCTCGAATGCTGTTAAAGCAGAATCAAAAGAGTTAAGTAAAAACATCTTTGCCAAACTCTTTAATGGTGCCAAATCTATTGCCCAAAGTAATTATAAAGCTATAGCTGATGGTTCAACTTCTATCATGTCCAATGCTTTAGCTGAAGGTGTGGAAGAAGTATCAGAAGAGGTATTGTATGACCTTACTAAGGCTACATTCAATGCAATTTCTTACTTTACTGGTAATGAGAAGAGACTGTCGGCATTTAATGATATGACTTCTCGCTATGGTATGTCATTCTTTGGAGGTGCTATTGGTGGAGGTATATTCCAAGGTATCAACGATATAAAGATTAGAAAGTCATATGACTCTAGTAATATGCAAGCTAACCAAGAACTTATCTATCTGATTAGACAGGGTCGTGGAGAGGAAATCTACAAGGCTCTAGAAGATATGAAGAAAAAAGGAATTCTTGGAGACAGAAATTTGTCTGCTACTAAGGTTGATAAGGATGCTAATGGTAATTATCTATTCCAACAAGGCACTGATAAGGATAATCAAAATGATGCTATATACAGTCTGATGAAGGACTATGTAAGTAACATAGAGCAGGTGTTATCAACTGAGGGTATGAAGTTATCTGATGCTACCATACTAGATAAGCAAATGCTGTCCGAACTGAGGTATCAAGAGCTATTTAAGAATGCCCCGTCAACTGGTAAAATCTTACAAGACTTTAATAACCTATCTGATGAGTTCTTAAAAACACATTCTGCCATTGATGAACTAAATGCTGAGTTTAGTGATGAGAATGGAAAGAAAAGCAAAACTTATGCAGATAAGTTAGCCCTACTAGAGCAAAAGCTCGATGACCTTAGAAAGGAGCAATATGAGTTCCTACATACTGGTAAGAGGGGTAAATATCTTGGAATGATGATGTTTTCTGCTAATCCTGTGATTAGTAAGCCATTCATTGATATGAACTTTAGAATGTATGCAGAATCAAAGTATAACAAGAACTTTGAGGACATATCAGAGGATGATATAGCTAAGGCAAAATCAGACTACAGTGATTATTTAGAATATGATGCCAATAAGAAGTTAGACATAGCCTACGATGTTTTTAGAAATATGAATGAGAAATTGTCTCCCATATTTCAAGAGACTAGTGAATTAGGCTATAAACAATATGCTCAGCTAAAGAAAAACTTCTACAATACGCCATTTGGTTTAACCAGAGAAGATGGTGGTATTACTCCTATAACTATGGGAGGTATCATAGATGAAATGTTCGGTAATTCTAACTCAACTGATGAGGAAATTATTGAAAAGGCTGAGAACTTAAAGAAGGAGAAAACTAGTCCTCTTAGCGAAGTACATAGACTTCTGAGTTATGCAGTTACTACTCCTGAGGGTACTGTGACAACCAATAGTGCTATGCTATTGAGGCAATTGAATCAAGCTGCCGATTTGTTCATGGTTAATGGATATATTGACAAGGAAGTTGCCGATGCCATGAGGAAGATAGCTGACCAAACTGTGTCAGTTAATAAAGAAATCTATGGAGGAGCACTAGATACTGCTTATGAAACTATTAGTGATGAGGTTGGAGATGCAGTTAGGTCATGGATGTCCCAAGATTTAACTATAGCCAACATTAAAGAGAAAACTCAGGAATTGGTCGAGACATTAAGAGCATTCGAAGGTCTTGATGACATACAAGAAAGAATGTTAAATGACATTATCGATGAAATAAAGACTCAAAGTAATGCCACTTTGACTCAAAATCTTCCAATCCTTAATGACGCTAATGCCCTTCTTAAAAAGTTAGATAGTGCTAAAACTAACCCACTATATGATGTTCTATCTAAGATAGGCATCAATGTAATAGGAAAGAAAACCAATGTATTTGACCTATTACAGGATTTAGAGCAGCAATTTAATGAAACACACATATCTGATTTTGCATTAGATAATAAGCTAAAGCAAGAGCAGATAAAAGATGCTAGAAAGATTATATCTGCTGCTAGGTCTATTATATATGCTTCTCAATTTGATAACCTAGATGCATCTAATCCATTTGGATTTAATGTAACCTTAAAGGAGTTCTATCAAGCTAATAAGATTGAAGAAGCTCCTGAATTAGGCTTGATTGATTCTGAGATTGCTACTATAATGAATCGTGACCTTGACAGAATTGAAAGTAAACTAGACTTTATAGAAAGGCTGTCTAACCTTAATAAGGAATCTCAATTAAAGGAGCAAAGGCGAACTTCTATAAATATGAACTATCTATTCTATGACGTAGTAGGAAATGAGAATAGTTTCCTATATACTAAAATGGTTGATGGGCAACCTCAATTAAAGGGAATAGATGGAGAAGTATTGTTAAATGACAAAGTAAGGGAGGCTATTAATAATGCTACTACTCTAAGGCAATACTCAGAAGACCAAGATAGGAGTCTTGATGTATCTGATGAGGATTATATAGCAATGGAGAAGGAAAGAGTAGCTATTGAAGATGCTCTTTATGATAGATTCCAGGAAATATCACATGGTAAAGACCAAGTAGAAGCTATAAAATCTATTATATTTGATGGTGGGCTGTCTATCAAGAATATCGCAGAAGGAAGCGAAGGCATTAGGTCAATTACTAAGTCTCTTAGTGAATCTGAGAAATTGGCATATGCAAGTGGTATCTTAGGTGTAAAGAGTTCGGACTTCTTATCACAGTATTATACTGTCATTAAGAGCGATACATCTAAGTTAGCACCTATAGCAACACAAGAATTTGCGGTTAGGGTTGCATACACACTTGCTTCTAATAGGGGATTTATTAATAATGTACTTAAGGCTGCTGACATCTTTAATATACTGGATAAAACTCAACTATTAAACACAGTATTTATTGAGGGAGTTCCTGGTGCTGGTAAAACTAAAGCAGTTGCTAAGATAGTTTATCAGATGCTCAAGGCTGTTGACCCTAATATTAAAACCTGGACAGTTGGTCCTCGCCAAAAGCAAAGTGATAATTTAGCTAACGCGTTGGGTGCTGAGAATAACACAGCATTTACTAAGGAAGCATTATACACTAAGCTAGGTGTATCTTCCGAATATGTGAATGATTCATCTAATATACGTGTTATAGTATCTCCGTCTGGGGTTAAACATATTGAAATAGCTGGCTTGGATGAGAGGGAATATACTAAGGATGATTTACCATCCGTAATGTTTGTAGATGAAGCTACCCACTTTACTAATGGAGAATTACAAGTAATCGCTGACTTCGCTGCAAAAAATAACGTAGCAGTAATTATGCTTGGAGACACTGAGCAGAGTGGAAAGAATCAGCTGTGGCACATTACTGACGAAGGTAAAGACATTCCAGTATACAACTCATTTGCAACTACTTTCTGTATATTTTCTCCTAAGTTGACCGTATCAATGAGAGCTTCTAATACTAATAAGAGAGATAATCTTAATAATATTAGAGCTTTAATGGAGCCTTTAAGAGCCACTAACACTAATCTATCTATTAGTGAGAAGTGGGCTTTCATAAGGGACAACATGGAGATAAAATATACTCAGGACAATTCTGGAATACATGGAGAAAAGTTATCTTCAACTCTAGATTCTAATGATTTAGACCTAATGCTTTCAACTCTTGGTGAGGGTGAAACAATAGGATATATCTACGATAACACTGAATCAGAAACTTATAAACTATTGAACTCACTTCCATCTGAGAAGAAGAGTAAAATAGAGTTCCTTACTGAAGATTCTGCTCAGGGTGATGAAGCTAAATATTTTATCGTTGATGTAGACTGGAGTAAGAAGAGAGCTGTAAATTCAGAATCAGCTGAGGCAAGTATTGAAGCAGCTAACTTTGTTAAGAGTTTATATACTATTGCAACTCGTTCTGAAGAGGGTACAATTATTATTGATAACCATCTATCAGAAATAGCTGGAGAAAATGTATTTGTTGAAAGTGATTATAACGCCCCAACTTCATATACTGATGAGTCTCTTGTAGACTATAAAGAAAAGAGGTTAAGAGCATTAGAGGAGATTCTTAAGGGATATACTCCTTCAAACCCTTCTATTGCTCCTGTAGTTCCAGATGGCAAACCTGCTACTGATGAACCTACGGTAGTACCTAAATTAAGAGAAGGTACTTGGATTCAAATGACAGATGGCTCTAAGTGGAGGGTAATGTCTATTAAGGATGATAAATATGTTATAGCTAACGCAGATAAAACTGAATATAACGAAATTCCTATAGAGCAAATTGATACTGTACTTGGCACATCCGTGCAGCTAACAACTGAACCTACTAAGCCTTCAATTCTACCACAAGGTGGTAAAAGACCTGACCTGCAACAAGCCTTAGTTGATGAGGCTCAAGCAAGTGAAGATGGTACTGAAAGTGAATTAGAAAACCAGAAGAAAGCTCAGTGGTATGCTAAGGACGACCCAGGGTTTAAAGTGTATACTTTTGCTGGATATAGGTCTGGTGTAGAGTTGGAAAGAACCTCACGAGGTACTATAGCTGTAGACAGTGACAATAATGTAACTATTACCAGTGCAGGTAGAAAGTACAGAAATAGTAATACTGGACAGCTAGAGGAAGAGGTGAGAGGTGATTTACAAGCTCTATTAGATTTACAAACATTTATGGGTGGTTCTGTTAAGATTCCATTTAATACTTATGATACTGCTGCTACATTGCTTGCAGATATTAGAAGTGCTGTAATGTTTGCGAAAACTAATGGTGCTGCTCTTTCTAATGTTAAAAGGTTGGTGAGAGAATTTCCTAGTTCAGAAGGATTGGCATTGGCTACTACTGGAGAACTGCAAGTTAAATATATTAACTCATTCTCTCCTCGCACTGACCTAACCATCGAAATGGGAGATAAAACTACTCCTAATAGGAAATTAGTAGTATATACTCTTAAGGATAGGAGTGGTGCACCAATGGCTGAATTCACTATTGGGGTTCTTCCAGGAGAATTTACCCTTAATAACTGGGTTCAGAACTACGTTGGAACTGATAAGGATATTAAATCTAAATGGCAAAGGTTAAGTCAGTTATTAGCAAAAGGTAATACTGTAGCTAAGAATGCTGGACGTACCGTATATATCCCATTAGGTACTGACTTTGCATTGGGACCTAATATCATTTCTAATACTAAGATTAGTAAGGTTGACTCTAATGGTAGGGCTTACGTAGATGGAGCTACCCTTAAAATTGTTCCATTTAGTGAGTTTAGAAATGCAAAATCAAGAATAGTATCTGACACATATATTATGACTAATGTTGGTGTTGATAACGATTTCTATGATAAGTCATTGTCTGGTAAAGCGGTGGCATTTGTAACTACTAAGAAGGACTTTACATATAAGGGAATTAAAGCATCAAATGACCCTAACATCTTAGCTGAGGCATGGATGGAAACAAGGGGCAGCAAAGATGCTGATAAGTTGGACGAAGTGGTTAAAGTTGTTAAACTTAACCCAATCGGAGTTAATTTTGAGGAGTATATTAATGGAGTTAGTGCTTTCAGAAGAGAGTTAGCTAATAAGACTGGCAACGCAAAGATGTTTAGTCCTCCAGGAAATAAATATACTGCTGCTCGTATCTTTATGAATCTACTACAATTTGACTTAGATTTAAAGAGTGCTTTAGTGACTGGTCAAACAGTTCATGGAGTGTCTGTCGTTGAAGGGGATAGGTTTAGATACGGTGACGGAAAGGTACAAATACCAAGTAGTAGAGCTATAGAGCTAATCAGTAATCTAGATTCAATGATGGCTTCTGCTGTTAATAGAATCTATGGTAAAGATGATGCTGAAAAATTATCTACTTCTAACGTGGAATGGGGATTGACTGGAGAAGTTACCCAAGAAGCAATAGATAGATTAAACAATGCTGTACTTACAAGGTTTAGTGACTATCTAGAGAATTTGAAGAGCTATAAGGATGGGGAAATTTTAGCTGACTTTGCTGAGTCCTACTCGTTTACGTTAGCTAAGCTATTCCACAACTACTTTACAGAATTTAGAATGGACTCTAAGAGTTATTCTTTAAGGACTGATGCTAAGTCTCAAAATCTGCTAAGGACAGTAACTAAGGTTCTTCAAAATTATGAGCAAAGCTCTTTTAAAGAGGGTATTTACTATACTCCTGTTTATAAGGGTAGTGCTGAAGGTGGTGGTATGGCTACTGCAATGGCATATCCAGCCATCAATATGATTAACAACTTTACAGTAGATGTAGAAGCACAAACCCCTGATTTTGTAATCACTGGTGAGGCTCTACAAAGGCTTGCAAATGGCATCGAACAATATATGTCTAGTAAACCAACTCTAAGACCTGTAGAACATGATTATACTATGGATAATGTTAAGGCTGTTTTAGCAGCTAAAGCTAAGTTCGAGTATGATGAAGAGTTCAAGAGTGCCTTCGAGATGGCTGCTGACATAGTTGCTAAGTCATTGCCAACAAATAAACCAGTTCTGGACAAGGATATTGCAAACTCAATATACACTACTCTTAAGAAAATAGTGGCTAGTAGGGAAAAGGGACTAGTAGACCCAAATACTGAAGGTTTTATTCTTAATGTAGTGGGAGGTTTCAATCAACAAGGTGTTTTCAACCTAAGATTCAATACACTTGGAGGAGTACTGCGTGAATTACTTAATCAGCCAGTAACCAACATTAGTGTTGATGGAAGTGAGGGTAGTGCTTTGTATTCTGGAAAATTTGAGGTAAATTTGCAACCATATCAGTGGACAATGGACAGTAACGGTAAGATTACTTACAGCGAAATCCAAAATCCAGCTACTGATGAAAGTCAAAAGTCTGAAAGTTTAGCTAAACTTGAAGCTGAGGCACAAAAGTTGGAGACTAAAAAGGAGAAGATACTTAATGAATTAGTTCAAGGCTTGAATGAGAAGTTAGTTCCGAAGGTAAAAGAAAGTATAAGTATATTACTTTCAGAAAACTTAGGAACTGATGAATACACTAAAGCTCAAACTATTATATCTAGAGCGTTTTCTAGGGCTCCTGCTAACTTGAAAGTGGAATGGGATACTTTGTTGAACGATTATATCAACAACAGAGATGCCATGAAAAATATTTTAGGAACTTGTAATTTATAAAGAATTATGCGTTGTATTATTACAAACGAAGACAAAAGATTTATCGTCGATTCACTTGACAATGTGATGAATGACACCGAGTTACTAACTCTTGAATCTAAGTTAAAAACCCTGGGGGAAGACCTTTCCTCCAGGTTTATCTTAGATGATGACCGTTCTGTTGGTGCTCTAACAGACATTATTAATGAATGGATTCCTGCCGCAAGAGAAGCTGCAGAGCTATTCGAAGATGATGTTCAGTTAGCTCTGCTGAATGAGTTTGAAGAGACAAAGGATGTACGTGTCGCTGACCTTAGAAAGGCTAAAGTTGCTCCAGCTAATAAAGCTGCTTCCAACTTTAAAATGGACATTAAAGAAGATTCTCTTATTGAATATCAAGAGAAGATTACTTCTTCAACTATCAACAACTTGTATAGAAGTGCACAACAACCTAGAAATTTAATGCAGGATGAGTTAAGACGTAGTGTAATATCTTCATTCCTCGTAGATTTCAAGGAAGGGCGGATTGTTAGAAGTTCTCAGGAGTTTAATAAGAACCTAGCCTCTCTGTTCAATAGATTACTAGCTAACTTAAAGATATATGCAGAAGAAATTGAAGTCGATTTTGACAGAGGGCTTCTGCTATATGACGAAGATGGTAAATATACTGGACAGTTCTCAGTTGTGCAGAAATTAGCTGATACTCTGTTTGAAGGTAAGTTTAATGCTACATACCTTAATCATCTATATGCTACAAGAACTAGTAGTTTTAGAAGTTCTAAGGCATTAAAGGCATATAACTCCTATGTGATTTTGAATAACTTTGATGTACTATTGAAGTTCTTACTTGGTAAGACTGTAACGATAGACCAAAGATATACAGAATCTTTCACTGATGTTACTAATGAGAAGTATAAATTATTAGACAACTCTAATCTGGTAAAGACATGGAGAAGCTCTGATGATGTAGATGCTTTAACGGAAATGGGTAACATTACTAAGGTTCTTATAGAACAGACTCCACTATTGCATTATCCCTCTGGGGAGAATAGATTTAATAGTTATGTTGAGGTTAAGGATTTCGCTTATGTATTTAATAAGTTAAAAGAATTGCCAATTTTCTCTGAACTTGCTACTAAAATTAGGTTAGCCCCTAATAAGTTTGTTCCAGAATTGTTGAATGCAGCTCTTAAAACTAATACAAGAGGAATGACTGCCCATGACAAAGACATTATATTCTCTATACAAAGACGATTCTATAAGAATAACTTTGACCCTTATGGTGATGCTGAGTATTCCCTAACTGAAATTATCAATAAGGAATATAGTGAGGGTCAGGATGGGGTTCTTGCTCAAAATCTAGTGGACTATGTATCTGGAATGATTGATAAGACTGTACCTACCAATTACATTGGTTATGCTCCTTCTGATACTGGCAATATAGAGTTGTTTAATGTGAAGAACAACAATCTTAATAGCCATAAAAGAGTTATAGAAAATGGTATTAATAACGTCAATAATACCCTATCCGTAGAGTATAGAAATGACTTGCTAGATAAGTACCTAGTTGAAAGAACTGGAGCTAAACTCACTATTCAAATTCCTGGTTATACAACTAAGAATGGAGAACGCTTATATATTGTTCATTCTAACACTAGTAATGATATTCCACAGGTATTTGCTGTAGACTCTCGTAAAAATCAAACTCCTCTCTCAGTAAATGAGATGACTAGAATGATTGCCGAGGGTGATACTGACCTTGTAAAGGCTTTAGTAGAGTTTTTGGATGATACTATTTATCAGTCGCTGGACTTACAGCCCGAAATACTTGATGCCTTTAGAGAAACCACTAGAGTTTCGTCTGATGTACTTGCTATAATGAATTTAGCCTCTTTAGGTGGACGTTCTTTAATGCGTAATCAGATAGAAAAGGAATTAGCTGATGGCACTCTAGATAAAGCATCTGTAAGTAGTTGTTTCCCCGAAGCCTATAGTAAGGATGCTGTACTGTTTGATAAGAAAACAGGTTCACTAAAGACTGTACTACCAGACCAGGCACATATTGTGAGGGATTTGGCTAGAGCACGTATGTTGGTTAATGGAGAGGCAGCCAAGAGTAATTCTCGTGATTTATCTGGTAACTCAATATCTAACAATGGCTTGACCAATCTTATCAATACAGCTAAAGTAAACTGGCTTGAAGCTCGGCACTTAGCAGCTTATGGTCATAATGTTGCATCTCTTGGAAGTATCTTTGTTCAAAATCCAAACTTAATCTTTGGTACTACTGTAAAGAAAGAGGCACAAAGTAAGGATAGGTCTACTACTAAAAGTAGTTCTAAATTTTCCCCCTCTGAAATTGCACATAGTTCAATACTATACGACTTTTGGTCTGGATTATTGAATAGAGATGGTGACATGGCAGGTAAGTTCTACATTCAACCTACTGTATATTCAGATAAATCAAGACATTATTTGATTGGAATTGATGGTATGCAAATACTAACTCCAACATTTGATGTTACAACTGGAGGTAACGTAGGAGGTAAGAGAATCATTGAGTCTACGGCTAAAGACATTAGAAATGTTCACTATGCTTCTATGGCTAAGATGTACAAAACAATGAGGACTAATCTGTTAGCCGATTACCAGCAAACACTCAGTTCTGTATTACCAGAACTTGGGATTCCCAATATCTCAACTTTTGGTGATGTAGAGAGAGTATTTAATGCTATAAACGCTAAGTACAAATTAAGGAGCAATGTAGAATTTGCAAGGTCTAAGGGCATTGCTGTTAGTCCAGAAGACGAGCAGGGATATGCTGAATTTATGCAAAGTAGATTTGCTCTTGCAGAAACTCCTCAAGATTTGTATATGCAGCTGGCTAAAGAGAACAATACAACTGTCATTGACCAAATTCACTTCTCTGGAAAGAACAGCCTTGAAGTTAATAAGCTGTTAAAGCACTACTTCGAAATGTTTCTTGATGATGCTAAGACTAGAAGTATTTATAATGCTAAGGTTCTTAGAGAGAAGAAGAAGTTTGCGAGAGACCTTCTCAATAATAACAAATTCTTCCTGTATGATAAGAGAGGTGAAATTGACCCTGTATTGAATAAGTTTATTCACGGTAGTAGCAAGGAGGAGTCTTATAGTATATGGGCTGGTCCAGACTATGAGTCAAAATGGGTAGACCCAGATACAGCTGAGTTAATTATAGCTAAATTAGTTGATAAGAGTGGTAAAGAGACCAGGCTTACTAAGAACTCTTTATTCAATCCTAAGGATTCTCAAGGTTTAATCCTTAATCCTTTATTTGATATGTTCTTTGAAGTTGATAATCTTATCTCAAGTAATTTCTTAACTTCTACTGTTGGTGGACCTTATGGTCATCCATTTAAAGGTAGAACAGACCCTGGTGCTGATGAAGTTACCAAGATTGAACAAGAAGAAGCTGCTCGTACATTGGCTCAGTTTAAGCGTATGGTTATTTACCCTGCAACTATGCATAATTATGTGCAGAACCAATTTAATGGTATCCCGCCTGAATATAATATAGCAACTATTAGAGATATGTCTGCACAAGCATACAATTTCTCTGGAGTAACATCTAAGGTTGATGTTCAGGATGGTAGTGGTTGGGCGAATCCATTCATAGCTATACTTGAAAATTACTCTTTAAATGATGCTAAGGCTGGTGAGGATAAGAAGCCTATTGGACATAGCATGAATCCTATGTACTTATCTGAGTTGGAGCTGAAGTATGCTTTGATGGATATTTATGATGAGCGTGTTAGAGATTCTGGAAAACCTGATAATACTGGCTTAAGGTGGAAAAATATACTAAAGAAAATGACAGATAGGCAGTGGGATATTCCTGTTGATTTAACTGTTGCTTTCAATGGTGAAAAAGTCAATATAGTCAAGAACATTCAGAATCCTTATTATAGAGATATAGTTTCTGGTCGATTCTATAAGATTGTAGATATGGAAAAGACTGGAGATAATCTTTATAAGGTATGGCAGGTTCGTGTAAATAACATGGGTGAACCGATTGGTGAACGTGAGCTAAAAGGTGGTACAGATATTCTCATTGATACTAACTACAAGCTGTGGGAAGCCTTTGGTGGAGAATGGTCTTGTAACTTAACTGATTTAGGATTGTTTGAAGGTAATTCTTCTATTGAAGCTGTTGCCTGGTATATGAATAATATCGGTGTAGTAAGAAGTCGAGAGAACTCTGAGAGGTATGGAACTGACTTTAAACAGGAACTCTATACATTTGGAGAGGATTATGAGGAACTGCCATCAGACAGTGAAATACTAAATCCTGACGGCTCATTTACTAACTTTGCTAGTCTATCTCAGATTGAGATATATCAGCCTTTAAAGCATTCTGATATTCATTACCTAGTTAATACCAGTGGTGCTAAGTGTGGTGCAACTAACATTAATCCAACTAGTTCTTGGTTTAACGATGTTCCTCTAAGGAGCTTTAAGATGTCTACAAGGCACTTAGGTATTCAAATGGATGCTGACCATCATGCTGACGATTCAGAGCTAACTGAAATGTCTCAGGTAATCCTTTCACTGGAAGCTAATGGGTATACCCATCATATTGCTAAGGAGGCATATCATGATTTAGGTTCTATTGTATATTCTACAATGAAACGAGAGATTGATGCTGTTTCTGAGTATTATAAGATGGGAGATTCAAGAGACATCTACAATATTGTGGGTAAAGCTTTCTTGAAGTCATTTGATGATAGCTCAAGTAACAAGGCTAGCTTAGCTCAAGCTATTGTCTATAATATGAAGAAAGAACTCAGTAAGTATCTAAAGATTTCTGAAGCTGATGTAAAACTTCCATTTAGTGACAATAATATATTAGGTGCAGCTATCTCTAATGTTACTTCTACTATCAATAAGAATGCTATCAAGAGAAAATATCCTGGTATTGCATCTGTGTTGATTCCCTCTCATGGTGCTATCCAAGTCTATAACATAGATGGGGTTGATTATACATATGGTCAAACTCAACTATCTAAGGTAGATTTCAATCATCAGTTCAATATGCAACCGACGATTCCAATCAACAGCATTAGATTTGGTGAGAGCTATGTTGTGGTAGAAGGTACTCAAGGCTATCCAGTAGATGCTAATGGTGTAGTTCCAGAAGGTTCCGTAATGTGGGATGGGGATATGCAACATGAGGCTCAATTTAACCTTAATGTACCTGGAGTTCAACACATTACTGTTGATACAATAGAGAAGTATCGAGAGCTAAGGGATGATACGTCAGGTAGATTGGTAAGAAGAAACCCTTATAAAGGTCGTGATTTACAGCCCTCTCGTACCTTATTTAAGGTTGGAGGTAAAGAATATAGTATATTTGACTCTGATTCAGTCAGGTCAAGGTATGTTGTAGAGAAAGCCTTTGGTAATATGACTAATGCTATTAAGGACAGAAATGCCGACAAGGCTTTAGAAGCACTAAAAGCATTAATGGAATCTAAGGACTTCAGAGTTCCTAGTGACCTAGCTAGTCAGAAATTAGAGAAACTAAGTAACAAGTTAGCGGCTAAAGACCTGTGGAGAGTTGATAATCTTATTGATGATATTAAGAACCTGTATAGGGATGATGTTATTAATACGTTTAAGAGACTGTCTTCCGAGGGGGTTATTACTATTGACAATGAAACCAAAACCATAGACCCAGAGTCTTTAGAAATTAAAGAGGCTGAGCTAATACTACCTAAAATCTATGCTACTAGATTCGGATTGAGAAGAGGTGACTCTCTTAATGACATTATGAAGAATAAGGATTTCTTCTATGACAGAATCTCCAAAGCATGGGAAACTAAGAATGATAAGTATGATATTGCCCTGAAAAGGACTAATGGAAATCATACTTACATTATTTTAAAGAGTGGTGGTAATGCTAAGGTTGTAGATGGATTACAGAAAGTCAATGTAAATACTATCATTGAAGATGGAGAAACAACTCTACGAGTTAATAATAAGGGTGAAATTGAGGGACCTTTAAATGATGCAGAGGTTTACGTTGATTCTAGAGGTAATGAAATTATCTTTACTGACAATGTTAAACAGTTCCTGGAAGAGCAGTATGATGACTATGACGATGTAGAATTAAATCCTCGATTAAAGGAAGATGCGCTAAACACTGCCTTTGAGGTAGTTAAGGGCATTGACCATAAACTTACTGAGCAGTATAAGGAAATAGCCTTACGTATGGAAAATAACCAGGCTGTTACACTTAAGCTTTCTCTACAAGAGAATCAGAAGAAAATGGAGGGTAAGCTACGTTTCAGTGCTAGAGAGAAAAGAAGCTCATTCTTGAAATCTCTTGAGTTTATTGCGGCTCGTATTCCAGCACAATCTATGCAGTCATTCATGCCTATGAAGGTTGTTGCATTCTCTGAGTCTGAGAAGAATATAGCCTATGTTTCACATTGGCAAATATGGTTGCAAGGTTCTGACTTTGATATTGATAAGGTTTATCTAATGGGTTCTGAGTTTTCAGACAATGGTAAGTATATTGGATGGTCTCCTTACTTTAATCTGTATTCAGATGAAGCAAGAAAGGCTTCTGAGTTGTTACCTATGCCAAGTGGTAAGGAATATCAGGTATTTTACCCAGATGTTAAACCTGACGATGCCTTTGATATTACTCCTTTGGTTAAGAATGTTAATATAGCTAATAGCATGAAACTTGGAAGAAATTCTAAGCAGTTCATCTTAGCATTGGCTGATTTACTAAAGGGAATTAGGGATAGCGGTTATACCAAATTATGGTTAGACCCCAAGAGTGTAATAGAGAAGGATTGGCTAAACTTAGATACTGTAGAGGGTAGAATTAATAAGCATTCTCTATATTTGTCTAAGATTAAGTCAGCTGATAGGATTATATCTATGATGAAGAATTCAGTTTCATCTAAGATTTATCGTATTATCAATGACCCAGCCAATATGGTTTCAGCATACTCTCCTATTGAGATGAATGAACCACAAGCTGCAGCAGCTTTATCTGAATCAGGTAGAGAGGCTAAAGAATATACTCTTGGTAATCCATATGTCAAGTACAATATGCAGTACCAGAATATGACTGGTAAGGACGTTATTGGTATTGCAGCTGTAGGTGAAAAGGTCTTCTTTGCACTATCTTACTATTACAATGAAGCTGTTAGAAGCGGAGACAGAGAATGGCAAGAAAACGCATTCTTTAGAAGGTCCTTTAATCTAGTTAAGTCAAGGGATGGTAAGAAGTATCTACCGTTAGTAAGAAATATTATTACTAACGTAAACTTTGACGGAGTTGATACTTCTAATGTACTTTGGAACCCTCTAATCGAAAGACAGACTGGAGTTAGTATTGAGGATGCTGGAACTAAGTATTCTGAGGAAGAACTAGCATACATCCATGAGCAGTTAATGAATCAGCTTGGCAGTCAGAAAGATGCTTCATTAGTTATTTCAGCCTTGCTATCAGCAGCAACTGATAATGCTAAGGAGCTAATCTTAGCTAAGATTAATTCTGGTTCAGACTTAGCATTAGTATATCTATACTCAATTATGCTAGGTATTGACTTTAAGGATATAGCTAGTCTTATGACTTCTAACACTGTCCAAACCATTGCTAAGCTAAATAAGACTAATATTTTTGACGAGTATAACCAAAGTTCAACTATTGATAACGTATTTAATAAGTTGGAAAATGGGTTACAAATCAAGAATTACTTACCCAAATTTGAAGGTCTTAATGAGGCTATTGCAAAGGTTTACCCAGCAGCTAAGGATAAGGCTACTCAAGATGCTCTAACCGAAATATTCCAACAGGAAAATGCCACTGACTTGATTAAGAGGTTAAGAGAGGCATTCAAGGAAACAGACATCTACAAGAACAATGGCTATCCTAAATTTAACCTGATGAGATTTATGAATGATTTTGAGGAGTTATCTGTAATGTCAAGTGCTATCTTTAAGAATGACTTGAGCAAGACAGAATATTATACCTTTAAGAGAATTTATAAGTTAGCTCAGGAGATTAAACAGCTAGGTTCTATCTTAGGAGCTAACCAGGGTTTACAAACTAATATGTTTGATAAGTTTGGTTATCTTGACAGAATTGAGCAGGCTGTAAAGGATAGAGTTGCTGAGTATATGACTGGTTTTGGCGAAGGTAGAGACATTAGTGCTTTTGAAATTCTAAAGGATAAACCTTATTTAGCTCAACTACATGGTGGTAAGGAAGGTGCTCAAACGTATGTAAACAGTATTGTTAGTGCTGCTAAGACAGCTGGAATGGTCACTGACTTTAATACATTAAGATTCCTTAATGATGATAACTATAGAAGATTAGCGGTGTCTTTCTATAATCTGATTAAGGGAACTATAAATGTGTTAGATGTTATTACTAGGGTTCCGCACTTTAGAGCTACTATAGACATGGCTGCTACAGACTTTGGAATCTTTGAAGCCATTAGTGCCAAGTTTACTAGTGTGTATAACATGTCTAAGTATCTTATCAAGGATGTTTATAAAGTTAGTTCAGCTAGAGACAGAGACTTTATATACAGAAATGTTGGAAACTTCTTAGATAGTGTAATATATACTAAGTGGTTCAAGGATAGAGGAAAAACCTTTACCATAACTGAGGGGGACAAGTACTACGACAAAGAAGGCGAGTTACATTCCGCTACAGGAAACGAGGTTATAAATTTAGGTACTGGGCATGGTCAAGCAACCTTTAAGTGGTGGTTTGAAAACACCGTAGTTCCAAGTCTTAAAAGAGGTCTTCAGGAAAAGGGAGGAGAGAGAAAATTATCACTTGCTAGAAACAAGTTCATTAGCTCTCTTCAGTTATCTATTTCAGATAGAACTCTAACTCGTGATATCAGTTATGCGTATGCATTACCTATCAATATGTCTAGCATCAACTCTGTTAATGAAATGAATAACTATGTAGAATATTTAACTCACTTTGATGAGTTGGATAAGTACACATTTAATGGAACACCAGTTTCTGAGTTATTCTTCTATTATAACATGATTGTAAATAAGAATAGGTATGGTCAGACATCTATGACAAGATTGTTTGAACATTATGTTGGTGAAAAACAGAACTCAGTTGTACAAGATTATTTCAAGTATATTGGAGACATGGACTATAACAAACTGTTAAGTGGTTCAGATTACTCTACTAAAGACTTGATAATGGCTTGTGCAATGGTGGTTAGTGGAGATGCTCTCAGCAAGAAATATCCTTTCATTAAAGTGTTTAATCCAGCACTTCAGACTTATGACATATTTAGGTATAATGGAGGTGGATTCAACAATAGTGTAGAACTTACTGAAGCTGAGCAAGATGCTAGGGACGATGATAGAGAAGGTCTCGCCATTAGTGATTATAAACCTGTTATATTCCCTAATCAAAAAGAACTTCTGAATTATTTCACTTGGCTGCCTATGGAATACGCTAAAGAACTAGATAAAGAACCACTGGAAGATAAACTGTTAAAGCTAATAAATCAAAACAGAGCAGTTGTAAAGTATGAGTGCTAAAAACTGTACTTCCACATTGATAATTGGGGGGCTGGAATTTAAAGTCCAGTCCCCCGACATCAATGGGAATCCTCCTATTAAGGATATTATAAAGAATATAATTGAGAAGCATGGTTCCGAAATTTCTAAGGCACTATCAAGTGATAGAGGTGCATATGAGGTATTAAACATCAATGACATATCTCATGTAAGGGGCAATGCTACATTTAAAGATATTACTAAACACCTAAATACATTAGGTAGACAGTACATACCAACAAGAGATAGCTTAAGGATATTAATATCTAAATTAAATAAAGTTGTTCCAGAGTCAGAGCAAAATATCCTTTGGGTTTCTTCACCCATTACACTAAATGACGTGAAAGTTCCAGACGTTAATGTTGGACCTAACGGAGATTTAGTAATTATAGACTCCAATAACCTTAATAAAATATATAACACGTTAAGGGAATATTTCTATGCTAAAACTATTAATACTCCAGAAAAAATCAATCAAATCTTATCATTCATTGGGAGTATTGGTAAGGCTACAGATAAAATGAAATTAAAGTCTGATGTGTGGATAGCTAATCTTCAGTCAAAGTTCACTGAAATGAGAAAGAATCCAGCAACAGCATTACATTACATTGTTAGTGATGATGTAATAAACGAACTTATTGACCTTTCAGGGAGTAGGTCAGAACTCAATTCCCTGTTAAGAACTTTATCCGATATTCATTTAGAAGCAGGAAAAAGTAAACAATGGTGGTTAAAATGGGACGGTAACTCTGGGACTTATACAAATAGGTTCGGACAACAGTTTAGATTCAACTTTAAGGAGATGGATTCAACTATTTCCGAGTATCTAAAAGAAAAGGGTATAGAGGCAGGTGATGACGAAATTAGAGCTACTAAAGCAGTCCTACTAAGTGGTGTATCTCAAGGACACCCACTATCAGAGAACGAGATTTATGATTTATGGGATGAATTTACTAGAAAAGGTTGTGAATAATGGCTTGTATTAATCATAATGATATAACGTATAAAACACTTCTTGAACTTTCTGGACTAACACAGTTAGAGCTTGATGCAAAAGTAAGAAAGACTTTGGAAACTACAGGAGAATATCCATTTATTGAACAGATAGTATCAAGCGACACTATACCAGCACTAGTAAAGAAGTACAATCTAACTAAATCAGGAGACCGCTATGTTGCTAAAGACTCTGATTTAGATGGGATAGATGCCCCCTATTTAAATAGCATCTATAGAGATTTAGAAATAACTATTACCCCCCTATTTGATGGAGAATCACTAATAGATATTAAAAAAAGGGCTACTATAAACAGAGACTTAGAGATAAGTGAAGATTATGTTGGTCCTTACACTAAGTATAATGATAATATTTTTCCACAGCCCATACAGGTAATTAACGGTAACTATATCTATCAATACGAGGGAAATTACTATATAGCTAAACATAAGGTAGGCAGTTTCAGTGAATTAAGTAATTTACCTAAGACTAAGAACCTAAAGACTGCATATTCAAAGGCTACTCCTGTAAATGAGAAATATACAGTACATAGAGATGTACTTCGTTTCATATCAGAGAATATTCAATTACTGTCATCTGGTCAGAACGCATTATATGAGACTGATATGGAACTTCCTCCAGTTATAACCTATTATGGTGATTTCAATTATCCAAAGTTTAAAGTTGATACTTCCATTAAGGATAAGTTTGGCATCAGTAATGATGGTATTATTCTAATAAACCCTAATAGAATAGATAATGAGCCTAAAGCATTAGAGAGAACTCTTCTCGAAGCAGAGGGGTTTCTAAATGAATCTGAGATATTAGAATCGTTAAATAATCTAACTAATCCAGTTAGAGTAGAAACACTAAAGGTTGGAACAGGGAAATATCTGCTAAGGTCTATCAACAGGGATAATAAACTTAGTAATTACTATCCAGAGCTTTCAGATGGCAATATAAGGATAAATAAACTCGAAGCTTTGTTAGATAGGTTATCAGATTTGTATGGCATCAAATTTAACAGAGTTACAAGTTCTGAACTAAGACTTGGGAATTTTAAGGAAGTTATTCCTGATGCAACGAGAGTGAATGCCTTTATCCTAAACGGGGAAATATATATTAACACTGATAACGCTAGTGACGATGCTCCTATACATGAGTTATCACATATGCTACTTGGCTCACTAAAGTCTACTGACTATGACTTATATACCGCCTTAGTTAACTCAGTGGAGACATTAGATGATTATGATTCAAGGCTAGAGGAGTTTCCAAATAGAGCTAGAATGGATGCCAATGAAGAAATATTCGTTGATTTATTTGCTAAACATTTTACAGGAAATTTAAATCTGCCAGTTGAGTCTAATCTACTAAATAGAGCTGAATATGAAATTAAAAGAAATATTGACTCAGCTATATTCCCCAATGAAAGTACAACTAAAGTTAGTTTAAGTAGTCTTAGTGGAAAATCATTTTCTGAAATTATGGACTTGTTTGGAACAACTATAAATGAAACTACAGTAGCTAATGCCTTTAATGGTAATGAAGCAGGTACTAATAGAAAACTAGCTAACATAAAAGAAGATTTGCTAAAACAAGGATTATTAAAAGAGTATTGTGAATAATGGCAAAGTGCGGATATACTCTATTAGGAAGGTCATTTGGTTCTGAATTAGAACTGAATAACTTCTTACTTAACAATAAACATAGTATAAGTCTTGGTAGAATTTCTGACATAGTATTTAGTCTTAATAGTAAAAGGGACGAGGTAGTATCTATACTTGATGATAAGCTATCATGGGCGAGGAAAATCCATAATGTAAAGAGAAATCCTAAAGCATTTTTGGATGATGAAGATATAGACCCTGAATCAGTAAAACCCTATAAAGGTGTAACATCTGCTTTAAGGTTATTTAGGCAATCAGATGGTAAGACAAGATTTGTTCCAGAATTTGATATAAATAATTTCAAGGACAAGTGTTTTGAAAGGTGGGGTAAAGAAGGCTTCAGCGACATGGAGGCTAAGTTAGTAGGCAGAGAAGCTGGAACACCAGTAGACCCAAAAGACATGGAGCAGGCATTTGCAGCTTTAACTACTAAATGGGATTTACTTGGAAAAGTAGGTACATCGCTTCATAAAGTAGCTGAATTATTTTGGAAGGGAGAGAGTTTATCTGCTATTGTACAAGACGATGAAGTAAAGAATTATCTTGACCCAGTAATGGCTTCCCATATGTATAGTAATATGGAAACCTTAAGAAATCAGTTAATTAGACTTCATGGAAATGGAGACCCAAATAGCGTTAAGTTTTACCCAGAGTATGTAGTTGCTGGAGATACCCAGACTACAGACGAAAGTGGCAATCAAATTAAATTACTTGGTATTATTGACTTGTTAGTAGTTGACTCCGATGGTCAAGTACATATATATGACTACAAGACTTCCGATAAAGCCCATGTAGACTTCAATAGTACTAAGAAGCTAACATTTGATTATCAATTAGCTATATATAGACAGCTTTTAGAAGGCTACGGATTGCCTGTCAGTAAAGCAATGTTGGGAATTATTCCATTATCTATGCAAGACTTTGATGGAGCAACTGGTAACTTCTCTAATATTGTACCCCCAATGACGAATATCAATGGTGTCAAGGAGATTAATGTTGATTATAGGGATAGGAATCCAAGACTATCCTATGATAGTGCATCTGCATTCATAACTAACAATGTAGATATGATTATGCCAGTAGAACCTGTAGAGAACTTGGTTACTAAGGACTTTGTTGAGCATATGTCTACTGGATTTGCTAAACTATTTCCAGGATATAAATTCAATAAACAGTTGAATGAGGCTACTTTAGAAGCTCTAAAGAAAGATGTTAGATATAATACATCTACTGGTAAGTGGACACTTCCTGACCTAAAAAATAGGGGCAAAACATTATCATTTGATACTCAAGCTGAAGCATATAGAGCCTTAGAAAGTTACCATGAACAGTTGCTATCTTCGAAAACTAGAGAAACTGAAAGGTTAATTGGAAATATTAGAACAGCTATCAACACAGGTAATACTAATTTCCTACCCCTATCTACACGTAAGATAAAGGGACATAGTGCAGGTTGGTTTATTAAAGAGTGTAGTAGATACTGTAATTCAGAATGGAAGGTTATGGATGTCCCAGAACTAACCTCTTTAGGGGTCATGCTACTCTTTAATAAGAGGGCTAAATACTTCGATGTATTAGTTATTGATAATACCCCTTTGGAAACCCAGCTTAAGTTTAAGAAGGGAACTACAATACTTGGAGAATTTGCTTCTGACGTTGAATTTAAACAAAGAGGTATCTCAGCACTTGAGGGAACAGTAGGTAATGTAGACTTAATAAAGGCTATGTTAGCTTTAAATGAACTTCCTGATTTATTTAGAGAAGGTAAATTTAAGATAGGTGAGATTAGGGTTCTAAACCAAAAGGACGAAACAGGTAGACATACTAGTGCATGGCAGTTACTTCAGAACTTTAACGAACTTACTAAGAATGGAAGAGCGGGAGTTAATAACAATTTCTCTAATGGAAGGATTCAATTCCTTGAGAACTACCAATTAGCTTACTACAATATGGTTCAGTTCTGTGCTCTTGGTAGAGAGTCTAGTAGGTTGAACAATGTTCTATCTGAGTTTGAAACCAATCCAATTATCTTAGACCACTCTATTGAAAATCTGATAAAGATGAAGAAGATGATGGAACAAGAATATCCTAATCTGACTGAAACTAAAACTACTGACTTTGCATCTCCTCAAGGTATTGTATATGGTTACTTACTTAAAGCTATTAAGGATTTAAGAGGTATGCACTACGTACAAGAAACTAGGGATGGTAATAAGATTGTTCTGATGATTGATAATCCAGATGTGATGGCTTCAGACAATCTTAGAAATATGTACAAAGTAACTACTGACGGTCTTGTACATTTAAGAACCAACCTTAATAACTTTGCAGCAGAGATGCGTACAGCTATGGAAAAATTCTGGAAGGCTAAAGGTTATAGTACTGAAAGAAGAAATCTCGTCGGAGACCAACTATCTCTATTTAAAAATATGTTCGTTAAGGATAGAGATGGCAATATTGATAGCCGAATGAGGGTTAAAAGTCCATTTGTTGACAGAACTTTGGACGCTGCTGAGAAGGAGTTTCTTACTTTCTGGCTTGATAAACTGAACAGGTATAGATTCCCTAATATATCAGAATCTGAGTTGGAAGAATTGAGGCTAGACCCTAATAGTGAGTATTATGATGTTCCTTTAATGGAAGCTAGCTCTGCTACTAAGTTGCAGGAAAAGGGTAAGGGTCTAATATCCTGGTTTAAAAGGAAAGTAGACCAGTTTAGAAATCCTAAGGAGGAGATTGATAAAATGATTACGGGTGCTTTGGATTCAGAACATAGTGCTCAACTTAGGGAGGATATGGAAAAGTACGAAATGATTGATATGTTTGAATACAGTGATAATCTTGTATCAAGAGCTACTGTGTTGGAGGAACATGACCCAATCTATTTCGAAACTAATCTTAATGACCTTATCTATTCATATGCCTTTGTAAAGGAAAGAAAGAAAGCTTATGATGAGATATTACCAGTAGTTAAGGCTACTATGGTAGATATGCTTATGGAAGCTAATTTCCAAAACCTAGATATTAAGAATACAATAGGCTATACGAAGGACTATGTAAAGAACAAAATCATTGGTCAGACACTAGTTCCTGATAACCTTAAAGGTCTTGCTCATTATATGGGTATGGTAAGAAACTTTACTACAACTGCCGCCTTAGGTTTCTCCCCTAAGTCTGGTTTATTCCAGATGATGGAAGGTTTCTGGAAAAATGGAGGTAAGGCTATCATCAGACCTATGGGTGTAAACCAATTCGGATGGAATGAAGTACAGCAAGCGATGAGGTGGGTTGCTGGTGATATGAAAGACCATTTCAAAGTGGTATCACTAGGTGAACTGATAAATGAACAGTATGCTATTAATGACTTTGATTCTAATGTGTATGATAAAAGACTGAGAGGAGAACCTGGATTAATTAACTTCCAAGGTAAGATGCTTTGGACAACCTCAGCTCCTGACTATTTCAATAGAATGACTCTATTTATAGCTCAAATGATTAAGGATGGTTGCATAGATGCTTATTCAAAGCAAGGCAATAGTCTAGTATATGATTGGAGGAAAGATAAGAGGTTCTCTGTATATGCTTCTGGTAACAAAGCGGATTCCCAATATGGTTATCAAAAGGCTTTGTATGAGGCAATGATTGACCAATTTAGGAATGAAGGTTGGAAGAATAAAGATGGCAAACCCATCACCTATGATGATGATTTGCCAATGGCATATACTAATAAGGAAGCTCAGAGTTTAAAGTCATTTGCAGACCAAACATATGGATATTATTCACATGAAGCTCAAATGATGCTAAAGAGCTACTTCTTGGGTGCTCAATATATGCAGTTTAGAACTTATTGGTCAGCTTTGAAGAACAGATATTTCCTGAAAGGAGGAGTATATTCTCAAGGCAATTTCCAGCAACTTGTAGACGAGGATGGTAATAAGATTTATAAGAAATTACAGGTTATCAATGGTGTAGCGCAATACGTTCAGACTACCGAAAACACTGGGGAACCATTTATGGTTTGGAGAGGTAACTGGCAGGAAGGAATATTCATGTCATTTAGAGATGGATTTAAAGAAATGCTAGAAGGATTCCGTGACGATGGATTATCTGGTGTAGTTAAGGGATTCAAGGAATTTTGGAACACTAATAATAGTGAGCTAAGAAGGGTAAGACACGCCAATTTGAAGCAATTCGGATATGATATGGCTCTTTGGACGTTGATTGGCGGTCTACTTGGATACTTCTTAACCCAGCTATTGAAAGAGCAACAAAAGGCTGATAAGGGTCGAAATTTAAGTTGGGGAGATATAATGTTGAGAGATGCAGAAAGTATCTTTGTTTCCTCATTAGTAACCTCAACTGATGATTTAGGTGCATTTGAATCAATGCTATCACCTCTTACAGATTGGACTCCGCCGTCATTTAGAATGTTATCTAATATTTGGAACGATGGTTGTGCAGTTATAACTGGAGATAAGGATTTTAGTAAAGCCCTCATAAATAACATCGGTGTACTAAGACAAACTAGAAACTTCTGGTACGATGCTAGTGAGGCAGTGGAAAATGCAGTTGATTAATGTTAATAGGAATTTCTGGTAAGAAACAGTGTGGTAAAGACACTATATGCAAAATAATTAAAGCATTAGATGAAAGATGGGTGAAACATGCATTCGCAGATAAGCTAAAACAAGCTTTAGCTGTAATACTTGATGTGAATGTAGAAGCCTTTGAAGATAATATATTCAAAATGTCAGATAGTACTATTGCTAAGCCAGAGGGAGGATTCTATACATATAGAGAACTACTGCAGAAGTTTGGAACTGAGGTCGGAAGAAACATTAGCCCTAATGTATGGGTAGATGCTTTATTTTCCAACTATTCCTTAGAGAATGACTTTTGGGTTGTAACCGACGTAAGATTTCCATCTGAAGCAGATGCTATCAGAGAACATGGTGGTATATTAATAAGAGTAAACAGAGACACAGGGTATGTAGATAACCATCCGTCTGAAACCGCATTGGATGATTATAGAGACTTTGACTATATTATAACCAATGATAATTTAGATGATACTATTGAAAAAGTAAAAAACATAATGAAGGAAAACTACTTCATATAAACAATTAGGGCGATACTGGTGATTAATTTCACTGGTATCGCCCTTATTTTTTTCTTAATCCTTCTTTTCTACATATTCAGGTTCTCTTTCATCCTGTTGCTTTAGATAAGTAAACATCTTCTTACCTAATGCTTTATAATCTTTATCTTCTTTAGATTTAGAAGCCCTCTTAGCCATTCTAATTAATGTTCTCGTATTCTTTCTACTAAAGATTCTCTCCCCACCTTCTAATTCCATTTGAGTAGAGCCATCAGGTGCAATTACCTTCATCTTAGGTAATTCTTCATCCTCTTCAATATCGAGTTCATCTCCCTCTTCAATTCCAGAGCCTTGATTAACCTCTAATACAAACTTAACATTATCTTCTTCAGCTATATTCTCATTCTCAGGTTCTCCCTGATATACTGATATTACTTCCATATCTTCATTAATAAAGATAATATCTAAAGGAACTTTAGTATCTTTCATCCAAAATCCTACGGTCTGAGGCTCTTCGAAGAAGAATAGCATACCCTCATCATCTTTTAGTTCTGTGACTCCCTGTAAACCCTTGATTCTTTCCTCCTCAGTTCTAGCACAAGTCACATTATATTCCTTGTCTCCTATTTCAATTTTCATTACTCAACTGTCTTTAATAATCCTGTGTTATCAACTGTATTCTCTAGAATCTCGTGTACAAGTAACTTACCTGCTTCAATAGCAGCTTCATCAGAACCATCTTGCATTAACTTCTCTAATTGCTTAGTAACATCAAGATTAAAGATGATTTCTTCTCTTTCTACCTCAGCGTGTTGCTTTATATCACCGCCCTTTTCCTCAGTAATAACTGGAATACCTTTAGTAGTTACCTCCTCAAACTTTCCATCTACATCCTCTAAATGGTGCTTATGGGCGTGTAATGCTCCGTCTGGTATTACATTAACAGCTCCACCATTTTTGAAGCCAGCTACCTCTTCCATTCTAACTTCCTCTTGGATTTTCTTAGCTTTGCTTTTCCTACCGTTGGACAACTTAATTACCCTCTTAGCAAATTCCCTATCCATTTTAAGTCCAGATTTACCAGCTCTTACAGCACTCTGCTGATAACCTCCATTTAGTTGTAGTTGAGTACCCAATCCTATTAGTGGATTATTAGAAGCAGTAAATGCCATCTGTGCTTCATCAGCTATGTTACTCATTTTTGACTGCTGCATTTGAGCATTGTGTATTTGCTGGTTAGCCTTATTTCTAGCTTTCCCACTAAGTAGACCATACTTCTTTCCACTCTTGGTAAGAGCATCATCTACTGTAGCTTGAGTTCCTCCGTATGATGAACCTACCTGTTCAAATGCCTCATTATCTTTAGTAATAGTATCTGCCTTTTTAGCTCCTATTGCATTTACTAATCCCAGAGGAGTTAGTTTAAGGAACTTGCTATCCAATATCTTATCTGCTGTAGTCATTTGGTCAGTACCAACTCCCAAAGCTGTTAATCCATCAGATAGCATACCACCTACCTTCATAGCACCACCAATAATAGTACCAACTCCAGGAATAGCCATTGCAGCATTAGCAGCAGCGTCATAACCTTGATTTAGACCTTCTGTAAGAGCTGATTGCTCCGTCTTTGGGATTAGACTCCCAGCTACGTCAGCTATACTTCCCGCAATACCAAACCCCTTATTAAGATTAGCTTTCTTTGTGTATGCTCTCTGTATCTTAGAGGCTTGATTCTGGTTCCATTGTTTTACACTATCTGGAAGCTCTAGGGTAGTGGGAAATGAAGGAGTCTGAATCATAGATGTAAGACTAGCAGGTTGAGGTAAAGGAGGAGTTAGATTACTCCCCCCTGTTAATACCCCTGAATTTTGATATTTCTGTATACGTTTACGCATAACTTACAATATATAATGTTTTTAAAGCTGTTATTATAGCTAACTCATCACCAGTATACCTCACCTTAATCTTTACATATTTATCCCTAATTCTAGTTTCTTTCCTTTCATTAGACCATTTATTAACATCTAATGACAAGAAATTAGCACTATAACCTCGGTCTCTTAATTCAGATGGAATATCAGAATCACTAGTAATGTTAAGAGCAGTCATACTCTCTGGTAATGGATTATTAACTAGATTAAGAGGAGGATAAGTATTACCATCCTTATCTTTAACAGTCCAAGCTAATTCATTCTTAGCCCAGTAAGTTATAGAAGGAATTTGAATATCCCATTTATCCTCTAGGTAGTCCATGTTGCCATTTATTCTACCATATTCCATAACCTCATACCATTTACCGTTTTGAACTAGTACATTTGTATATCCAGCTGATACAAGTGAGCTATATCTATCTTGAGTTATCTCTTGTAAATATCTCTTCTTAAAAGGACATGCTTTGATATGAGTAGCTATCTTAAATTCATTTAGTTGTTTATCATGCACAATTTCTGAACCAGATATGTATTGGTAGTCCCTACCTGCTGAGGTTACAGACTGATAGTGGTCTTCAATCTCATTCAGACTATCTACCCTTGAATAGAATAGTGGGAACATAATTGACATATCTTTATACTTAGTAGTACTATATAATATGTCTCTTTGTTTAGGTATAATATCCAAGTAGTCGTGATTATAAACTACATCTGCACCATTGTATTGGTATAGATGTTTAGTAGCCTCTTGCCTAAAATAAGCATTCCTTTTATCGTTGGCAAAGTTATATACTTCTCCGACAACTTCAAAATGGAAGGATTCAGGTTGAGTCTTATTGCTTATAATCTGTAGATTATTGAAGATTTTATGTACAGATGGATTATCAACCACAATAAATTCAAACTCAAACGGATGTTGCTTTCCATACCAGTAGCAAGAACTAATAGGTTTCTTAGTAGTCATTAGTCCAGCTTGACCATGTTTCCAGAATGAAGTAGTAAGTAAATCATATCTCATCTTAGTAACTACAGTTACATTAGAGTACAATGTTTTTACTATGTTCTTAACTTCACCTTCAACTAAGTCAGTTCCCTGATTATAAACAACAGCTTTAATAGGTATTGTCCATCTACTATCTTCTACAGAGTTAGCATTAACAGATACTTGATTACCATTGGTAATAAAGAACTTGTTTCTAACCCTATCATCAGCAATACTATATTCAATACTAGAACCACTAATATCTAGATTTAATTGAAGATTTCCCAGTTTTGCCTTACCATCTACAACTGTTAGTACATTATCAACTATTGCTCCTCCTTGCATACCAATAAGAGGATAGTTAGAAGTTAACTTAGTAATAGTCTTAGATGTATCTCTGTCAAAACTAAAGAATATATTATCAATATTTTCAGAATATGATGGAACCCATGAGTAGAATGTAACAAACTTTTGCATAACCTCATTATAGCATAAGTTCCAAACATTCTCTTCTAATGTATTAATATCATCATAGAATGTAAACATTACATCCTGCTTAAACCTGTTATAATGTGTTTTCACATTCCTAATACCAATAATAGGAGTCTTTTCCTTCTCAGTAAGTGAGATATTATCATTTAAGAACTTCTGTACCTTAAAATCTGAGATAACTTCAAAGGTTTGTCCATTAGTTCTCCAAATCTTCTTCCCAACGGTATCCACTCCATAAACGTAATAGGGAGTTTTTATGACACTTTCACCCCACTGAGTACCAAATGTATCACTAAGCATTTTTGGATTCTCTGGCAGCACGTTAGAGGTGTTTATGAAGATATTTCCGCCTGCACCTTCCCCTGCAACGGCTCTTTCATTGACTGGTATCAAAGCAACACCATGTTCAAATACGCAGATAATGTTACCAAACCACTCAACCAACTTTACAATACTACCATAGGTTAGAGGATAATCCCTATAATGAGTTAATTTAAATACTCTATATCCATTTTTGAATGAATCATTTACATTAATGTCAGAGTACATAACTCTAATATGGAATTTATTCTTAATAGCTGGAACGTTAGGTAGTTCATAATAATACTTATCAGATGTTGTACTATTGATACCAGCATTTGTAACAAATGACTCAGGTATTTTTGATTCTCCAGTTACTGACATAGCTTGTAATGGATAGAATCCTCTAGCTTTACCAGTAAGTCCTAACTCAGAAGTATAAGACATATCAATGCTTCTCATGGACAAATTAACATTGCTACATACTTTTATAGTAACCCAGTGTCCTATCTTAATAGCATTAACATCACCTCTATTGATTTTACCATTTTTCTCACTATCTCCAATAGTATAATTATCTTTCCACGACATTTGGTCTACAATATCGTCATTGATAGGAGCTGATGAGTCTTGGAAGTTTCTACACATTCTGTGTGTATAGTTACCTATATAACAATCACCCCTGAATAGGTTTTTAGCTACCATAGTATTCTCATCCTCATCCAAATCATCCCATAACATTCTGTTACAGATTGCATAGAAAGCAGAGGAATCCTCATATCTAATTTCGAAGTATGTGTCTAACAGGTTCTCCTCATAGTTAGGAATTTTAATATCAATAAGACTCATCTTATTAGTATTATAACCCTCTAAGCCTATATAGGGTCCCCAACTACCTCTTAATAAACTCCTTGCATTAGAAGACTTATTAGTGTAGTTGTAGTAAGAAACTCTCCATGCTTCTTCTGCTTCTCCAGCTCTAGCACTAAATAGTTGTTTCTTGCCTTTTAGTGCCTTAACATTATCACCAATAGCCATAATGTTATATGTTTCATCTTGGGTAGAATCGTTAGTAGTATATGATAGATTGTAGAAATGCGTACCACTTCTATCAAAGTACTTCTTACTAAACTGAGACTTAGCCATCTTAACCTCAAACTGAGTACCAGTAAATAGCTGATTAAAATAAGACTGCCTCAATTCAAATTCTGGACATAGAGCTGCATACCCTTCTAATACATTATCCTTTTCGATGTCTTCACACCTTCTATCAAAGTCATGTGTTAGAACTCCATCATTGTCCAAGAACCTCTCTACCCTATACTTATCATTTCCAGATGGAAGAACTGGTAAATGACTTGTATTCTCTAATCCTATAGTTACAGCTTGAGCTAGTGTAGTAGGTATTCTCTTTTGTCTTACAAAGAAGAATCCTTTAGTATATCTTTTCAATTCTCTAACAGCGTCCTTACTGATTTTAATGTCAAATCCAATAGGTATTGTACCACTCTCAGCTAATTGATTACCGTTATACTTAATTTTGATTACACCCTTAGAGTTCTCATTCTGACTATCTAACTTACTTGTTTCCTTATTGATAGGAATGTATTCCCTATTTGCTTGGATAACGGCTATATTAGTAGTACTATTAGGGTCAAATCCCTCTTTAAACAGAGGATAGTCTTCCCAGGGTATTCTATCTGGGTCTCCAGGTACAGTTAGTCTACTAACACCCCTAATGTTAAATACTGGAGATAATGTATAATCATTAAGGATATACACTACTCCTAGCCTATATATTTCATCATTCCAGTATCCTAACCTATTATAGATGTTCATCACATTATAATATTCGTACTGTCCTGATTCATCCTTATAGTCTTTATCTACCCTACCTATGTTATTCTCTACGTTCAATTCAGGTAGAAAATGTAGAGATAGGTCAGTAAGCTCCTTATATTCAATGTCTGGATTAGCTACATTACCTAAGAATAACATATTCTGACAAGTAGTTTGTGCAGCTGCACTATTAACTACATTGTAAGCCACATTAATATCGTTGATACTAACTGCCTGAACCGTTTCAAATCCAGTAATACTAATCTTAGCTACATTGTTATATACAGCAAACTGTTTCATAATCTTAAATGAAGTAGTCATTTCATTTCCATCAATATCTGATGTACTCCTTGTATAATATACTACTACATTATTATAAGATGAATCTATATTAGTTAACAAGAATGAAGCTGATTTATAACTGTTCTCATCTCTAATTCCACCTTGTACAGAGGATGGGTCATTCAAATTACCAACATGGCAAGTTACTATGCCTGACTCAGCTATAAAATCTGTCTCATTCCCATCTGAATCTGATAACTTAAAATAAAACACATAATTACCAACTCTTAAATTACCACTGGTATTCAATCCCATAAATGTAAGATTGGCTATGTTATTAGTTTTCTTATAAAGAGATATATCAGACTCAAAGGAATCTATATCGTATATATTGGTGTCATTATCTCCTTCTCTATCTACAATCTGATAAGTATTCATACCTGTAGATGAGAATCTTGTGTTTATTAGCTTAGGATAGTTACTTCCATCATTAAGGATAAGATTTACTGAACCATCATAAGATTGCTGTGTTACAATATCAATAGGATGGTTTAGGTCGAAGCTAAGTAATTCTGTATCTAAGTTAATTAAACTACCCTTTGGATACAGAATTACTCCATCTTCTACTATATCTTCATTAGTTCTGAGTACTCTTAAAGGATTATACTCATACACTAAAGCTCCTTTTTGTTGAAGTTGATTCAATCCTAAGTCAAGGTCTAATACCTTACCACTTAGTGATTTGAAATTCATATTATGTGTATATAGATTTATTACTCTTCAGAACATTCACTGCCAAATCTGGAGCAGGACTTTCTTTACCTTTCTTCCAAGTTCCTAGACGAGTATCTAACGTCTTAACTAAGATTTCATTATAGTAACCATCAGGTATCTCTCCAGATAGGTTCTCATATGCATAGGAAGTGACAAATATATCATTAAATGCCCTATCAAACGTCCAGGTACTACCTGTCCAGTCAATCATAGTCTTAACTGATAAGGCTTTCGGCTTTATAGAGTTGAATGTTATACTACCATCTGCATTTACCGTATAACCAACACTAGAATCAGCAATATAAATTTTACCCTTATCTACCCCAGACAATGAATCGGAAGTTATAGTATATGCAGAGTATGCGTTAGTATAGCAGTTAAGAATGTCAGCATCCTTAGAATAGTCCAAATCATCACCAATAGAAACTACGGTAGACATTGACTGATTCTTATGGATATTAAATATAGGTAGGTAATTATTCAACCCTTCTACAGCAGCCATCCATCTTGTCATGTGAGTTTCTATAGGAGTAGTATCACCTCCCAAATAGAAATTTACATCCACATTAGTACCACCATTCGGAATATTAATATTGATAGTACATAAGGTGTCAGAAGCTACATGGTACACATAGTCAAGATTATTTGGACCTACAAAATAAACAGTTCTGTTTCCTTTCTGAAGTATTAACAGCTGACTTAGTAGGCATCTAACCATCTTATCCACCCTAATGAGGTTTCTACTACTTGTTGAAGTACTTTCAGTACGTCTAGAAGCAAGATTAACTGGATGATGAACTCCGCTTGTGTCTTTCCATGTTGCAAATAAGAAGTTATCTCCTCCATCAACCTCATTCTTACTACAACTCCAGCCATTGTATGTCCTCCTTGTAGCATTGTACCATAATGAAGCACTGTCTCCATCCTTACCTCCGAATATACCTACAGTACCGTTACCCATGTTTGATAAGCTAGTTTGGAGTCCTGTATCATCAACTCCAGCACCACTATTTTGACCGCTACCAACAGCAGCACCACTAGCAGTTACAGAGCAGTTATACTCCATATTCTTATCACTAGCAAGTACACATCTAAGATTACCATTCTCTTCTCCAAATGAGAATAACTTCTCCTTTTGAGTCAAGTCCATAGATGGCTTATATGCTTGGTCAAGTACTTCCTGACTAAAGGTTTTAGAAGCTACAGCTCCAGCGTTTGAGTAAATATATCTTGTAGTAGATAGCTGACCCACTAACTGATTATTAGTCCAAGAGAACCTGGTAGCTATTTTAGATGTGGGGTCTGATATACTGGCAGTCAGAGTAGAATTGTTATTAGTAGTTACTTCTGAATGGTCAAAATCACAAGAAGACACACTTGGAGTAGTTCCAAAATAGTTATCAACAATCTTAGCATCGGGAGTACCAGCATACATCTTCTTATCATAATCATATCCAGCTGCAGGTGTTACTTTAACTTCGTAAGTTCCAGTCTTACCTACCTCATATTTATAGTTTGATACATCTGTATCTAATGAGGGCACTTCTGAAATAAATTGGGATGTATTTACCCTTGTAATAGAAGAGTGTGATGTAGCTGTTCCTGCCTTTAATGTTAAGGAAGGAGTTCCTACCTTTTTTACTGATGAATTTACTTCACTCTTAACTTCTAGCAATACCTTCTGTCTTGCACTTCCACTAGGTAAACCAGTATTAAAGTCTGGCACTTCTTCATAAAACTCATTGAAATAACCTCCAGTATAAACTAGCTTATATCCTACAGTTTTTTTAACCCCAGCCACATATCTATCAATCCTAACTATATAAATCCAATTCTTCTGTATTGTGCTATCATCAAATGGAATGATTTCTTCAAAACTTCCATTATAATACTCCTTAGAGATTGCATATTTATAAGCACCATTCAAGTTAGCGGCATCTTTTGCATTAGCTGAATCAGTAAGGCTTATAAATGTAAATTCTATCTTTTCTATATCAGAATCCTCATTAAGGTTATAATAGTCATATCCCCAACCTATCTTTAGATACGTATCAGTAACGTAAAAACGCCACTCTCCTAATACTTCCGAATTAGTTCTAATAGCGTCAAAGTCAATAGTGCCACTTTTAGCCATCCTTTCAAGAACTCCGTAAGGGCAAGCTGGCATAATCTTATATTGAGTTTTTCCTGTTTTACCACTCTTAACAATAGTAGATTGAACAGAAGAGGAATCAGCTTCAATTAATCCTACTTCATCTGGATTGTTTTTAGTTGTCCCTTTGAATACTCCAGTAGTTTCTCCAGAAAATTCCACACTAATAACCTTTGATTCATCATTACATGAATACTTTCTAATAAGGTTAAATGTATCGAAAGTCTTTAGTTCAATTACTAATATTAAAGCTCCAGATGACTTAGCACTAAATACCTGTACTAACTCTTTGGATTTTATAACATCCACCATAGGGGTGTTACTATTCTCATAAATCCATAGACCATTCTTATATATCTTTAGATTCTTCTCATCTATGTAATCAATGCTTCCACTACTATTTATAACACCCAATCTAAGTTTAATTACTCCCTTGTTAATAGCCTCTTTAATAGCCGAGTCTATCGCATTAGTAACTATTACAAATCTATCTCCTGGATGAAATATTTTAACTTCATCAGAGTTATTAACTTGGAATAGTTTTTGTTTCTGATATTCTAACTCTATATAAGGAACGTTTCCCTTCATTGTTATAAAATCAGAAAATTCAACTTCAATCGGAGTAACATTTAAATCCTCTCCCTCATATAATTGCTGAGGAGATGGGAATGAGCCTATTTGACTCTTACCTGTAATTGGGTTATGAGCTGCAACGTAAATAATACCTCCATGTTCCTTCATTCCTACAGGTACATATCCTTTATCAAGATAGGCTGTATGAACTTCTCCATTTCCCATATCATTCTGTAACACAAACTCATTACCATTATATGTTATTATAGTACCATTTAAGCAGTTTGTTAATACATTGCTGGGAGTGGTTAATGGGTGTAAATCCATTATTAAACCCTCACCAAAGGTATTAATTGCTTCTTTTCTCATATTTTATAAGTTCATAGTTGTTACTACTAATAAGTATGTCCTTGAACGTACTTGGATTATCTCTCACTAATGCAATTTCTAAATCATTGCATTTCATTTTATCTTTAAAGAATGTATATCCCATGTCTGTAACATATCTAAACCTTACAATGTATTTAGACCAACTATAGAACACCTTAGCCTCATCAAAGACCTTCATTCCAAGTTTATTATAGAATGTGAAATTCTTCTTCTTTCTTCCTCTTCCAGTGGTTGACTTAATAACAGAAGCATATTCTTCCTCAGTCAATCCTATATAATAATATCCGTCCCACTCTGTAACTTTCTTAGAGTATAATACTCTTAGCTTTCTTCTTAACATTCTTCTATAATAATTATAGTGTTTTATAGAATCACGTGTAAGCTGTCCGCAGTAGAACCAGTATCTGTACTTAGTACTACTAATAAGAGTATCACATCCTCTAAGATTGTAATAATATAGCATTCTCCATCCATACTCAACAGCTCGTTTAACATCTTCTGGAGGTACAGTGGGGAATTGGGCTATTAGGTCGGGTAAATAATCATTGACACGTTTAAGCATTAATAATATTGTTTACCTTGATTAGTATATTCTAACACCCTATCTCTATGCTCAGGGTCAAGATATATTAGTTTTTCTCTCATAACCCCCTTAGATTGGAAGTGAAATACCATCTGGTATGCACAGAAATTAGATGCTAGGAAATCTACCTTAGCCCACTTACCATTTCTTCTTGCCTTAGAGAACTCATCCCTTTCAAATCTCTTCATTTTTAGTTCAGCTCTCTTAGACCGAGTTGGGAGGATAAATGTAGCATTATTTTCAATTATATCTTCTAAAACCATATTCAAGGCACTCTTAAATATCTTCTTAGCGATAACTTCCTTGTGCCTATTACCTATTAATTCCTCACACGCCTTTGATGTCATCTTCATCTTCTTAGTAGGAAATGAGATAAACAATTCGTCTATATTCATGGCGTATCCTGTAGCATAATTCATTACTTTCCAAATTTCCAAGTTTTATTAAATATCTTCCTATTCCAGCTAGTCTTAGCATCTAGGATTTCATTCATATCATTCTGATTAATATACATTGGAACTCTAGCAGCATCACATAGTTTATACCATCTTTGCTCAAGAAGTTGTGCCTCCTGTAGCATATTCTGACTATGTGTAATCCATCCCTCTTTAAATCTCTTAGTGTAAGCACAATAGCAAGCTATTGCATCTTTCTCTTTTTCATTTAAATAGGGAAGACCATCATCGTCTAGTAGTATTCCCTTATATAGTATATTGACAGAGCCATAGTCCTTATCAAAATAAAGAGTATCATTTACCCTTTCATACTTTGCCAACTTACCACTAATATATAAAGGATTACTGTATAGCTTCCGTCCCTCTATATAATTCTCAATGAATTGTGATTGGTAATCCCCATTAACTGTATCATTAGTAGTGTATTTCCAATCCTCAAAATCATATGTTACAGCCTCTACAAAGTCACAATTACAAGGTAGAGTAACAGTAAGTGTCTCGCAATCTATCTTACATCTATATCTATATAATTTAGTTTGTCTATTACCTATTTTATTCCAGGCAATCAGACCTATTTCTTCGAACTCTTCTGGAGCTAATTCTATTCCATATAATAGGTTAGCCTGAGCATATGCTGATTGAAAATTTTCCATTATTTAGGAGTTTGGTCATTAGGTAATATTGGAGCAGCTAATTGTCTGTAATAACGTAGCTTCTTCTCTGTCAATCTCTTCTTTATTTCTGCATCAATGAAAGTCATATTATTAATGTCTAATGCTGAACAACATCCGTATGTTTGTAACTGTCTTGGGTCTTTAAATATACCAACTACAGATACTTGCTTAATAACAGGAAGATTGAATATCCAGCAGTCATACATATTGTTAGCATTTGGAGTTACATCCACATATACATAAGGCTTATTCTTAGCCCTCTTCCTATATTTATGATACTGCATCACAGTGGGGCTTACATACCATATAAACGGCTGACCTTTATCCACAGAACCAATATATTCAATTCCACCATCAAATTCAGTTATTAGTTGTGGTATTTCAAAATGGAATGTAGGAGTACCATCCGCTTTGTTTCCACACGTACAGTTCTCTATATCCTTACAATCAACATTTATACAGTTTATAGACATTAATAAATCCCTTTTAGGAATAAGTCCCTTCATGGAATATTCCTTAATGATTTGAAGTCTTTCATCTACAATGTCATCTTCTAATTGTTCTATTGATAACGTATTGGAAGTGGTATATCCTCTAAGTCCAGATACTATATCGTTATAGATTGCAGATGCTAATTTAAAATAATATCCCATAAATACAAAATAAAAAAGGCGAAGGCTTAATTTGCCCTCGCCTTCGTATTAGTAGTCTATATTAAGCTACTGGAGCGTTCTCTGCACCTGGTTTCTTGATTTCTGTAATAGTACCAAGAACTTTCAGAGCAGTCTCAAATTCAGTTGCTAATGAATCTAGTACATAGAATACGTGAGTAGTCTTTGATGTTACTTGCTGACCTACAGCTGCACCACCGAATAGACCTCTATCAACCTTGTACTCAATGATGTACTGGTTGTACTTAGCTCCTGGAACAGGAAGCTCTTCTTGATTAACAGCCTCGAACTTTCTAGCTTCGATAGTAGGTAATCTAAGGTCTTTAAGGATATGAGTATAAGTACCGAATCCTTCTACACTCTTAGTGATTGTACCTTCAATAACATCCTCAAATACTTCATTAGTAAGTGGGTTGTTAGCTGCTGTGTTAAGTTTTTGAATCTTAGCTTCAGTGAATAGTTGATACTCGTCAACTCCGTGAATTGTTAGTTTAGCGTCAGATGTCTCAACTTTAATATACTTGTCGCCATAGAAAGCCTGAATCTTGTCAATAACCCTCTTAATTTCCTTTGCTACATCAGCAGCTTCTGTACTTGCAGAAGTAATTCTGAACTCATAAACAAAAGGCTTGCCTTTGAATACGAAGTCATTAGCATAGTAAGAGTTTTGGCTTCCAGATAATCTCATGTATAACTTCAACCTATAGATGCCTACGCCTGGGTTAGTAATAGTAAACTCTGCCTTACCAATCACTGGGTCAGAAGCAGCTCTCTTGTACATTGCGTTTACATTGCTCTTTAGGTACTTGTTAACACGTCTAACTTCAACGTAGTCAGAACCTTTAACAATCTTATCTAAACCAGTGGTTACATCTTTCAGTGAGTTTAATACAATAGTGTTAGTGTACTGAAACATAAATTAATTAATTTTTTGATTGTGACTGTTGCTGAACTGGATTTGCAATAGTCTGATTAACTGCTAAATTAGTTTGAAGCCTTGGGTCACCTGCGTTCTCCAATAATAGCTTTGCCAGTTCATTTATAATCTCTTGACACACATAATCTGGAAACTCCATGACTTGTGATGTATCTTCAACCATTTCTATCTGGTCTTGTGTAAGTCTAATTTTTTGAGGAGTCTTAATGTAATCAACGAATATATCAGTTAATTGAAATACAGAAGAATCCTTGCCATACCTAATTTCAAGTCTAACTTGAGATGGATTTCCATACCTATTAACTCCTGGCTGTTCTACTAAATCGACTGATTTACCTCCAATAGTAATCTTTGTTGGAAGTGAGCCATCTGTACCAGTAGTTTGTTGAATAGTTGTGTTTGCTGATATACTTCCCTCACCAGCAGTAAGTCTAACTGGATTAGTAGGCATCGTTGTAGCACTATTTACGTTGTGTATGAAGTAATAAGGATTTCTATAAGAGGGTTGCATATAGAAGTTCCTTATTATCTGAGACCATAAATCTGAGGTTAATCTCTTAGCACCTATTTGTACATAAGTGCCAGCATCATAACACTCATAAGTCTTTACTACCTTGAAATTGCATACACAATTCAAAATATGTAAATAGTCTAGTGGTAGATTTACTTCATAAACAGCACCATACAATGAGTTAGTTTGGGAACTAACAGCAGCGTATGTGTTTGTAGCCAGAGTAGGCTGGAGGATGGCAGTAGATTTTAAAACTCTAATGTCATCAGTTGATTGTTGATTTACATCATAAATGTTATACTTCTTATTAATGTATTGGTATATAGCCTTATTTAATAAGTAGTTAAAGTCCTCAAGTAAAATACTAGGAGCAGCAGTTTTATTCATTTCAACTAGTGCTCCACGGTACACTTGTTTTGCTGTCATTTAGGTAATGTTATTTCTTTGATGTACCTTCTTCTAAGTACATATCAGGATAAGTATCTCTCTTGATAAGTTCAAGTACCTTACTGTTAGTAGGGTTCTTCATCCATGTAATAACTGCATCATCAGTTGCACCTAGTACAATGCTGTCACCATATAGATAAACCTTGTTCTTAACATATATGACGTTTTTGTCTTTAGCGTCAATAAACATCAATCTCAGATTAATATCACCACCTGTGTACAGGTCAATAATCTTCTCTGGAGATTTATGTGAAATTTCAAGTAAGTAGTCTGTAATGTCTGCGTCTGGTGCATTACGCATATTCTTACCAAGTAATCTAGCTTTAAGTGCTCTACCTTCTGCACCTTTAGGGTCTCCATATATGTAAGAGTCAGCATCATGGATAAGTTTCTTCTTAGAAATCCTCTTAGCAGTATCATATCCAGGTCTTTCTACATATAGTTCAGCAGTACCGTAACGTGCACGAGCCTTACCTTCAGCTATTTCTCCGTCAATTAGTAGATTACCTTTAGAATCCCTTGCATCTCTAGATAGAGCAATGAGAGGGCAATGTTGAATTGAGTGCCACTCAGCAGCTTGCCATTCATCGTTAAGGTTAAATGTAGTTCCATCTTCAATAATGAAGACCTTATTCTCAGGGATTAGGGGTTTGCCTTCATTTCTATCCTTATCAGAGATAATCATATCACCCTTGCTATCAACTGGTCTAACACAATCAGGGAATCTACCAGTTTTTGGGTCTCTTACAGGATTCATAAAGTATTTCTGTCCGACTTTACCGAACACACTTCTCAAAATAATTATATCGTCTAAAACATCAGCCATATTAATTCTTATTTTTGTTGTATATCATACACTATCTTTATAATGAGTATGAGAGGGACTATATTAGCCCCTCCCAACACATCTTGATTTTTATATTATTTATTAGGCTTCTTTCATAATGAAGCTTCTGTATGGAGAGAATACTCCAACACCAGAATAACCCCAGTTGATAACCTTAGATGCAGCTGTAGTACTTGAAACAATACCAGAGCTTAGACCATCTAGACCACCCACACCTGGGTACTTATTAGTAATGAAGTCACCACCCTTTAATGTGAACATTTGGATAGCTGGTTCACCACTAGTCTTATCAGCAGTAAGGTCAAGCATTAGACCAAAGCCTTTCTCAGAACCCCATTCACGAGAGAATGTTCTATCAACCTTGAATGAAATAGTGTTACCACCGATTTCACAGCTATTGAATGTAGCACCAACGTCTACATATCCATTAGCTTTCTTAGACCATAGATAAGTTCCACAAGTTTTGAATCTAGCAAGCCACTCTGATAGACAGCTCTGAATGTCATTCCACATCTTTTCGTTGCAGATAAATACGTACTTGTTACCTGTTGGGTTCTCACTCTTTTCATTCATCATAGCCATAGCAGTAGTAAATGCTTCTGGAGTAAGTTTGTTATATACGTACTTAGATGCAAATCTCTCGATTTGTGGGATGATACCGTCACCAATATAGATTGGACGACCAGTGTCAGGGTCAGAGATTGTTGGTTTACCGTTCTTATCTACGTTAGTCTTATTAAATAATAGACCTTGATTACGAACTTCCAAGAAGTTTCTTAATAGATTCTTCTCAAGAGTATCCATCTTATACATTGTCTCTTTTACAGCACCATTGCCTTCACCCTTACCAATGCTGATGAATGTTTGCTCAAGTGGCTTGAATAGAGAAGTATAGCTATCATCAACACGGTGTGTAGTGATGTAACCTCTGTGTCTTTCAATGTTAGATTGATACTTAACATATCCCTCTTCATGTGCTTCAGGCATAGCGTTAGATTGGAAACGAGTAGTGTCACCAATTTGGCATCCGTCTAAGTCTAGGATTGAAGAATAGTCGTTATCAATTAGTCTTACCTCAACTGTCCAATAGTTATCTGCAACTCTTGTAGGTCTAGAGATAACTTGGCATTGCTGCATAGTCTTGTCAATCTTGAAAATGTCATACTTCTGGTAATAGTTCTCTTTGAACGCCATTACGATGGTTGTACCACCTTCACCATTAGTTGCTGGAACATCTGCGAACTCAACTCTCTTAATGTAGTTAGTTTCAACTTCCCACTCGAAGTACATACTATCAATGCTTCTGTACTTGCTATTTGATTTAGAATCCATGTAGAAGATATTTCTTAGAGATTCTGTTAAGTAAGAAGCAGTTAAGTTAGGGTAGAGTCTTGAAACTATACCAAGTCTAGTTGGTTTTGTGCCTAAGAACTTATAGAAATCTTCATAAGTTCTAGTTTCGCTCATTGTAGGGCGATTGGTTACGAAATTTGCTACTATCATACTTTATAATTTAAATTTTAATCTAAATCATCGATTGTTAATACTTTTTTAGCAGGAGCAGCTTTACCACCTGCTGGTTTCTTGACTACTGTCTTAGCTGCATTAGGGGCTTTACCACCCTTAGCATCTTCAAATCCCTTATTATAATTGTATTTGGATGCTTCTGTAATCTTCTGTTTGTAATAATCAGTAATTTGACTAAATGCCTCTTGTCCCTTCAGTGCATACCAAACCATTCCCACTAAGGTTTTAGGGTCATTCAACGCTTTAGCGATGTGTCTCACTCCTGTAACATCTGAATCTAAGATAAAGCTAGCAATTTCATTCATATCGTCCTCAGACAAGGTTAGTGAGGACTCACCCAAATCAATGGTATCATTCTCTTGAATTGCAGCTACAATAGTATCTTCGAACTCTTGAGCAGCTTTTTCAGCAGCTAATCTTTGTTCTTCTTCCTCTTGTTGAGCTAGCAACTCTTCTTTCTTCTTATATTCGTTGCGGATACCTTGAACCTTTTTCTGATATAGAGTCTCATTCTGCTTAGCTAATTCTAACTCAGCAGCAGCATCTTCATCAGTAAGTTCTGGGATTTTAGCTTTTAAATCTATAAGATACAGTTCATCATCTGGAATAGAATCAACCTCATACACAGGAGTGTCTTCTTGGTTATTAGCTAAGTAGTCTTGAATGGCTTGCTGAGCAATATATTTCTTATATTCCTCTACGTTTAGATTATTTTCTCTAAGCTCATTAATAAGAGAAATCTCATCCTCTCCTAACCCATAATCGTCGTTTGACTCATCATAGTTTAGGATTTGTAACTGTTCCTCTCTTGAAAGCTCATCAAAACTCTTTTCCTCAATCTCTCCTGCCTCGTTCTCAAACTTGATTGCTTTAGGATTGATTCCTTTATCTTTTAGTAGACTAGAGATGAGGTCATCATCCTCTGGCTCGTTTGAAGGTTCACCATTATCAGGCTCTGGGTCTTGAGGTACAGAACCATCAAGCCAGGGCTTTTCATAGGTCTCTTCATCGAACTCTTCTTGAGGGGTTACGTCTTCGTCTAATCCTACATCGTCAATGTCTAAATCCTCTAATTTCATACTCATATTATTCCCTTTTAAAGTTATTTGCAAAATTAAGGAATTTTTAGGGTGTCCCAAAATGAAAGATTGAAATTCCTTAATATTTAAGGACACCCTTAGTTATTATCCCTGTATTGCCTTGATGTAATCCAATATACCCTCTACGTGTAGGCGAGCTATAGTTGCTCTACCTTCATCTGATAGTAGATATTCTACGTCCTCTTTATTATCTTGAAACAGATTCTCAGTTAAAACTGCTGGGCACTTAGTCTCCCTGCATATAGCTAAATTCTGTTTCCAATATACTTGTGTTTGTGAATATTTCCTTAGTGCTAAACCCTCTTTACGTGCTGCTTCGAACAAGCACTCTGCCAGTTTCTTACTCTTACTTGAGCTATTGTTGGAGACAAATACACTCCAGCCTTTAGCATTCATCCAATCTGCCCCGCTACCAGCAGCATTACAGTGAATCGACACCAATACAGTATTAGCTTTTCCATGTTTATCACAGTATTGGTTTACTATTCGGCATCTCTGCATCAGTGGTACATCAGTATCATCTGTAACTACCAATTCTACATCGAAACCTTTATCCATTAATTGTTTCTTTACTTCGTTAGCAATCTCTCTACAGTATTTATACTCTCTGAGCCTTCCGTCTGGACTTCTTTTTCCAGGTGTAGACTCTCCATGACCTGCATCCAATAGAATTATCATAGTTTACTAAATTTTAGACAAGTGTCTAGTGTTCCTAAATCAATCTTACTCTCTTTATCTAATTCTGAGATTCTATCTTTGATTATTCTTAGCTGCTCAAAATTAATATCAAACTCCCTTGATTCTTCCTTACTAGCATCCCAGTATATTTTACCATTATCCTCCCTATAGTTCAGCTTAGCTCTTTCTTCATCACTAAATTTGAGGATTTTAAGAAGTTCCATTATCTCTACTAAATCAGTCATTTTACCTGTATTCGGTAATAAAGCAATAACTGTTAACCTGTCTCTGACACTTAAATTTAATTTCATATGTTAATCCTTTTCTACATGAACAATTAATCCATTAACTACAGTAAATCTATAATCATCTAAGTCTAAATCTCTACTAAACGTAACTCCAGCGTACCTTCTTCCTTCTACTGGTCTACCATCTCCACTTATAACTACGCCATCTATATCTTCTTGACCAGCAGCAGATACGAATGATTTACCAGAAGAACTTTGAGAACAGGTAGTACTTATGTGAGTTCCAAGGTAAACAGACCGATTACAATATACATTTCCATCGAACCAGGCAGCATATCTATAACCACTATTAGGATAGTTTACAGCCTCTCCCAAATCCCTACTATGACTGCTGCAGAAAAGTCCAGCTACACTCCAACCTTGTATCTTTACTCCATAATATAGGCTGGAATTAGCAAAGTTATTATGTATATCTACTAACCCAGCCATATCATATAATGAGAAGTTTTGACCAATTCTAACGTAATTTGTATATGTATATCCTTTATATGAACTACGTCTATCATAATTGAGGTTATCATTAGCAATTTCAAATCCACCTATATATCCAGAGTACGCCTTAATATCCCAACACTGGATGTTATGAGCTTGCACGTCCCTCATAGATACATCTCTAAACTCGCAATTGTTTGCCCAGATGTTACCTTGTTTACTTATGTAAGCATTTATAAGCTTTCCATCTTGTGTCACATATCTACCATTAGCATCAGTCCACATTTCCAAATAACTATTGTATGTATATGGGCTTGTACCGATACTATCTCCATGTATCCTTAGTCCCTTTGACTGAATCCACCCATTTACATCAAGTAATGCTTCTTGAAATTGTCCATTATCATTAAACAATCCGCTTAATTTCATGGCTGGATTACCTGCAATACTGAACACAAACTGGTCTGCATTCATGTAGATTTCAGTCTTATTTCTATATGTGGGATTGCCATTCTCATCCAAGATAGGTTCTCCCTCTAGATTTAGAGCTGGAACTTGGTCGATAGTCCCATCTGCGTTTACAACATCTCTAATTTCTAAACCAGCATTTCTAAACTTAAGTAACACACTCTCCTCTGAGAAATCAATAACTGAAGTACCATTATTAAGGTAGAACTCTCCAGTTAAGAACACATTCTCACCATACAGACCATATCCGTAAGGTTGCTTAGTTCCAAAGATTTCATTACGTATTCCAGATAAGTTACCAAGTCTTACTCTAGTAATCTTAGTATATGTACACTTATACTCTTTATCCCTAAGTACTATTGCAGAATCTATAGTAGGAACTTCGGTTAAGAAGTAGCCATATTCAGCTGGATTATTAAGAATATCTTGTGTGATTTGGGTATTTTCTCCATCATTTATAAGTACTGTATCCTTACCCTTAGTCTGTAAGAAGATTAATGGATGCTTCTTATCAATATCGCCTCCGAAATTATCGGGGTTTACACTACCTGGATTCACTGTTTGATAATAGAAATCACTGGCACTTTCTCTAACATATATATCACCTTTCTTCTTAATATTGGCTTTCTTAGTAGCCCATGTAGGTGTAATGTACAACGCAGAATAGTCAGGTCTATTAAGTCCTGACAATACATCTATATAAGGACCACAATCATCAGTAGAGGTAATATAAACAGCATTCTGCCTTTCAATATTATAGATATTACCCATCTGAACCATATCATCATCCTTAGCTATATCATCGAGTCTCTCTTCCTTTGCAGTAGCATTACCATCGGCTGTACCATTATCAGTTGTTCTTGCAGGTTCATACTCATTAGTATTCGAGTTGTACAATGTTTCAGTCTTATTATACTGAGTGTCATTGTAACTCTGCTCAAAGTCAGTAAGCTTACCTTCATCATCATAGTGATACTCTGTATAAACATCAAATACTGATAGAGCCTTCTGCATTATATAAGTATAAGAATCCACCTGAGAGGTAACTATGGCATCGTAATATTTAATGTTTCCATTATTATACTTCTGACATCTAATTATATCTCCTGGCTTAAAATAAGGATAGTCTTCATTCTTACATTCTACTATCCATATATTAGATACTGAGGGTAGCTTAGAACTTGACCCTTCAAGTCCAAAGTACTTATAATAGGGATAGACACAGTATAAATTAGAACCATCACTAGATGTCTTTCCATCCTTTTTATAGTTCACCTCTCTACTCTTAGGAACCATAAAAAACTTAGTTCTTTTATTAAAGGTGTCTATGTTTGCCCACTTTTTAGGAACTGTTCCTGCAAGAGGTCCTTCTCCCTCTGTATCCCATTCAGTTACTTCTCTTGACTTAGTAATAAATATTACTTTGATGTTGCCTTTATAAGTATTAAATTCCTTCTCAGTTATTCCAGAGCCTGGATTGCTAGCACTGTATTCTTCCCATGACTTGTCTAAAACATTCAAATCATATAAGCTACTCGTGCCTTTAAATAGAGGACTATTTATTACTACGGTAATGTCTTTTATATAGATTATAAAGTTATAGTCCACGAAAGATTTAGCAGAATAACTACCACTAGCATTAGCTAATTCCGTAGTGAAGGTCTCAGTTACAGTATAATTACTCTTTAAATCGTTAAATAAGAAATAATTATTAGATGGCATTAATTTCTCAAGATTACTTTTGGCATCCTCAGTTCCCCATGTACCAATCCCAGATAAATCATTCTGAGTTATAATTTTAGGCTGATATGCAGCTGTACACTTACTTGAGTTGCTAACCCAAAGGCTACCATTAGTTGCACTAATCTTATTAATAACCATCTCATATACTCTCATAGCCTTACGAACTACAAGATAATCCACAGTTAATGTATTAGTATCAGCGTCCAATCTCCATCCATAACCACCAAATCCTGATGCAAATTCTGGAGAAGTAAGACTTCCGCTTGTTACTAAATCACCATACATACGAACATTCTGGTTAAATGTCCAGTTATTCTCTGATACGCCTTTACCCTTAAATGTCCAATTACCTGTGATGTACTCATCTACTCTTTTCTTAGCCAAATCGTCAGCGGCATAGCCACCTATAAACTCAGCATTAAGGTTGTTAACTAACTTAGAAGAAGCCACTATTAAAGGAGGTCCAACAGTATTGATTTCCAACTGACCTGTCATCGTGTCTCCCTTACGCCTTACATACCCATCACCAGCACCTTCTGCCGCCTCAATTAGGGCTATATATCTCTCATCATAAGAAATATATAGTGTAGTAGTAAGTGTATTGTAAACGAAGAATCCATCACCAGGATACTCCATTTGCTCCATCTCAAGTAAGCTCCCAACTATGATAGTTTGACTCTTAATTTCTGACTCAGTAACCTTATCAAGTAATGCTAACACATCACTAAGAACCCTTGAACTGTTACCAGTTTTGATATAAACCTTTCCAAGAGTTTCTAGTACTAAATCAGTGTACTTATTGCCAACTATTACTTTGTCACCTCCTAAGAATGACTCTGTTCTAATGTTGTCCATTGTTCGTTTCCAATTCTTTCATTGATAGCTAAATTCCTACCATTGATATAAGTATATAAATCAATATCATCTTGTAAGGACTGTACTCTGTTGTTCCAAGCTAGATTCTGAGACATCTCTCCTTGAGCCATAGCAGTCTGCATAGCTCTTTCAGCTAGACAGTTACCGTTATTACCTCCGAACAGACCTCCAAGAATGCCGTTGTTACCACAGCCACAGCCGTTGTTACCTGAAAAAGCTCCAAGTGCTGTTCCAATAATACCTAGAGTAAGGGCTGCATTGGTTTTACCTTTCTTACCAAATTTGTCCTCTGCCTCTTGCATTGTCAAAAATTCTGCCATAAATTTGTTGTGTTTGCGTGTGTTTTTAATCCCAATCTCTAAAGCGCGCTTTCTTAATTTTCATAGTGCAAAGTTAATGATTCTTAAAGGTCATACCAAAGAAATATTGTTAATCAATGTTAACTACAAAATAATTGTATTAAAATATTTAAAAATCATTTCTATGGTATGATTAGCCTATATAATCTGTTATAGCCATTCAGAAGGCACTAATCTAGACTCTAATTGGTCAGCGTTGGTAATGTTACTCTTCTTAACCCCAGTTAAGTAACCTTGTACAATATTTAATATTGGGTATGTAGAAGAACTAAATGTCGGAACTGCACCTTGCAGCTTAGTACAGTAATAAAACATACCACTAATATCATTAATATTATAGCATAACTTCAACAGGTCCTCAGTGATTAAAAGTAAACCATAGTCAGTCTCTTCATCTGAACCTCCAGTAGTAACTGCAAATAAGTTAGATGCATTAACTATTCTCGTGTTGTTTTTAAACAAGTTAGGGAAATCAAACTGGGGATATATCTCCTGAGTTCCTCCTGCGTTATATGCCCGCTTATCAAATTTACAATTAGCCCAAACTTCAGAGATAATTTTTAAGTTAGGATTGTTAGCAAATAGGTCACTATTTACATCCACACCAACCTCAAATACTGTTTGTGAGAACATTCCAGTAATGTCTTCCAGTTTTGCGTTATACTTAAATAGGTCAGGTGGATATTTAATGCCTCTTGTAAATGTATCACCTTGTAGATTAACAAAAGCGCAGAACCTTGTAGTCCTAAATACTCCTTGCATTTTAGGAGTATCAATAAGTGATTCAAATAATTTACATGGTATTCTACCTATCATTCCGTCCCACTTTCCAGTTTGCTCAATAGACCAATCTCCTGAATCAGGCATAAACACTCTGACTTGTTCTAGATAATTAAAATCTATCATAGAATCTTCAAGAGTACAATCAGCATGACAGTATCTAAAGTAATCTGTTGGAATCATATAATTCTGATAACCCACTTCAGCACGACCAGTTCCAGCTTGGCTAATAGCCGTTTTCTGCTGTGTGTCATACTTGAAGTACTTTTCAGTAAGTCTAGTTTTAACTTCTTCTAAACCACTTTCTGTACTTGAAGCTCCTTCCCATCCATAACCATCAAGATACCAAACATCGAATGCCTGCTCTCCTGGATTATAGTCTTCACTACCAGAATCTTCATTCCTATCATAGTTATATGACTTCTTCATATTACTTACATCTAACTTATAGGTAACTCTGTTTCCAGCATTCTTAACAATGTGGTCAGCCCATGTTGTCCACGTGCTGTTAAGGATTAACTCAGAGCCTATATCCATAGTTCTAGTCTCGTCGTATCCAAGACACCAGCAACCTTTGAACACACCCTTCATGTTGGTAATTGTCCTGTTTATAGATTTAGTTCCATCGCTATTATCCCTACTCATAAAAAATAGACGGTAAGGAATATATCCAAACACACCACTATTCTCAAACGCGTAGGAAACATCTTGGAGTGGGCAATTCTTAAATCCTTCTCCTACTAGCTTAAGCTTAAGGTTGTAACAACCACTAAACAAACTCTTTATACTAGTAAGACTTATACAATCATCAAACATTCCTGCTGGGGGGAATTGATATATTTTACCATCATTATCTAAGTCAATTCCACTAAAGAATCCTTCGATACTATTCAATATTCTACAATTCCTAAATATATTAGAAGGGATACTTTGTGCTCCAGACTCCTCAGTGCATTTCAATCCATTGAGGATGCCAATAGCCTGCCTTAGTGTTCCACTAATCCCCTGGAACATATCTGCCATTTCTGATAGATTTACAGTTACCTCTCCTCCACTATATTGGAAAGGATATTGTATAGAACTAAATGTTGGTATGTACCAAGTAGTACTTCCATCATTAATAGTTTGACTTATTCCTCCAAACACATTGGGTCCAATTTTTCCTACTAGTTTAACTCCTGCATATACGGAATCATTTAGAATCAGAGACTGAGCCACTTTGTTAATTGTATGGAACAAGTAGGTGTTACCACTACTATCGTTATCTACTGTCATTCTTACTCCACTACACTCAGTGAACACCCCCTTTGGATATGGACTTACTAAATTCCTAAGATTTGTAAAGAATGTTTTAGAGCTTAGTAATCCGTCTGAAAGAACAACTGCCCTAGTATTCTCACAACTCTTTAGCTGTTGACAATCTCTAAACATATAATCAATCTTTACTAAGGGACTGTATTTACCATCAGCTGGAGCAAAAATATTATTATCAATCCACTCTAGGCTAGTACTATCAAATGCAGCTTCTGCATCCGTAAGTTTGGGTAGAAAATCTAATATTCCCCAAGTAGAGTCCTTAGATGGACTGTAATCAGAGGTTCTAGAGAAGAATGGACCAGTTAGGTTAGTTCCACTAAATGCTTCCTTAATACTACTAACATTAGGACATACTCTAAACAAATCATACCACATATCTCCAGTAATATTGGCACAACCTTTGAACATTCCTTCTAATGAAACAATGTTATCAGTAAGCCTTACCATTAGGTACTTGAAATCATTATATGATACCTTAGCACATCCCTCAAACATAAAGTAAACATCAGTAAGTTTTTGACTAAATGTTATATTGGTGACATCATTCCCCTCTAAGAAAACATCTGTGCCATATTGTGTATATATCAAATCTGGATTTAGATAAAGTTGGCTACAACCCCTAAATGTTTCTCCCCCTTCAAGGGAAAGATGTCCTTTAATTCTCTGAAGAGAAATACAATCTCTAAACGCACCTCTAGGCACTTCTATTGGATTATCCCTATCATTCTTGCACCTCACTTCTACTAATTGCTTACAACTTATAGCTTCAATACTCTCCAGATTCGGGAATGCAGTTAAATCTAGAAAATCTGGAGCTTGGTCATTATACTTCAAGGATGATAATGATGTATTAGATATAACCAACCTCTTTAAGCTGAAGAAGTTAGGTTGTCCGTTAACATACAAGGAAGCTAACGTAATATCACTAGTCATAGTTCTACTCAAGTCTAATGTCTCTAAATTCCAAGCACCTGTTAACTCAAGTTTTAGAGAAGGGTTGTTCTGACCAGGAATACTAAATTCCTTCATACCTGGACAGTTATCTATTGTTACTTGAACTAATGGGCTAACAGAATTATTAACTGATGAGTAAGGAATCTGAATAGTTTCCATGCTTTCACAGTTTCTAATAATTACTGTTTTTACATTTGGTGGGATGTTCAAAGTCTTTAATGCACCACAGTTATTTATTTCTATAGATGTTAACTTCAAACAATCATCAATCAGCAATGATTCTAGGAATGATTGATTCTCTAGTTTAAGACTAGTAATATCAGTTCCAGACATATTTAGAATCTTTAATACAGCTGATGTAGGGAATGTAATCTTAGTAATAGAAGAATAAGAAACATCCAACTCCTGAATTTTACGACAACCACTTAAGTCTAATGTATGTGCAGAAGCAGTAGAACCAATCAGTTTAACCTTACTTAGATTTAACTTCTTTATATTCTTTAGACCAATATCATTAGCCTCATTATACACACCTCCCTGGAAGAAGTAAGCAGCATCCACATTAGTCAAACCACTTAAGTCTAGCTCTTGTAACATAGGTAGGTTAATATTATCCAAACCTGTCCAAGGGTAGCTCTTGAATTTAGTAAAGTCTGTTATGTACTTGTTAGCATACATATACACCACTGTTTCACCAGTAGGCATAGGTAAGATAACTGAAGTAGGAGTTTCACTAATCCAGAAAGCACCAGTAGTTTTATCATGTGAATAATGATATAATATTTGGCTACTTGCTGTAATATCTGTACTGAACCTAACCTCAGTAGCTGAACCAGTAGCTTTATTAGAAGCCCATAGACCAGTGATAGGAGATTCAATAGTAGTTGGTAGCAAGTTAGTATTATCCTTGTAACCATACACACCATCTAAGAACATTATTCTCTTTCTAAACCAATCCTTAACGTGCATTACACGATTACCATGTAAGAACTTTAATTGGCTAAAGTCAGTACTATCCTCATATTTACCTGTGTTTGGGTCATATGTTTTAGATATAGCAAGATATTTAATCTTGTAATCATAATTAAACATAATAGAACCTGTTTTTTCAGTATATGACTGATAGTAGTCCTTAATGAACTTATCAGGGTCTGGGAATAGGTTAGTTCTTAGATTCACATATAATGATTCCAAGCTAGTTCTGTTCTCAGTACTACCACTATCTATACCAGCTAAGTTCTCTAATACTTCCCAAATTCTATTCCACCAAGATGCAAAGAATTGTTTATAACTATCAGTAGATACATAATTCTTCTCCTGTGTGTATTGAGTAATACCAGTATCCTGTGAAGAGATATTATACCATCTATGTAGATGTGCCCAATATTCTACAATATCTTGTCCAGCATTGTTCAAACCAAATGCCGTATCCATATCATAGAAGCAACAATACCATACATCAGTACCCCAACTACGAATAGTTAAGTTCTTACACATAGAGTCCACACAACCAAACAGTAATGCAATCATAAAATAAGCGCAAGCATTATCCCAGTTTAGATGCTGGTCACAAGCACTAAAGTTATAATAAGCATTCTTATCCAAATCATAGAACTCTCCAGGAATAGGTTTAGTTGGAGTTTGTCCAGCATCATCCATTGTATATTTCTGGATACGAGTAAGAGCCATATTAGCCATCTGAGTATAGAACTTCTGTACCTGATTATAACCGATTGATTCATCCCTAGATGTGTACATTACATCACCCATGAATTGCACAATCTTCATATCGTCTTGTTGGAATGCACCTTGTGCAGAAGAGTTCTGGTTAATTTCAACAGAATATACACCGTTGCTAACTCCAGTATTCCATCTATCAATATTCTCTGTATAATCAGTTACTAATGTTGGTCCGTCTTGATTTATCTTAGTGTAGTCAGTAAGTAACTTCAATCCAAGATTAAAGAAGGCATACCTACCTAAGTTAAAGTTATAGATACCACAGAATTTAGGTTGTTTAATAGTTCCATCAGCATCAGGTGCATATCTAATAAACAGAAGAACTGGGAAACCTTCAGAGGTATGTTTAATTTTACCTCTAATTGAGTTAGCCTTATCAGCATCTCCTCCCCAAACATCATTACCTAATGACATAGGTGGTGTAGCTCCAAATGGGGTAATGGATTGTCCAGCAGAATTTGTAGCTCTACCATTAACAATCTGACCAATTACTACGTTATTAACGTGAGCGGAGTCTACTACGTCAGCTTTTAATGTAAATTCGTTTTCAGGTAACCAATCATCAGTAGGTTGGAATAGCATCTTCTTACCTGTCTGGTCTACATCTCCCATGTAGATTTCAAAGTTCTTAGCATTATATGATAGAGAAGATGTACCTTGTAAACCGATAGTAACACCATTATTCTCAGATACACCACTAGGTGTACTAATAACCACTTTACCTTTACTATCTTGATAAGTAATCTTTACGGGGAACTTAGTACCCATTACTTCTACCTTATCAGATGCAGAGAATATAGCAGTTGAGTAAGGCTCAAACAATGTTGGACTATTAGATGTTTCCTCTACTAATACAATAGGGTAGGGAGTGTTGATTCCCATCTGTTCAACTAGCTTAGCATATAGCAATTCACCAGTTAGGAAACCACCTTTACCACCATCAAGAGTTTTATCACAAATTAGACAGTTACCTGCACTATCAAATAGGTTCTTAGTTCTTAACTCAGCATCAAGAGAAGCATCAATTTGTCCTCTAACTAGTCTGGCTTGCTCTGTTGCAGATATGTAGTTTTGTACAATGGCATATTCACTTTGTGAAGATGTATATAGTTTAATATCGTAGATACTAACATCAGAGAATCTACTTCTAACTCCATTGTCATTTCTACATCCGAAATAGAAATCAGTACCAAACATCCAGTCAATGTCTGATTGAAGTACCCTACTTACAGCAGATAGTACACCATTTACATAGATTTTAAAGTACCAAGCATTTCCTGACAGTAATGACACATCTAGGTCTACAGTTAGTAACTCATTTTGAGGTAACTTAACCGTTAGTGTATCAGCAGAACCTATCTTACATACAGCTTTCTCTAATGAAATTTCATATCCAGTCTTTAGCTCTCCATCCTCATATTGACCAATACCACATACCACTTCCTCTGGATAAGAAGAGGCTTCTGCTTTATAAGTACAAGATATATGGAAACCTACAGGTTGGAAGAATGATACACCAGCACCAATATCAACAGCAGGGAACATTTGCTCTGCCACCTCTAAATAACCATATGCTTCGCCACTTAGCCTTGTTGCAGGTATTTGATTTACTCCATCACTGTCTTGCAAGAAACCACTAGTTTTACCATTTACACCCTTTAGAGTAAAGTTTACTCCATCTGGAAATTTAGATGCAAATGCACCCTCATACACAAACTCTCCACTGTTCTTTATGGGATAATTCCAAGTACCTGTTGCAGTATTAGGGAATCCAGTAATTTTACTAAAGTATGCAAGTAGTGTATGCATATCATTATTAGCATACATCTCTGTACTAACGCTTTCTACTATTCTACAAGTAACAGTCTTAGTATATTGTGCAGATGTATCACCAGGGTCATTAACTGCATATCCAAACAGTGTAATTCTTAGATATTCACCTGGATTGTTAACAGATAGATTTACTGTACTGTATACGAACCTATTGGTTTCACTCTTGTTAATATTCTTAATTGTACCAGTATCAAGTAATGACACCTCACCACTTTCATTCATTAAATGGATTTTGTAATCCATGTTGAATGTACTGTATTTACTAAGACCATAGCTAAAGTAGTAGCTAAATCCAAGTTGTGAACCTTGACCATATTGAGTCAAATCATCGATAGTCTCCCCAGGATTTGAGGATGGAGTAAACTCTGTAATATCCTCAGTTACAATAACTAGATTATTACTATCAGCCACAGTAACATCAAACTTAATTTGCTCAGATGATAAAACTTCCCCATTAAGAGTAGTACTAGCTTGGGCAATGAAGTAGAATCTTTGTCCAGCTTTAGGATTGAAGTGTTCACTCTCGAATAGTAACTTACGGGCATCATAGCTTAATGCTCTAATAGCTGTAGTAATGTTACCTACTCTAGCTACTTCAATACCATTGATAGTCATCCAGAATTCTGCGGGACTTTGAAGAATGTTATTAGTTACAGTATAGTTAAGAGGTACTTCTGCAACACCACCCATATACATAGTCTTAGGTGGAATGGATTGAATTTCTAGAGATATAGCTCCAGCTACAATCTTTACATATGTAGGAGTTGCATAAGTATTATCATTATCATAGGCAGATAATTCTACGTCAGTAGTTCCTGATAATCCAGTGATAGTAATATCAGTTCTAGCCATAGAATATTTCTTCCATGTTCCTAACGTCTTGTTGGTAGCTAAATCTTTAGCAATTACAGTAAATGACTTTTTAACACCGCCACTCTTAATTAATATATTAAGTGTAACAGTATTAGTAGCAGTATAGACAGTAGTTCCTTCAGCCACATCAATGGTATATTCAGAACCATCACCACCTTCTCCACCACCGCCACCTTTGGCACCATTAAGGTATATCCAGGCAAGGTTTTGCTCTAGCTTAGTCATTCTATTATCTAGCTTTGTAAAGCCATTGTCAATCGAAACTGAATCCCCAGCTTCATTTAAGAAGCCAGGGTTAGTCAGTTCCAATTCTGAAGCATTAGAAGCACCGTCAATTACCCATTTTCCAGTGACTTCATCATAATGTTTTATTTTCATTGTAATGTCTTTTCAATTACTATATTGTTACTTGGATTAGTAGAACCATTTCCTCCAACCTTCTTCAAGTCCGTGTAAGCAATAGGAACATTATACTTATAAGCCCAAACCTTAGTATTGTCTTTTAGTTGTAACTTATATGATTTACCTAATATCCTATCTCTTGCAGCAGTAGTCATTGAGGGATTCTCTACCTCATCGCCATTTCCTATATTCCATATAATGTAATTAGGATATTGTTGGGCACTATTAACTTTTACTGTAGCAGTATTAGTAGTGTTATTCTCAATCTGACTAGCTACTGGGTAGTATTCTAATAACCAAGGTATATTCTTTGCAGGTAACTCCTTGTTAGAAGTTAGCTTATATCCTGTAGCTTGACACATTACATATCTTACATAATTCTGACTTGCATCAGTAGAGATTTGAACACATTGTCTTTCTCTATCTGGTAAGGAAGTATACCATGTAGGAGTTAATGAAGGGTCGTAAACGATAGGTACCATTGTCCTACTAGGATTTTCCCTAATATATCTAGAATTGGAGTAAGTATGTTTATGTCCACATAGACATAGCTTAAATCCGTTATCTTGCATCCATTGACTGAACCAATAACTACCAACTGTGTTTAAGTGGCTACCACCTCTCTTAATGTCTAAGTTCTTATCATAAGTCCCACCCTCATTCTTCTTTAAGTAACTCATAATTAAGTCAGCAGTAATAATGGTAAATGGAGCTTCATGGCAGAAAGCAACCTTCCACTTAATTTTCTCGTCAGCTGCGTGTTGAGCTAAATCAGCAGTTGCCCAATCTTTTAAATCATTATATACGTTCACACCAGTTATATCTCCGAACACGTCTGTCCTCGCTAATTCAGTGATTTCAGAGTTCATAGACAAGAAATAGGTATTACCATATACAAAACTATAGCAGCAGGGTATGTACACTCCAGCAGACGAAATGGGTACTGTATAAGGGTGTTCAAATGTGAAGAAAAATTCCACATTTACAGGACTAGTTTTACTAATATCCTCACCATCACCTAGCGTATACACATCCACAGGTGTAAGGTCATTGTTTCCAACGGTATACATTTGCTCAGTGTCCTTATAGATTGCCTCTCCACCTTTGTAGTAGTCAATCCATTCGTTGAATCTATTACCATTTTGAGTTTGGTCTCCAGTGTTCATACAGAAGTGATATGGATTCTCAGTTTTATCTGCATCAATATACTCAGCGCAGATTCTCCACATTTCATATTCCTCTGCATTAAATCCCTGTTGGTCACTTACTTGTAGGAAGTTAAATCCATCCTCAATACACTTGTCTCTGTTTCTAAGTGTAAATGACCTCTCTTCTGTCCAAGCCCCATCTCTACCTGCTTTATAGAAGTATTTCTGAGTATCAGCAGGTTCTTCAAAGTCTTTAATGAACTTGTGAACTGTAAATGGAGTTCCATCTGTAGTTATACTTCTAATCCTATTGTAAATTTTATTAGTCCAATTTTTATGGTTGGCAGGTCTATTAGGATTTTGGCTAGTGCCTTCTGAATTGAAGTCTTCCTTCTTGAAAGATTCAAACTTATTATCCTCAGTATAGTCTTCCCCATCTTTTCTAATCCAGATATACTCGTTATAATATCCAACGGATACCCAGTTAAAGCATCTAGTTTTATGAGCATCATGTCCTAATGTACAAGTAACAATATTAGGAGCACCCTCAGTCAGTAGATGTTTATTGAAGAATATATTTTTGTTTTGTGAAGAGTTCTTAGGAGTATATTCTTGAATATCAATAGCTGGATTAATATTATCCATATTGATATAAGTCCAATCCTTAACATTACTCCTAGCACTTAAAGCCTTAGTAGCCTGCTTAACTGGGTCCATGTTATAGTAACGCATTAGTAACACGTTACTTCCCTTAGTAGCTATAGGAGATGCTTCACATGGCATTGACTTATCGTTATAATTACCTATTCCGACTAAATCTACATACCATTTAATTACTCCATTAGTAGTCCACGGTGCTGTACTATTCATAACTGTACCTTCAAAATAGTCAGTAGTTTCTTCACTACTAATATAGAATGCACAGTCATAGCTAAATTTAATACAGTTATCTTTACTAGACCAAATACTATGAGCTTGAACTCCAGCACCTTCATCTCCAGCAATCTCAAGTCTTGTATTATTAAGAGTCGCATCCTTAGTCCAATACATATCAGGTTCACCAACCTTAATTAGTGTAGTATTGATATTTTCTACGGAGCATTGAGCACCTTTAATCAAGAATGTTCCTTGAGATTTAAGAGTACCAATTAGAGGTAATGTAACCCAATCTCCACTATTTCTTTCTGTATAATGTAAGTACAGTCCCTTTAAATTTAAGTCCTTCTTACCAAGATTACATAATTCTACGAAATTGTGAGACACTGGATTATAATCTTTATCTTCTGATGTTCCCCCACAATATACCATATTAACATATATCTTTGGAGAATCTTTAGAGCCAACTTCCTCTGGAATGATTGGGAAGTATGGAGTTGTATAATAAATTCCAGTACCTTGAGTCTGAGCATTACCAGCTAGAGTATTCTTATCTAATCTATAATCATGTATATCTAACTTACCATCCTTAACCTGAATAAGGAATGTATTCTCTTTATTTGTCATGTCAGCAAACTCAATACCAATAATCTTGGTTTTAGCAGAGCTACCACTTCCAATGACTTCGGTTAATATTCCATCCATTGTTTCTGGGTCTGGTCCAGGTCCTGGGTCTTCTCCACCGCCTGTGCTACCTATTTTAATTAGTTTGTAAGTCTTAGGGTCTTTAATCCATAATGTCTGAGTATCATAGCACCATAACAATTCTTTGGGAAGAAAGTCATTCTTATTGGCTTGCATTTCAGCATATGTACCACTTTTAATACATATATGCTTAGCATTAGGCAAATACTCTTCATACTCAGTTGGTTCAGGTGAATCAGCAAGAACTATATCCTTATTGGCTTCTTGGGTGGCATTGTCTTCCTCCTCTGAAGTACCATAATTAGGCTCTTCATTAGGCATCCCATCATAAGCATAGTACTGATTATTCGTAAAGTCTCCCGAATCTATCTGGCAGTTAAATGCAAACTCTAACTTCCTTACTTTGTCTTGTAGTACAGATATAACCTTTAATAGGTCTTGGATGACAGTACTACTTGTCATGTGCTCTTTATTCTCAGAAGTATCTATCCAAATACCTCCTTTATCTTCAGGTGGTGTATCCTGTATATAAATTTTAGAGAAGGATTCCCATACAAAGCCATTAAAATATCGTATCTCGTTAATCTCATCAACGAATACAATTTGTCCTTTGACTCTTAAATCATCACGGTCTAGTAGTTCCTCTAAGGTTTCTACGACCACTATGGACATTCCTCCCCCACCACTTCCTCCACCTCCTTGCACTTTCCATACATTCCATACTCCACTATAGAATTGGTACATATGATTGTCATCGGGGGAGTTTTTAACGTAACACAGCATACCTTCTTTCAGTTTATTAGTACTAAGGAAGGCTTCCATATCACTCATATTGGTAACTTGGATGTAACCACCACGTAAGTCATTAACATCTGCTAATGCGAAGTTAGCATTGTTTTTGGGTTTGAGTTGACCAATTACCTCAATATATTCATTCATGCTGATAAAAATAAAGGGCTATGTTATTCACACAGCCCTCGTTTATTATATTACGCTACGAATAAGCTATAAAGTACTTCTAAGAAATCAGCTGCATTCAATTTAGTTCCATTAATTTCAACATCGTTGCCTGCATTTACCTCAATAATCTGAGCAAATTCATCTTCACTCAATGTGGTATCAATTTGTACTTCCTCTTTTCCTCTCTTATCAACGTAAGCATTATACTCCTCATTGATTTGCTTATTCCAAGCCTCAACTTGAGCTTTATCTTCTTCTGTTTTGTCTTCTTTCATTATCAGTTCTTGATAACCCTTTGGAGTTAGTTCTTTGACAGCTTCTTGTAAGTCCTCTTCAAGTTGCTTTCTTATTTTACCTAACTCAATTCTCATACCCATTAACTTTACCTTTAAGTCTTTGCTAAGTTCCTTGTCTCCGTCTCTAAGCAGTACTTTAGTGATAAAGTTGTGCTTAATCATCATTTCATTTAGTGTCATAAAATTAAACTGTTAATTGTTGTTTTAAAGCTTCTACTGTTGCATCTAATAGGTTCATGCCCTTGTCTTCCAAATTTGCAGGATAGCTATTAACACTCTTGTTAATTAATCCCTCCCCCTCTTCAGAGTAACTAAATCCTCCAGTGAAAACATCCTCTAGCGTGAAGAATGACCCTGAGAAAGTAGTAATCATGTTATCTCCCATAATCTGTGCATCACCCTCAAGCTTCAGGTTAGCATCTTGATTCTTTACAGTGTACATTACTCTTTTGTTAAGTAACTCCATAATTAAAATTATTTAAAATTAGTTTTAGTCTAAAATCTCTTCTTAAGTTTTCGAGTGCTAAGTTAGTCATAATTTACTAATATTCAAAACAAATTGTCTTAAATATTTATAACTTACCATGATTTAGGTGCGTATATCATTTTAAACACAAATACTGTTCTAGGTCTCCAGTCTTTAGATTGACCACTACCAGAGTAACCAGTTCTCCAGTAACCTCCTTGACCAGCAGAAGTAGTACCGTTTATAGAGTGGTTTTGACCTCCATCTGGTCCAAATACGTCACGGTCGTTAGCATTATCTGACCTACAGCGCCCAAACCAGTGGGCGTGTTTAGGCATTTCAAGACCACTAATGGTTTTGCTATTAGCACCAACAGATTGACCCACTCTATCCGTCTCCAGTTCACCAGCACCAGCCATATATGCACCATTACTATATCCACTCATGTTATCAGAACATAACACAAAATCAGATAGGTCTACCGTGTATGAATCACTATAGGTTGCGTAATAGGTTACACTTGACTTACCTCTACCACTTGAATCAAATAAAAGATTCTTAAACGTAGTATAGTCTGTACTGGTAGCATATGAATTACCTACTCTATACACATAGAAATCGATGACCTCTCCAGGTACTCTTGTCTTTTTGAGGAGAGTCTTGTCTACTGGGTTTATATTCCCAGATGTATACACCTTTACCCAAGAAGACCAAGAGCTGGTTCCGTGCCTCATCCACATATTACCATTGTCAGTAAACGCTAAATTATGAGCGTGTCCACCTGATGAATCTCCCCAAGGATATACATATATTGAAGAGTGGAGTGTTCCACCATCACTAAGACCATCGGTCGTATTTTGTTTAAGGTGTGTTGCTGACCATCCTTTGGTGTTAAATCCAGATTGGTATGGAGTATAGTTAGTACTTCTTGTATCCTGATATGGTAAATAGGTCGCAGTAGTTGCACTTCCAGCCGAACTGGCATATCCAACAGTTAAAGTTTTAGTGGTCCCATTTTTAGTCCAAGTTAAATAGTTGCCATTAGTTCCCAAAGCCGTTACGTATAGTGAATTATGATTATGTGTACTTAATGAAATAGGTACATCATCCACAGCAAACTGACCATCACTTCTCATACCAAATCTCTTAGCATATCTATTACCCCAATGGAACGATATAGCTGGAGAATAACTCCAAGCGGACTGATTATTTGTAACATTACCATATTCCCTAATCCGTATAGCCCCACCATATTGGGAATCTGTACTCCATGAACTCCATAACATCTGAGCACTTTTAGAACCACCTACTTGTGAGTTGATTTCATCCTTAAATGGAAGGATTCTATTGTAACTAGAACCGCCGTAAAAATTACCAGCAGAGTAAACATTTTTATTAAACCAGTGTCCAAAACTAGCGTTAGTATTATAGTGCGTATATGAACCATTTTCACTACCTATTGATGATGCTACCCCATTCATAGACCAATTCAACTTGCCTGTCATAGTATCTCCTGATTTATTTACCTTAGTTCCAGGGTCAAAGTTTCCTGAGTTCCATATTGTATATATACTACCCCATGTTCCATTAGAGCATGATTTCATATATAGATTACCACCATTGTCATAATCATGATAAATTTTGGTTTTATACCCAGTTGCACCTGAATGGCTTAATGTTACACCATATGCACTTAGGTCGTTATCTCTCCAAAATTGTGCCCTACTAATATTATCAGAAGTACCCGTAGATTCTTGTACTCCAAGAGAACCAGACGCATAGACAAAGTTAGACAATGCCTTATGACCCCCTCCACCTAGTAATACATAGGAATCACTACTTCCACTCTTTATGAAAGCTGGTGCTGTAACTCCCTCAGCCTTTATAGACATCCATTGGGTAATAGTAGAGCCCTTCCTCCCAGAGAACTTAAAGTATTCGTTACCATTATCTCCAGTTTCAAATCCAAGGTAAGAATCAGTGTCTCCATCCCCAGTGTTTTTAAAGTGGATTTTAGCACAGTCTGTGTTTCTAGACCACTGTACAACAGAATCGGTAGATATTGTAATACTTCCAGTCATTGTACCTCCAGCAAGAGGTAGAAATTTACCATTAGACCATGTAGTAGTAGCTAATTGTTGCCAAGCCTCCCAAGCTGTACCAGTTCCAAATCTGACCCATAAATTAGAATTGTCTGTAAATCCTAACTGTGCTGACTTACCACCAGCCCAGTCTGTAGTGCCGCCATACTTCCTAACAGTTAACAATCCTACATAAGTACCACCATCAGTCAAGTTAGCCTTAGCATTTGCTTTAAAATCTAACCACACGCCTGCCCCATGTTCCTGAGGGGTAGAAGCAACATCTCTACTATCAATAAAATTGATGGTATTATGAGAGTGTTCGGTTCTTAAGCCCACTAAGTTTCTGGCATCCCATATCTTATAATCAGTTCCATTATACCTATGCTGTAAATCGGCTTCGCCGCTTCTGATATAAGTAGTTCCAGCTTGCTGTCCTAAATATGTCCAATCAGTGCCAGAATACATTGTAAGTCCATTACCCCCTGTAGTCTGAATTTTAGTTACTTTTAGAGTACCAGTCATTGTATCACCAGCTCTGTTTACTGCATTAGCAAATGCTCTAATGTTATCCCCACTAAATACATATGCTTTAGAACTATCACCGTTCTTAGCACCCCATACATGAGTTGGAGTTGCATTACCTGCCTCCCAATTCATAGTCAGACCAGATGCTATCGAATATCTTACATAATTAGTAAGAACATTAGGGTCATTACCTCTAATTACATAAGTAGCATCTAGATATGTACGGAAGTTAGCCTTATCAATTACTGGAGTCCAATCACTTACTACTCCAGCAACATTTCTTCTATGCCATAATCCAGCTGTACCTGTCATAGCTTGTGCTAGTTCAGTGTAATAACCAGATGAATTATTATGTAGTATTTTAATTCTATTAGACCAAGAACCTGTTGCGGGACCATTATTTGAGTCTTGGAGTATTCCACCATAACTTCCATAAGTAGCATCTAACAATCCAGATGGATTTAAGTCTACTTTTAATGCGGGACCTCCAGGTGTTGTAGCTCCTGCATAATTATGAGTATGGTCTCCAGTAGAAACTACCTTACCATCACTGTACAGCTTGTTGTCTGCACCTATATATACTTTAGAATTAGTATAGGTCTGCGGATTATCAGTCTGAGTTAACGAACCTGTTAAGAATAGTTTAGTAGCCAGCTTCTCAGTAGCTCCAGCTGTGTTTCTAGTATCTTGAGTAGTTACCGTTATTTCATCACCACTCTTGGTAAATGTAACATTGGTTCCAGCTTTGAATGATTTATTGGGAGAAGTAGTTGGCTTATAAGTATCTACAACAGTATCTCCTTGTTTAAAGATTAAATTATAGAAATCATAAGTTGTATCCTTACTACTAATAGTTACTTTTTTATTAGTTGCATCAGGAATTAATGTTACGTTAGTACCTTGAACTAGAGTAAATGAATTATTAGCTGCATTAGGGTCAAATGTAGTTACTTTAGTAACAGTATCTCCAACTTGAGTCTGTAAATCTAAATTATAGATGGCTTGATGTTCAGTCAGCACTTTCTTACCTAAACTATATAAGCAGTTGTCAGTTCCAATATATACATACTGATTACTATAAGTCTGCGGTGATGTAGTCTGAGATTCTGCACCAATAAGAAATAACTTCTTATCAATAAGGTTAGTAGCTCCAGCTGTATTTACTGTATCACTTCCTGGGTCAGCAGCAATAGTAACATTACCCTGACTATCTCCTGTAATAAATACATTATCACCCTGAATAATATTCAATAGTCTAGCAGCAGAACCATCAAATGAATGCATATCCTTCCCATTATATTGGAATCTCATAGCATTAACTACTTTCTCAGCAGCTACGGCAGTTGCATCAGCAGGTAGGTAATCTACATTACTAAATGCATTCTTACCTAAAGTCTTTAAAGTCCACTTATTAGCTACACCAGTAGATAAGATAGCTTGGTCAGCTGTTGTTCCACTACCAGTTAAAGTAGTATAAGATTGAACGTGTCCATCTAATGCTAATATCTTTGTTGTTCCTCCTATGGTTAAACTAACTTTGTTACTGTCTGCATTTGAGAAGAATCCTCCATATAGTTTACCATGAGTCCACACTTCACCAGTGTCTTGTATATAGACAATGGCTGACCAGTATATATCTCCACTGGTATCTGCTGCACTTGTAGGTAACTTCCATGTATTAAACACACTCTTACTAGCACAGTCAATGTATTTTGTTTTAATTAGCATATTGTGTAATCACAAAGTTAATAAAAAGGAGGAACTAAGTCCTCCTGAATTATCTTGAATATGTTATATTTCCACTTGAGTCTACAGATGCCCATCCAGTTACTAATTCTCCTTCTATCCACAAGAAATCACTTGAGAATATTAAGTCAGCATTCTCCCCAATACTTTGAGGTAATAGGGAACTAGGTGTATAAGCTAATACATCACGCCAGCTATTATCAGATATTGAAGTAAAGGTTAATGTATTGGTTGCATTATCCCAACTCAATCTCATGTTACCTGCCGCACCAAAAGTCAAATCTCCAGAATCCGTAGAGTTACTAAGGATTTGGGATGCTGCCTGTCCAGAGTTCTGATAATTAATAGCACGCCATGTTTGAGATACTGGAGTAATCCATGATGGAGTACCACTATTATTAATAGTAAGCACTTGTCCTACATTACCATTGGTTAAACCAGTAATTAATTTACCAGTAGTACTATCAAATACAGCCACTTGTCCGACTACTGACCTTGAAGGTCCACTTACTACACCTGTAGTATTAGTTTGTACAAATGTCCACTTGTTCTTTACTTGTGACCAAGTAGAGGAAGTAGCAGCTGGAGTGCTTTCCTTACATATTAGTAAATCTCCAATTTCTACTGGCTCTCCATTAATGTAACCAACACTATCAGTATATGTACCTGTTCCAAATGTTACTACATAAGTATTACCAACATCAGCTGAAGGGGTAAATGTACCTGGACTTGTTGTCCCTGCCTCAACTGCACCTTTATAAAGCATTGCATTGTTTGAGCCAAGAATACTATCTGCATAATCCTTAGCTGTTTGAATTGCATTCCAAACCATTAAAGGAGAAGCAGCAATAGCAGCAACTATATTAGTATCATTAATGTTCTCATTATCACTAGAAGGGTCAGGTCTAGTATTTAAAATATCTTGAAGCTTCACATGACCATATAACTTAGTAGATGCACCACCATATTCAGGCTTTAAAGATAAGTGAATCTTTGGAGTAGCCTGACCTTGTACATCACCCTTTAGATTACCAATAATGTAACCATCTAATACTGATAAGTCTCCATGATTTACATTAATTGGTCCGTTAGAGTTCATACCTCCAGCTATGGTCATCTTCTGTGTAGCATCATTAAATGTTAAACCATTAGCCTTTCTTACCTGAGAGGTATCCATATTATTACTAGCCTCATTGTAAGATAGTAATATATTTCTTTCTCCCATTAGATTAGATGGAGCTAATTGTTCTACATAATCTCTGATTTCTATGTTATGGTTTTCTGCTAGTGTAATATGTCCAGTAGCATCTACTATAATATTAGGAACTACAAAGATACTTGCATTTCCTAGATTAGTAGATTGACCATAAGAACCTGGAACTACACCACTAGTCTTGTGTAACAGTTTTCTATTAGCTGCATCCCACTCCAATGGTGGTTCAGTGTCTACCCTATTAAGAGCATTACTACTAATAATAATTCTGTTACCATCACCCTTTCTAACACTAATACTCTCTCCAGCAGTAGACATTAGGAAGAATGAATTACCAATCTGTACCTTTACTGAACCACTAACCTCTGATATTTCAATACTAGGATACCCAATACTAAAATATGTTCCACAAGTCCACATTTCCCTTGTATCTTCTATAAACACAATCGGATTTAATCCTTTAGGAATAGTGTCAATTAATGGTTCAAATACTTCCTTCCTCTTAATATAGGCGAACTTACTATCTATAACCATTATTCAATTATTTTAGTACTTAGTAAGTTGTCTAATCTTAAAGCTGTTTGTGCCAGCGTTTCAGTAGGAATCACATAGTTACCAGTTGCATTTACAAGTATGTCAGTACCATCTAAAACTGGATTAGTTTTAATAGGTTTTTTATTAACGGTCTTGTTCCCAATCTCGTCAATCTTATCTTGCATATTATCCAACATCTCCTGGATTTTGTCTAATATGTCAATGATTTCCTTATTATCAAGGAATACAACCCATTTCTCACCATCATATAACAGCATCTTACTGTTATCCTTAATCCAGATATGGTAAATAGTTGGAGGAGTCATATCGCCCCTCCAGAAATTTACCTGCTTATTATTTACCATTGCATCTGCCATGTTATTCAAGTATTATAGAAGCATTAGTAGTAATATTATTAACTATCTCTTCTAATGCTGTAAGTTTGTCCATTAGTATTTTTCCTTGAGCTGCTGACAAAGACACGTCCGATTTATTAGTTACTAAGTCATTAATAATCGTTGGTATAAACTCCTTTGAGTATGTATACTCTTGAGTCGCATCTCCATTCGTAAGGTTAAATTCCACCTTAAGGTCAGTGGATATGTTATAGTGGAAATAGGCAACTACATCTATGTGTCTAGTTCCACTAGTATCGTTTGCATTATATCCAGATTTTGAATAGGATGTTAGAAAGTCTTTCTGTTCATGTTCTAATACTATGATTCTACATTCAGCTAATTTCTTTCCAAATTCCAAAGCTTCTTCAAAAGTCTCAAAATAGCTAGACGGAGTTTCAGAAATATACATACTATTTGGAATCTCACATAGATGAGTATCTGCAGCATTTTCTAAGTCAGCTAAGCGCCCTTTAACCTCACTGTCGTCGTAGTTACTTAGTGACTCTAGCTTCAGTTTTAACTCTCCTGTGAAATCATTAGAACTTAGAACCTTTCCTGCCTCCTTTTGTACATAATTGTCCAAGTTAGGAATCTCAGTCTTTAAAGCATAACCACTTAAATCAACTCCAGGTATAGCAGCAATTTGTTGTTGAACCCAAGTTTCAGTAGCTAAACCTTCAATACTTGGGATGACAGGTATGTTAATAAGGTCATTATAATCCTTAGAGAACAGTTCTGACTTGTCTGCCTTACTATTCAAAGTATTCTTTACACTACTTATCTCAGTGTTAATACCTCCTATGGTAGTATTCTGAGCTAATATAGCATCACTTAGCTCTTTGAATGTATTGTAAGATGGGTCAGCACCTTCTAAGATTATGTTAAGCCTTCCATCAGTATATTCTTTAGCACTAAGTAAAGCATCGGCAGCCGCACCTGCAGATTCAGCACCAAGTTCTTCTAATGTATATGTAGGTTTAGTAGGTTGTTTAGCCCATGAAGGAACAGTAGGGTCTGTTTCTGTAAACTCTGTCAAGTAACCTTTATCCTCTAATTCCTGTTCAGTAACTAGGTTCTCTGGTAATGAATTTAAATAACCACTATCATTTTCTAATTGAGAAACTCTAGTAGGTATTTCAGTCTTATCAGCCTTACCACTAATATCTGGAATATCAGTTTTATTAGCTTTCTTCTCAACTTCTGAGCCTAAGTTTGTTATGAGTTGCCTAACAGTAGAATCATTGTAATTAGTAAGTCCAGCTAATTTAGCCTTTTCCTCTATACTAAAATTCTGCTCTGATAAACCCATACCAGCCTGTTTATCAACCTTATTATTCCAATTATCAATGTCCTGCTGATTTATGTTCTTGGCAGCACTGGCAGCAAACTGAGGTTCTAATTCTTGGGTCAAGTAACCTTTAGCCTCTAACTCTTCATCAGTAACATACTCTTCTGGAACTTCTGATAAGTATTCAGAATCATTCTCCAACTGAGAAACTTTGGTAGGTATCTCACTCCTATCAGCTTTATTAGAAACGTCTGGAATCCTATCATCTACTTCCTTCTTAGTATAGTAGTTATTGAGTTGAATATCACCACCCTCAATAGCTGCAAGTTTATCGTCTACTTCCTCTTTAGTATATACAGTATGTTTGTCAGCTTTTGCAGCTAATAGCTCTCGTATAGTTGTTGTATCAATACTCTCTGGATTATATCCACTCTGGCCAAGTATTTCTACAGTTGTCTCTCCTAATCCAGGTTGGGCACTCTTAAATATATAATATAGGTTGCTAAATATTTCTTGAGTTCCAAGTAATTTAAAACCACCTATAATGCTACTAACTCCCAGAACTGTATTAGCTCCGTTAGGAATCATAACATATATATATTCATTAGCTCCCGCATTTACTGTATAAACATTATCAATAGTTCTGTCTAACTTAGTATAGTCTGGAGAAGTTCCGAAGTAATTTGGATATTTAATGTCAAATGTAACAACTCTTGTAGCACTAATATCCTCGTACTTATACTTTAGAGTAATTACCATAGATGTAGTCCTGTTAGTAAAAGTATACTCTCTTACATCAGGACTTAGTACAACATCATTGATAGACTGTTCTACAACATCCTTATAATATTCCCAAGTAACGGTTACATCCGTAGGTTCGTCTCCATAACACATATACTCTGGGTCTAGAGATATAGCCTTGACGTTATCATCAATAGATGCAGCTGCAATTTTAGCATTAACCCACTCAGTAGATGCAATTCTATTAGAATTATCTGTCATCAGGGGTAATGTAGTAGTTGGAGTTCCAGCAAAGTTAGGAGAGAATATGTCAGCTTTGTTTTTAAATCTAATTTCTATCTCGCAAGCCCATTGAGCGAGTTTAAGATTAATCTCATCAATAACCTTATTAATGTCGAAGGCTATTGAATCAGTTACAAAGGTATATAAATCTTTTTGATTAGACAAGTTACCTTTGATGTTTCCCCACTTTAGAGCATATTCATCTGCTATACCGAGGTTAATTCTGGCTATTGTTCTTTGGTATTCATCAGTTAATTCTGAGAATAAATTCTCCTTCTGAAATCCATCGTCTCCACCAGTACACCCATAATATTTAGAAGTATCACAATCATCCTTGATACAGATGTGTTCTACTCCTTCCTCTTCTATTTTTACCCCATCTATCTTCTCTATAGTAATAACACCATAGTCAGCACAGATTCCTTCAACTTCTTCTTTTTCTATAACTCCATCTATTATCTTGGTGTCTAGCTTTATATTGGAGATAGAATGTGGGTAATCAGGTAAAATGGGAGCCTCTTGTTCTTGTTCGTCAAGACGTATAAACTCTGCCATATTTTAGATTTGTATAATTTGATAGGCATATGTCATAGGGTCTAAGAAGGATATAATAGTTGCTTCATTAACCTTATGAATGGTTTTGGTAATTGTCATTGATAAACTAGTATCACCGATAGGAAATACTTTATTATATAATGAGCCTTCCATGTAACATACATTCTCATTAAACATATTATTAACTGAGTTCCACCTTAAAGTTGTATCATGGCAACCTCTAAGGAATGTATTACCTTTACAGTCAGCTTCTAACACATTGTCATATGTATCTCCCAAGAATATATTGTTAGTACATCCTTGCTTTAGTTCATTGTGCTTAGTATTGTGTAATTCTGAACTATCAGTAATAACTCCTCCAGTTAAATCTGAGAATGTATAAAAGTCTCCATATGCCGCCCCAAGATTAAGATTAGTATTATCTAATTCTTCAGCCGTTCTTCTAAACTTTATATTCTTAAAGTCATAGTGTGCTGAGTTGTAATGATTGTCTCTAAGAAATGTTATTTTGCCTTTAGTAGTAACACCATCTTCGAGAGTTTCCTGAGTCGGGTCATATTCTATAACCCAATCCTTCATTTTATCATCATCAATAACAACTCTTGGGTCTAATCTATTATTAGTAATAGCTGTAACAATCAGTTTCCAAATAGGTGAGGGGTTAGTGGAGCTGTTAATGCCCCACGTAACCTTCTGACCAGAACTATTAGTAACATTAGAAGAATATATAGTTTGAAAGTCTGTAATAACATACCTTGCCCCTGTTACTAAACTCTTCTTACCTATATTGTCATTGAGTACTGCATAGGTGACTTCTAAGGGTTTGGATTGTCCTCCTTCTCCAGTATAATCAATGATACCTATATTCTTTCTCAGTTGCTCTTGCTCTAACTCAGTTAACCCACCTAATAGGTCTTTCTTCTTGAAATAATTATTCAAATCATGAATACAGGCATAACGTCTTGTATCCCTTTCTATTGCCATGTTAATTATTCATTAAGAATTCATATATTCCATCTATCTTATCAAAGTATTGACAAGTCTGAATGAAGGATATTTGGTGGAGAATCATATCATAGTTCTCCACATATCCCTTGTTTAACCTTTTGAGGAATTTGTCAAAGTCTTTGATTACTTTTAACTTTAGGTTAGTTATTGCATCCACAACCACCTCCTCCTATAGTATTCTTATCAACCATAACATCTTTACATATTCCTCCGCATTGAGTTATGTCTTCTAAGACTCTCTGAGCTTCATAATATTGACCTAACTCAATTAGATATTTGATAACATTAATAGCCATCCATATAATGTCTCTATTATAGATTAGCATCTTAACATCGTCAGTTCTATTCTTACATCTTCCTGGTAAATCTCCTAGAAGGTTCTTACACAGTCTATAGAAACATTCATTAATATGACAAACACAGAATGTATTCTTATCACCTCTAATGATTGTAGTAGTCTTCTCAGTAATAGTAGCTGGAGGTAAGGCGTTTACCTCTAATATCTCCTCTACTGTTACTGCAATAGATTCTTCATCAACATACTTCATGAATGTTTCAGACTGTGTATCATAGTAATAAACAGAATTATAAGCTGTTAGTGCAGTAGGATTTCTATCCAACACATACTTTAACCATACATCAGTTGGTAGTATAATATGTGTAACTTCATACAGACCATCAATAGGCATCTCTAATTCAGATTCATCAATGCAGTCTATAACGTGTTCTACAACATCATATTTCTGTGTTACTTCGTCTCCAGAAGATTTAATACTTGTTATAGCATTAAGAGTGATGGTTTGGCTATAGGCATAATTACGAGTACTTACTGTAATTTCACCAGTTTCATTTAAGTACTCGTCATTATCCCTTTCCAATCCAGTAATCGTAATACCGCAAGCACCTTTCTTGCATATTTTAAATACTGAATCCATAATTATACATTAAAGTCAGCTCTTACTTTAGTCTTTATATTTCCTACTAGTGTAAGATAGTCTAAATATTTCTGCCTATCTGTCTGGTTATCGGATAGTCCTAAAACAATACTATTAGAGCTGTTAATTAAATCAAACTCTTCATCTTGGTCTACATACTGCCTAATAATGGCTTTGATGCATTCTTTGTGGTCTGGTTGACCAAACAGATGAACTTGAATATACGTCCACCTTGTCTCTTGTGTCACCTCTTCAGTCTCAGGGTCAGTAACCTCTACTACTTTAGACTGAATATCATAATTATAGTAATATGTGCCATTACCTAGCTTCTCTATTGAGTTAGGTTGTACATTCATTTCTATTCTTTTTGGTTCTAACATAAGGTCTTATTTTAAAATTTACTGGGAATGAATATCTGGTTAGAGAGTAGAATAGTTCTCTGCTCTTACTCTCAAAGTAATAAGATTTGTTATTGTATACAAAGTTAACTCTAAAACACTTACTATAGCTAACCATATCCACAACATGAATATACTTGTTATAAAATCTAGAGATATTAGACTTCTTCCCGTCCCAATTAGAGAACCTTAAACCTGTATCTCTTTGAATCTTCCTTAATAGATTCTTAGAATTACAAAACTTTAGCCAACCAAAATATGACTGCATTCTCCTTCTTAATTCCTGTCTGTCAATCTTACCAGATAGATACCTTCTAACAAGTCTGAATAATCTAACCTTAATTGACTTCCTTAATAGTACATGGGTGTGATAGAACCTATAGCCAACGAAGTCTATACCTCTAACATCTACTGGGAATATTTGGTAATTTGATTTCAACCTTAAATTTAGAACCTCTTTTAAGTACATCTTTATTGCTATGAGTACTCTTCTCAAGAAGTCCTTATCACTGCTGAGAATTACAATATCATCAGCATACCTGAAGTAGAATTTACATTTTAATTCTTCCTTAACCCAATGGTCAAAGTAAGCTAAGTATAAGTTTGCAAAGAATTGAGAAAGATAGTTTCCAATAGGAACGCCGTCTGCTGAATAAATGATTCCGATTAGCAGGATTAATAAATTTTTATCCTTAATCTTACGTTTGATTATATCACATAATATGTCATGGTCGATAGAAGGATAAAACTTCTTTACATCCATCTTTAAACAATAGAGTGTTTCATTTGGATGCTTTACCAAAGCTGCTTTTAAATCGTATGCTACATTATGAATACCTCTATCCTTAATACAAGAATAAGTTTGCTTGATGAATATCTTAGTCCAGATAGGTTCCATTACATTCATAATAGCATGATGTGTTATTCTATCTGGATAGTATGGTAATCTAAATATCAACCTTTCTTTGGGTTCATATATTTTAAATGTACTATACTCAGAAGTTTCATAAACTAAATCTCTTAGTTGTTCCGAAAGTCTTCTATTCTCTTCCTCCCTATTCTTATCATGTTTGAGGATTCCCCATCTTACTGACTTATGCTTTCTATCTTTATCATCTGCTTTCTCAATATTCTCTATATCATATACCTGTTCATGTAAATAGCCTATACGCTTCAAGTCTTATATATTTATTGTGGAAGCTTTCGAGAATTAACCTACTAACACCCTGTTATTAAATACTACGTTGTCTTTTGCCAAGAGGCAAGGGTGCTGTTTAGACTGTAAAATAAAACAAATTACCTAAAGAAATATATAATAAGCCTACATTAGTATTAGCATTGCTGACTCCATTATTAGAATTGAAGTAGCTAAGACTAGCATTACTACCATTATTAGCGTTGCTGCTAACGATGAGTGTTTTGTAATAATTTTCTTGTCCAGCACCAACAGAATATAGGTAAACAGCACCCTTAATCTCGTATTGTTATCTTATATAATTATTAAACTACTTTATTTAGTGTCCTGAAGCCCACATAAGTATTAGCATAGCCGACCCCATTATAAGAATAGAAGTAGCCAAGACCAGCAAGACCACCATAATAAGCGTTGCCGCCAACGATGAGCGTTCTTAATGCTGTGCTTGATGCATTGCAATAATGGTAGTCACACATATATGTCGTATTCGACCCACCTACAGCAGAAGGGATTATCTCACCCTTTTCTCCAAGGTCAAATGCCTTTATGTAACCATCAGATGCTACCTCTGTTCCTGCGACAGTCATCTTGCCCTTAGCAGTGTTATCATCGCCGAATGCTGATGTGTCAGTTGTAGTGTATACACTACTTGGTTGATTAGTAGCTGTTCTTTCAAGGATGACACCATCTAGGTTAGTCCAGATGTCTCCGAATGGATTATCAAATCCTCTCCATCTTGGAACTTTAAATGTCTTAGTAGCTACTGTTATAGTTTCACTTACTACAGTCTCAGGAATTACTAAATCCTTAACGCCAGTGAAGTTACCAAACTCATTGCAATATCCACATGGAGTTAAAGGATAATAACTGTTATAGTTATTCCAGCTAGTTCCATCCCATGTAGTAACTCCATCTCCTAAACCACCTTGATGATAACCTTCAGAAGTTAGTTCTGCATTATATGCAGCTTGAGAGTTAAATGTTGCATACTCAATAACCCAAGCCCAGTAGAATATCCACTTGTAATATTCATAGCATAACATTTCAGAACCAGCATTGGTAGCATAAGTTCTCATATTAGCTCTTGAGATATTAGTTCTTGGTTTACCCAAATCACTTCTGAATGCGTCTGTATCTAGGTATGTATCATTAGCAGTTCTATTACCTCCGCCTCTGAATTGAGCAGTAGTATTAACTACAGAGACCGCTTTTGGAGTTGCAGAAGTTGTAGTGTCAACTGTACTTCTATAAGCATCAATTAACATTTCAGGAATCTCTATCCAAGTATCGTCCATCTTAATGGTAGATATTCTCACCCACTTTTTATTGGAGTCTTGTACATTAGTTCCAGATTTACCATAGAACTTAGGTGTGTGTACTCTTACTGTACCATCAGTTCCATCAAGTACTGAATCCTCACCTGTAATCTTCTTACTCCAATCATTTGGGTCTAGATAATAGTTAATCACACCATTGTTAGCTACACAGCCCTTGTATTGTGACTGTATAGGTAGTGACTTGTGAAGTAGAGGATTACCAATTCTAGTTAATGCAGGGTCAGCTACAGTAGTATCCCACTCTACACCATAAGAATAAATATCTTCTAGACCTGTGTAATCAATAGTTCCACCTCCGCCACCTTGATTGTCTTGCCACTCTGCTGTGCCATCTCCAGTGTTTACCAGAATTTGTCCTGGTGTACCTCCTGCTGGAATGTGCTTGTTACCAGCTGTGGTAGGGTGTGTATAGTTGTTAGCATTATCTGCTATCCCACTCAGCTTAGTTTTCTCAGCTGTTGTATAATCTTCTGTAGATAATTGTTTACCTTCAACCTTATCTACCTTGTTAGCTATCTTTGCTACTTCTTGCTTCTCAGCTGTTGTGTAGTCGTTAGTAGATAACTGCTTACCGTCTACCTTATCAACTTTTAGAGCAATAGCAGCTGTGCTTCTTGCCTCAGAATCCTCAATAGCTTTATCTACCTGTGTCTTGTTGTAGTAACCTGTAAGGTCTACTTCTACGTGTTTATTACCTAAGAACTCCCAACCAGTTTTCTCAGTAGTAACCATCCATATATACTCATCGTACACATCATTAGTCCTAGAGCTTTCATTAGGAACCATGTAAATGGTATTGGGATTACCCTTAGATGGTAGTTCTGTAACAACAAGAACCTTACCTCCTGCATCAGCTATTGCATCAGTTACCCATTGTTCTGTAGCTAAGCCTTCAATTACTTTATCAACAGTAGTTGATTTATTAGCCCCATTCTGAACAATAGGAATTAACTCATCTCCAGCTAGTGTTGTAGCAGGGGTCATTTGAGAGATTTTAATGTCAGTTGCTGCCATTATTCAAATAAAATTAAATCACCATTTTCTGTAACCATAAATTTACCATCTTCTAATATAATGTTTGCCAAATCTCTAAAGATTAGACCTCCATCTTCTGTAAGTATATTAACGCCAATTTCAGCAAGAATATTTCTAGTAACATCAGTGAGATATATATCTCCATTCTCTAGTTTCCACTTATCCACTATATAGGACTCATGTCCTTGTCGTTTAACTATTAATGGATAACTACTATTCTCAAATCCCTTTAATATTACTTGTCCATTGGCATCAGTTATATACTCCTTACCCTTAAAGATAACTATAGCACCTACTAAGGGTAATCCAGTACCTCTGTCTATAATTCTAACTACAACTGAGATAACCTTTAAATTAGCCCTCCCAATATGGTTACCAATGCCAATATAAATTCCCATGTTAGTTACCTACTTGTAATGTACTTTCAGGTACAGCTTTAATCCCTATAACTAATTCAGGATTCCATCCTGGATAGAATACAGTAGATACATACTGACCTTCCGAATCTTTTAATAACACCTCTACAGTTACATTATCATCAGTAATGTTCTTAACAAGAACAGCATTACTTCCATAAGGTAACTCAAAGTCACCTGCAGGTAGTAGATACAGTCTACTTACTTGCAGGGAGGTTGGTCTTTCATTTTGATTGAGATTTATCATTCTTATGCGTTTTTAACTTCGTTATTCATTTGATTACCATCAAACAGTTGAGCATACTCAATATCTGTCCTCTTAGTATCATTCTCAGCATCACTCTGTGACTTGTCTCTTTGAGTCCTAGCATTATACCAGTTAATATCAGCTTCGTTTTGAACCTTCTGTCTTTCAATTTCCAACTTAGCCTCATTAAGACTTTCAATCTTGCCTTGAGCCTGTTGAAGTTGTTGTTGAAGTTGCTGATTCTGTTGCTGTAATTGTTCAAGCTGTTGTTGTAATTGCCCCATCTCATTCATCTCCTTTTTCTTCTTAGAAAAGGCTTTAGTAACCTTTACTTTAAGTTCAGTAAGACTTCTGGCTGTCAGAGCATCTACAATCATATCTGGGTCTAATTGACCACTCTTAATAAGCTCTATAATTACTTGCTGTATATTTTGCATCTCCTTCATAATCTGAGTACTTGGTACAATATGTACATCGTAATCAGTATGAGTAAAATGCTCTGGTAATGCTGTAAATACCTTTTGCAACTTATCACCAAGAATTAGAGTTCCAGTTAACCCCTTCTTCCATACTATCTTAGCCATGTCAATACAATCTCTAAGTATATCTATTGACAACGTATCCATAGTCTGATAGAAAGGTTTAGTAATAGTATAGGAGTTTCTAGCTCCAGCTTCTACATTACTAACTGCATCTTTCTGTTGAATACCATTTAACCTTTCCCTAAATACACCAGTAATAGATGATGTTTGGTCTTCCACTCTTTGTAAGGCTAGGTCAAATGCCTGTATAGTTTGAACCTTAATAGTGTCAGTAAATCCAGCAAATGAGGTATTGTTATTAAATGCTCTACCTTCCTGGCTTGTATCTACTAAAGCAACTCCAGTCTTTTTAAAGGCTATCCACTTTTGTATTCTCTCAGTAAGGTCATCACCCAATATAGTAGGAAGCATTGATAAGTCTAACCAGTCACCATCTGTACCACTATTAGCAAGAATATTATCCCTGAAATATGTAATCAAATCATACTTATCTTGTAGGTGAGCACATTGTAGTACTAAGGATTGTGGAACATTGTCTCTATTAACAAGATATACACCATTAACAGATAATCCACATTTAGTTGGGGCATCCTTAGTCCTAATAACATTCTCCGATTTACCAGTAAGAACGTATATAGATTGTCCTATTCTTACCCCCTCATATCTATTCTGAATATATTCATCTCCTTCTTTGTCAATGTCAATCCATTCTATTTCATAAACAGGCAATAGTTTATAGTTAAATGACTCATAAGTATCAGCTGGGAATCCTGGAACAATACCTTTACCAGCATCTAATCCAGCTCCTTCGCCTTCCATAATAGGTCTGCATCCAACTTGATTCTCCATAGCTCTAATATACATATAAGAACTATCAGAATAATGTTCATACATGTCCTCTAACTCGGCTCTACTTTCATCACTCAAATCCTTACCATATTCAACTAGTATCTGCTGTTTGGTCATCCATTTCCTAATTACAACTCTGTAACTATCCTTTACATAAGGTGACTCTGGATTTCTATCAACAAATGTATTTAATGGATTGAGAACGTCAATACTAATGTTAGTACCACTTGCTGACGGTTTAACCTTATAGAATGAACAGCCAGTAACAAGTAAGTCTAACAGTAATGCCTTTAGTTTATTAGCTAAGTCAGTATTTCTAGACTGAATTACATATTCAATAACATTCTGAGCTGCTATTTCATAGTCACTAATAAAGTTATTATTAATATCCTCAATCAGTTTCTCAATATCAGCCTCAACAGATGCATCACTAACATTACCTCCACCTATAAAGGACAGTATTTGGTTATTTAGATGCTTTTGTAAGAATGTATATACTTGCTGACTTATTTCTAATTCCTTTTGTCTAGTAATCTTAGAGATTGTTTCCTTGTCTTTACAAGATACTTTCGGAAGAATTGGAATGTCTAAATACTCTCCAATTAAAGCATCAACGTGTTTCTTTATAAGAGGAGTGAACTCAATAGAAGTAGGATTACCTATTCCAAAGTTTTCTTCAAGATACCTAAATTGCTCGGCATCTCTCTTACCGTTATAATAGTTGTATGCCTTCTGTAATTTCCATTTGTTGAAGACTAACTCATTTACAGCTTTGTCAATCTTCTCTATCAAATAATCATCACTTCTTTTGTTTGCACCCATCTTCGTAATTATATAATTGTATAGCAGTGAAGTATTTAGTTCTAACTAAACTTCGCTCCTTTAATTCCTTCTCAATAAACTTTATAAATTCTTCAGCTGTACCATCGCACGCAATGGACAGTGGCTTTTCATCTTTATTGAGTCCAAGGTCCATTCTATATCCCACGTGCTCAGGTTCTTCTCCTGGAAATTTGTAAGTGGTTTCGTAAACCTTTAGGACTCCCTGATATTCTTTACAATATAGAGATTTAATTAAATCTCGGATTGCTTGTTCGATGTCCTGTGTCGTCATAATATTGTGTTGGGAACAGATTAAACTTAGGCACTATAGACTGTTTATCGGGAATAACCCCTTTGTGTTTAATTCCATATTCATCAGTCCAGTAGCCAAATAGTCTTAACTTTCTCCCTCCGTTATCAGCCTCCTGTGGTGGAATACCACTTAACTCTTCATCTCCTAACTCAGCCATACCCATCGCTGCTACAATATCAAACTTTCTTTTATTCTCATAAGAATAAGTAATAAGTTCATTAATCATTGGTTCAAACCACATATTGTGGCAGTAATCATTGATATAGCAATCAATAAGGTCTAACTGGTGTTGAATAACAGCTTCAGTTGCAGGAGCACCAAATTGTCTACTTCTACCTGCCTGTATATCGGACTGTGTAGCTCTAGGTCTTCTCATCAAGAATCTTTCTTCTTTCTTCTTAGTTCTAAACCAAGTAAGAATACTAATACGAGTAGATTCAAGACAAGCCTTACAGTTATAGTACTCAAGAATCTTGAGGGTTGTCCTATAAGCCTCTTCAAGATTATTAGGTCTGTCTTTGTAGATACAAACATACATTGGTTCTTGTAAACCAAAGCACCTTTTCTTTACTACTACACAGAAGTCAGATGGGTCTCTTGTATTATCTGATGTATCATTCATACCCATGTCAATACCGTCAATACCAGCCACATATAAGTTTCTGAAGTCTGAACCATTCTCACTCTTAATGGGATGTTCAATAATACAAACCTTACCCTTATCACTTGGTATAAACCTTACCCCATTCTTAGCTTCCTCAGAGTGTACATTATTTTGGAACGTATATTCCAACTGTCCCCACTTAGGCTTTAATTCTGGAGGAGTGACCTTATGCAATTTAATAGCAGCTAATTGTTCCGTTAATAATACAGTGTTGAACTGGTTATCACCTTCCAAAGCTAATGCTTCATCTGGAGTAAAACAATACTCAGCCGAATATAACATCAATCCTTTAGGGTCAGCAATCTTAGTAGCTCTCTTAGCCATGTAAAATTCCTTACCCTTCTCTGGGTCAGTCCAACCTCTCTTATCAACATATCCTGGAGCAGTAACAATAGTATATGCAGGAATGAAATATGCTGTCTCAACGTATGTACCTTCCTTAGTATAATTATGTCTATAAGGAAGAACATCATATCCTTTAGGGTCATGGAATGCGGCAGCTACACCTTCTAATGCAGGACCACTATCACCACCTGTACCCCAAGCTAGCTTAATACCGAATCTCTGTCCCTGAATATCAATAAGAGCATCGCCCTGAATGAAAGCTTTCTTCCAATTGGGCCAAGAACCACTTTCCTCGTACATTAGAATGTCAGTACGGTCACCTCTAATCTTATTAGGCTTATCAGCTGTAATTCCTTCAATCTCAGACATCCATCCAGATTCTACACCATCTACATTCTTACTAGAAGCTCTCTTCCATTTAGCTGTGTTGTGAACCTGTCTTAGTTTTCTCATACCATCCTCAGTATTATCATCTAGGTATGATAACTGCATCCAGCACTTACTAAGAGTATCATCAACATAACCTTCTTGCTGTGCAGCCACTACTCCTCTAAAGTGTGGTCTAGTAATATAGCCATTAATAAGAATAGCAGCAGCTATTTCAGAGAATCCAACACCACGAGCTTTTAATCCAATAGCATTCTTTCTCAGCACCTTACATAGTTCAATGTAATGGAAGTACTCATACTGTTTAACAAAGAAATTGGGGAAGTCTACTGAACGACCACCACCAGCCTTAGTTGCAGATGATAGATTAGGTAACTGGTAGTAATTAATAAAGAAGTAATTATCACCAGTAATAGTATAACCATTTACGGTCATACCGTTTCTACATCTATCATATTCTTGGTCCCAAAACTCTCCATAAGCCTTACCAAACATTGGTTCATTACAATATTTACCAGTAGAGGCTTTAGTTCTTCTAGCTTCCATAAACCACTCAGGGTCAAAGTCTAGTCCTCTTGTTCCATCAATAGGTCTGTAACCAGTAAGCCCATAAGATAGATTAGAGTCAAAGTAGTCTATTGGGTCTCCAATTCGTACATCCCATTGAAACTCTGAGAGCTTCTCTTCTAGCACACCAGTAGGTTCCCCTACTTCTGTAACCTTTTCAACTAAGGCTTGGACAGTAGGGGATTCTGGTAATTTATTTTTAGGTTTCCTTCCACGTGCCATGTTACTTTAGTTTAGGTACATATCCTTCAACTGCACCAGCACGAAGACCTGTAGCAGCCTTCTGTTTCTTCTTAATACGAGCTTCTAAAGCATCTAATTCATCCAATACTTTAGATATAGATGACATTTCTCCAATAACATCTTTAGCTTTAAATATAGGCTTACCAGTAATTGGGTCACGTTCTTGTAAATCAGAACCTTCATTGAAATAATCAATTAGTTCATCTACCTTATTCTGAGCTGCCCTTATTAATTTAATGTCTCTTGCTGATTCCTGTATCTCTCTATATTTTCTACACGCTGCCCTAAATAGAGGGTCATTAAATTCCTCCTCTGTAATACCACTATCTTGTTTAGCTGCTTCATTACGTTCAGCTTCAGTAAATTGTGAATAGTGTGATTGCCAATCAATCATTAGGTACATATACGTGAACTCTCTAAAGGCTCTAGTTTTCTTAGTGCCCTTTGGGTCTTCTTTGGTGATATTTCTATCATTAGTCCATAACTCAGAGAACTCCTTAATAAGAAGAATCTCTGGTTCGTTTAGCCTTAATTCGTGATTTACATTATCATATAGAAATATTGTCATAACAATTATTGTTTAATTATACGTCTTTGGATTGAGCCTCCGAAGAAGTTTTTACCGATGCCCTTATTCTTTACTACATGAGCACCTTCTCCACCTCTACCATTCTCTTGGTCTTTGAGGTCAACTTTTACTTTTTCATTGTGTGGTAACTTCTTGTAGTCAGCGGGAGTCATTTTCTTGTAGGGAAGTTTCTTGTTACTAACATTGTAAATTCCCTTACTTGTATGAACAGTATCAGCCTTATTAACTACAGCACCTTTTTGGTCTTTCTTAACTCTCTTCTTAGCCTTACCTCCACACTTATCTTTAAATATATCTACTACTTTAGCACCCTCAGCTTTCTTTTTGCACTTAACACAACCCCCAGCCATATACTTCTCAACCTCGTATCCTTCTGGGCATTCACCTCTAAGGGTTTGAACATAACTTAATTTGGCTCCTAACTTAGCCATTGAAATTTGATTACCTTCCATTGCTTTGTATTGTTTATAAAACTCTTTTAAATCACTTTCTGATAGCTGTGCTACTTTGTTCTCAAAGTCCGCTGCATCTTTAGGGTTTAGGACTTTAATAAGATAGGCAGTGAATGCTTTTTGTTCGTCATTCATCTGCCCACCCTGCTGAAACATACTTATCATACTTTAACTAAATCCTTAGTATTGTAGATTGCTTCCTGTAGAACGCCTTCCGTAGAAAACCATCTACATCTAATACCTTTAAAATAATCTTCTGAAACATTAGGAACACCATGAGTTCTTATGTTCATAGTTTCCTTTTTAACCACAATCATTACAGGTTTGTTAGGTATATCTTGTTTAAGAGTTACCACCTCACCTGGCATAAAATAAACCTTCTCTTCCATTATTCAATATTCTTAAAACGTTCTGTTAATCCTTCATTAATTACAGCCTGAATTTGCTGTTCAGCTACCACCTCAAACCCTTGTCTGAAGAATGGAACTGGAACTCCACAAGCACGTCTGTAATAAATATCATCTCCTTCCTTAATGAATTTACATAGTGGACTCACTGCAATTACATTAGCTACAACTGATAGATTCTCCTCTTGGTCTTCCTCACCAGAATCTGGATTCTTAAACTTACCAGTATATTCTGGGATAATTAAGCCACTACTAGTAACCTCAATCTTTTGATAAGGGTTCTTTGCGTATGGTTTAACCAGTACATAGTAGTTAATAGGCATAATCTCCATAGACTGCATCTTCTCAGTCACTTCTTGTGCTTTCTGTAATTCATCTTTAAGATTTTCATTCAAAGCTCTAGTATAAGCATCTACTGCTTTATTATGTGCTTCTACAGCAGCATTCTTCTTCATGTCATCAAAACTTTCAGCTCCAGCAAATCCTACAGCTTTACCACCAAACATTAAATCCATTTGTCCATTACCTCTCATAATACATTCAAAATTTTTAATTTATTACCATTTTCCTACAGGACAGAACTCATTAGGTAGAGTTGTTTTAGCTCTTAACCTACATCCACATCCATTAATATAACCATCTTTCTTCTCTGTACTTACATCTCCATTATCAGGGTTGAGCCACAATTTACTGTTACATATCTCCCCCAATATTACACTCTTTTTAAAGAGCTTACATTCTTTACATACACGGATGCGGGCTTCAGACATATTCTTGTTAAGCCCTAACATCTCGTTTGTATGTCCATTTAAAATAGCACTAAGACCCATAATTTATTCTATTTAGTTCATAAAGTTGCTAATATCTCAAACCTAGTTGTTTGAAAGATACTCATATAGGTATATTAGAATTCTATAGGTCTTCTGCTATTTTTTCTTGCCTCTAATATGGCTTCTTTCTTGTAGAACTTACACATTCTTTCTACATCATCTTTTAGGTAATCCAATTCATGTTCTGTAACATTACCTTGATGGTCATAATGTATAAGCATTAATTTCTTAATGACGAACTTGGGGTTCAACTTCTGAAGCATCCAAGCATAGGTTGATAACTGTAATGCATAGTGCATTTTATTACAATCCATAATGTTGTTCATAGGATACTTCATCATTTGACATTTCTTAGTTCTCTTATCAAAGAATGATTTGTCGTCTAACTTCTTGTTAGTTTTGTAGTCTATGATATAGATGTCATTACCATCTTTAATAAGCAAGTCAATCTGTCCTGCCAGTCTAAACTTGCCATCCTCAGACTTCCTATATATCATATACTCAGGGAACACTCCCTTCTCAATGTCAAGTAAATCCTGATTGTGTTGCATTAATGAATCATTGGTATTTACTTCAAACTTACCTCCAAGTCCAAACTTTTTAAGCTCGCACTGCCTTTTAGAAGTATAATTACTTTCTAATTCAGCGTGAATTTTAGAACCTCTTTCACAGGATTCAGCATTAGTTTTTTGCCATTCATCTAAGATGTCCTGCTGAGCCTTATTGTAATCATTACGGGTAAATCCATACATATTACAGAAATATTCAACATCTATCTTATGGGTATTAAGTAACTGAGATTTCTCAGCCTTAAATTCCTCCGCTGATAACATCTTCTCTAATGCCTTATAGCCTGACCAGAATTCTTTGTCAAAGTCTTGGCAGAATTTGCCAATTAATGTTGTTACTGATACATATACTCCATTTTCATCCCAGTACATATGCTTCTCATCGTTGTAGCAAACGTTCTGGTTCTGCTTGTCCACTTTCATATAGCCTTTTAAATTTATCCTTTACTGAATTATAATCTAACCATGTTGTTAGAGGTTGTAGAGATGGTGATATTACAGATTGATAATATCCTAAGTAATACTGCTTCTTAATAGGATAAATAACTATTAGCATTCCTACAGGTCCTTCTACACCAGTTAGTGGGTAAAAGGCAGCTGACTTAGCATTACTACGTTGCAACAATTCTACTAAGTTTGACAACCTTGAGCTGTACTCTGGGATACTATCCATTCTTAATGACTTGTTTGCATTTATTCTCTCAATCTCATCTCCATAGTTTATATATTCTAATTCCTTCCATATTCTCAAACAGCTCTTAGTATCCAGACCTCTCTTCTTCTCAGTTAGTGCTGTAAGGTATCTATAAGATAATCCATGAGTACTAACCAAGGTATTATGATAATTCAATAAAATAACATTAGAAGCGTCCTTGTCTTGTGCTAATATTTTTTCAATGTATTCATTAATAGAAGGAGCAATTATCTTTGTATATTCCTCAGCTAGGTACTTTTCCTGCTGGACTTGTTCAGTATAATCTTGTAAAACGAGTTTCGTATGCCCTCTAAAACTAGTTTCCACAACTATCACTGATAAAATTATAATTATGATAGTCTTAACATTTGGACCTAAGTTATTAATCCAGGCATAAATTGCTTCTAGTCTACTTAACGACATTAATCTATTTCCTTTAATTGTTGAATGTTAGTCCATCTAAAATTAAACTCTAATTCATTTTCATCAATCCATTATTTATAATTTACTACCTTTCATTTGATAATGTGCAAATTTAGCCTTAATTTTGTATATAAAAAAATGAAACATAAACTTATTTAATTATGGAACTAAATCAGAGAGAATTGAAGGCAATGTATGTCTCTTTAAAAGAGATGTGTAGTAATGTAGATTGTGATAGTATTCCTATGTTTAGACAGGGAAGTAGGTTAGTACCAAGATGTAAAAATGGAAGTGGTATCCATATTAAGAAGGAGAATAGAGGTAAGTTTACAGCATCCGCTAAGAAAGCAGGTCAAAGTGTACAAGAGCACGCTCGTTCTGTACTTAATAATCCTAATGCTACACCATTACAGAAGAAGAGAGCTAATTTCGCTAGAAATGCAGCTAAGTGGCATCACTAATGATTAATTATGACTGAGAATGTTGAAACAGCTAAAATTAACAAGAGTTTATTAAGGGAGAGGAAAAAAGAATGTTGTATATGTGGGGAGACTACTTACTGCTGTTTAGAGTTACATCATATAAGGAATAAACTCTATACAATATCAAGAGCAGTTAAGAACCTTCCCACACCTCTTTTTATTAAGGAGATGAATAAGTGTATAGTAGTTTGCTCTAATTGTCATAAGAAACTACATAATAATATAATTAGATATGAGGATAATAAGTAACGTAATGAAACTCCAATCTGGAGGAGAACCAAAGAGGGTAAGATATATATCTGCTCCCAGCCGTAATATCAATAGAGGAATTGGAGACCCAGATAGAGTTACTAGTGTGGGCGATGAAATAGCTAAAGCTAGAGAATGGGAAGCTAATTGGTATAAAGGAAGGAAAGCTACTGGTAAATTTGAAGACCAGCTAGATGACACTACCTATAATTTTATGATTGATAGAATAACTAATTCTCCTATAACAGTTAGAGATGGAGCCAGCTACAGAGCTGACGGTGCTAATGGTGTAACTACTATTAAAGATGGAGAAGCTATTATTACAGCTAATGCAGACCCAACTTATGAAAGGAAGGCTGAATCATTCGGAAATACATTGGGGTCTATATTGACTCATGAGTTAGACCACGCTGCCACCATTAAAGATATGAATGTATGGGGACAGACTCAGGAGGATTTTGATAAGAACTCTATAAAGTCAGCTACACCTAGTCTTATTAAGGTAAATGATATTATTAAGGGAGGTATATTTAAAGGAGGTAGTAATGATTACATAAATAATGCTGCTGAAGTTAAAGCCAGACTTAATAGTATGAGAAGGGATGCTAAGATGGACCCAGCTAGAACTGACTATAAGTACAAGGATTATAAATACTGGCTTGACAAGTATGGATTAGATTATGGTAAGGAGAAATCTGAACTATTAATGAATACAGTTGCTCAGGCTCAACCAACCAACAACAGCACACTGTTTGCACAGGAAGGCACTGTACTAAGGCAGGATAATACTAGAGTAGCTAAACCAGTTATTCCAGAACTTATTAAGGCTAAACCAAGACAAGACCAACTTATTGATTTAGGAGGTCATGTTATTAAAATAGACTATAACAAGAAGGGTAAACTAACTCAAATATCTCAGGATATGTGGAAGTTTAATCCCAGAGACTATGCTAAAAGATGGTCAGGAGATAATGTTGCTGAAGGAGTTAGAGCTACTAAGCAGGCTGCACTAATGGATAAAGTAGGAACTCCTTTTATATTACAGCAAGAGAATCCTATTTATATAGGTAGTAGGAGAGTTTGGGATAGCATAAAGAGTATTCCTAAAAATCCATATATAAGAAGACAACCTTTAATGCAAGGTGCATTATTAACCATGAAGAGGGGCGGCAGCCTAGTATCAGATGGAAGGAGATTTAAATTCAAGGATTCCCCATTAGTAAGGAACTCAAGAACTCTTAACAATAAGAGAGATATGAGGAAGAAGTTTATGAAGTCTGACAGACCTACATATTCTACTAATAGAGTTAGAAAGGGTCAGGATGGATTACAGTTTGCTAGATATGAGGCTATAGAGAAACCTATGTATAATTATAATATGGATAATACATTTGAGGAGTATAGATTCCCTACAGATGTACAACCCATTATTAGAGTAGCTGAAACAGAGAAACAAGACACTCAGCCAGATGTTCGACCTATTACCGATGTTAAAGAGGAAGCACCTATGAAGAGAGAACTATTTAATATCAAGCCGTCTAAAGGTTTAGATGAGTTTAATAAGTGGTATGATGAAGTAGAAAAGGAAGACCCAGAAGCTAAGCATTATAGACAGTTCCTTACTAAAATGGCAGAACAGGAATCTGGATTTAATAGTGCGATTCAAAATAGAGCTGGTGCTCCCGCTTATGGATATTTCCAATTCATGCAAGATGGTAAGAAGTATAATAATATTACCGCTTATGCAGGTACAGATATAGAGACATTTAGAAATAATCCCAAACTACAAATTAAGGCTGCAATTAAATTAGCTAAGTCATTTGAGAGAGGATTTAATAAGAAAGATTTAGAGCTAGCTGCACAAAAAGGATATACTAAATTTGGATTGTTAGGTGGAGCATGGTTAGCAGGTAATGGTGGTGTTAGGAAATACTTACAAGGATTAGCTAACCCATCTGATAGACATTGGAGTAAATCTGGAAGTGGAACTGATGTAGCTAGTAGGATACAGATGTTTAATTTCTAATACTATGAAGTTTATAACTTTTATAAAGGGAATGTTCAGTTCACACTCTGGAATTAGTAGCAAAAGAGTGTGTGGTGTACTAGGATGGTTCGTAGCTATTGCTGTATTACTATACTGTACTGTACACGTTGTTCAAGCCCCATTAATGATAGATACATTCCTAGTCTGTTGTATGGCATTACTTGGTATTGATTCTATAACAGGAATTTGGAAGAAGTTTGATAATAAATCTAAGGATAAGAATGAATTATAATCAAGCTACTTTATATGCTGCTACTGGTAAGATATTAATGCTTCCAGGATGGCATGGATATTTCTATTGGAATTATGGTACTAAAGAGCTAAACTTTAGAGATGGTGATTATCATTTAGATAGTAAGCAACTAGAAGATAAGAATGTAAGAGATAGAAATGATTGGTATTATATTACATAATAGAAAAGGCGAACTTAGCTAGATGCTAGGCTCGCCTTTAATTTTATAGATAATATTGAATCCTCCCATTGTGCCGAATAATTCTTTAGAGCATATAAGACAATCTCTCCTAATCTATCAGAAGTACATTCTATCTCATTAAATGGAATCGGGTCTATAACTCCGTAGGTAATCCCATACCCTCTAATTCCTTCAACCCTTACAACAAATCTCATCACCTACTAATGTTACGGAAGGGTATCTAAGATAATCCCAACCTGGATGTATATAGGCATTTTCTTTTACAGCTCTATATATTAACTGATAAAACTCTAAGGCTTCCTCAATAGAGGTATGTCCTTCTAATATACTAAGTAATTCGTTCATGTGTAATATAATATTTGACCCCAGTAAATCCCACTAATAGAAATGCAACATAGAGCCTGCTTCATAAAATCCTCATTATCTTTAGCTGACAATGGTGCAATTATATAATCTACGTGATTACCTCTCAGCTTGCTTGCAATCTTATCATCTAAATCGGATTCTTCAATTAGTAGTAGAGTTTCTTGTTTATGACCTTTAAATGTTTTCATACCCACTTTCCTATACAACCTTTAACTTCATATTCTATTGCATCTAGCTCTATGTATTTATCTCTAATAGTAACCATTCCACATAAAGAAGATATTGCTTCTTGTATTACATTTGCATCTCCATTAGATAGGTGTGATAATACTTCATCAACAGCCTCTACATCATATAATTCAATTTCGTTAATAGTCATTAGCCCTTCAATTTATTTTCTAGCTCAAGAATTTTAGCTTTTAACTTATCATTCTCTTTAGCTAGTTCTATGTTATCATTCTTAACTTGCTCAGCCTTCTTCATAAACTCTTCCAAGCCCTGCTCGAAGAGAGTTAAGCTCATTTTAATTTGCCTGATTTCTGGAATCATTTACTTTATCCTCTAGTTCATTAATAATTCTGTGTAAACAAGGGAGTTTAGTTGTGATAATGCTATTCATATAATCCTTAATATCATCTAGAGTCATTGCATCAAATTCATCCTTAGTAAGGTTTCGTGATTCAATAGTCTCTATAAATACATCAATAGCATCTTTAATAGATTGCTTATCCCTTAGTAGCTGTTCATGGGTAAGGTGAACATTAGTAATCTTAGAGAACAATGCTGGATATTTAGTAAATATCTCCTCTAGTTCTTCATCACTAATGAGCTGTAATAGCTCTACTGCCTTATTATAGAGTACTTGCGCCTCTATAACATCATACTTATCAAGTATAGATTTTAATTGCATAGGTTCTTATAGATATTAGATAATACTAAACAATGCTCAATATTAGCACCATTTTCCATTCCACGTATAATCTTATCCAATACTGTTAATTTAGCTACTGTGACTTTACCCCAAAGAACTGATTCCTCTTTAGGTTCTGCACTACCACACTGGCATTTTGCATCAACTGATTCTGTTAGATTTTCTTTAACTTCTTTAGCCATAATTTAAAAATTTGTTATTAATATACTTATTCTTCCTTATTGTTTAACAATACAAAGATAGTATATTCCAAATAGACTACCTAATGATATATACTTAAATATATTTAATATAGGCGAACTCATGTACTAGGTACTCCAAAAATACACCCCCTCCCCATTGAGGTGACCAGTCAATTGGAAATTTAATTTTATTGGCTGATAAATGTCAAATTCGCGATTCGCGAATTGCAAATTTTAGTGTAAACTGTGTGATGGGAATAGTTGGGATTTAGTGAGTTATGAAAGGGTGAGAGAATGGTAAGTAATACAGGAGGGTATTATGAGAGAGCGGGTAGTGTACTACAAAACGCCCCCTCTGGGTTGCTCAAGAAAAATCAAAAATATTTTGGAAAGTCTGGAATATACTATTACTAATTTAATTCTTCATTATCTCCTTGATTATTAACATTTAAAGCTTTGCGGTTGTTGTAACCGCCATTCAGTCATGCAAACTACATACGTTTTATTCAACGGCGTTCTTGTAACATTGTCAGAATACAAGGAAATGATTGCAGAGCAACAATAATGCTCTGCCTTTAATAAGGGAGATTATTCTCCCTTTATTTTTAATTTAATACTTAACAATATGATTGAGAAGATTATCAATGGAACTTATAAAGCAAAGCTACTAAAGAAGAGACTTTGCGATGTGAAGATTATTGTTTGGGGTAATGGTGAGCCTAAGACGATTGAACAGGTGGACTACAATGAATACGCTATCATTGAACCATATTTAGTTAAAGAGGGAGAATAGTCTCCCTTTTATTCTTTTCTTTTATATACTAGTACTTAATATATATCTTCAATATGACTTTGAATTAATAACTTTCCCTTTTACGGTGTGGGCAAAACCGTTAGACGCATATGGATACTTTATTCAGTTTTGCAATCGAGTACAACAAAGCAGTGTGTGAGAAATGGGGTGTTGAAATCAAGACAGGCTTAGATGCCTTTGAGTCCAACAATACCGTAGTTCGACGCAACTTGGAGGACTCAATGTTCCATGTCGGCGACATCATCGAGATACCAGCCGACAAGACCAGCAAGCAATGGTTATCCTTGCCAGTAGCCAAAGGTGGCGACCCTGTTGTCAGACCTCTGTGCAGAGTTACAGCAGCTGACGGCACAATCACAGCACGCGAGCTGTTCTACGGCACTCTCACCAAGTCGGTGCAGAACCGTGAGACCAAGCAAAGCGTGTCAGTGAAGGGCACGATTGTCGACGAGCTTCGCAACTGCATCATGCAGAAGGAAGGCTGGGAGAAATTGCTGGGCAAGAAGCTCAAGGTGACCAATGCTACCGAAGTTCCAATCATCCGCAGAGGTTGGAATGGTCAGCCTGACAGGGCAACCACCACGACAGTCTACGACATAGACGTGGTAGCCTAACACAATGGAGAGTGGTGACAGCACTCTCCTTTCTTTTTAAAACAATTAAATACAATATATTATGCAAACAAAAGAATCAGTTAAAAGACAATACGAACTATTATTCGAACTCTATGGTGTTCAATCAGGTGGTTGGTCAATGCTTCATGAACGCTTTAATAGATATGTGTTCTGTGAAGCTAATCGTAAATCACTCATTGCAGAATACTTAGTGTGGGAAGAATTTGTGGAAGATGCTAAGAAGCTTGACGTTCCTTACTACATGGGAATAGATGCGTTCTTAAAGGAATACAAGAATGCAGTTTATTCTTGTTTACAGAACATAGGGGGAGACTAACAATCTCCCTTTAAAGCTTCTAATGCTGCACAATTTATACTAGTACTCCTCACATCCTCGATATGTATTTGAATAAAATAATATACTAATATCATATGTATTTAGTGTATTAATAAGTTTAACTCAAAAAATTTTAAAGATTATGGCAAACAGTAATGACGGTTTGTTCGCTTTTGCTCAGAATTATGCAGAAGCTAGAGCTAAGGCTCTTGGTGGTAACATTGTTAAGGGTGCTGCAGCTTTTGAAGCTGAAGACACTCCAGTAAGACGTGACCTGTCTGAAACTCAGTTCAATGTTGGTGATAAGATTGTATTGCCAGCTAATGCGACATCAGACCAATGGATTAATACTCCGTTGACTAGAGGTCAGAATCCTGTAACTCGTGCATTGTGCGAAGTAACTGCTGCTGACGGTACTAAGAGTGTTAAGGAGTTATTCCTCGGCACATTGATGAAGTCCGTACAGAACAGAGAAACTAAGCAAAATGTTTCTGTAACTGGTAATATTGTTGAATATACCAGAAATTGCGTGACCAAGAAAGAGGTTTGGGAGAAGTTGTTCGGCAAGACTCTTGAGGTTGTCGGAGTTCAAATGGTTCCTATTATCCGTAGAGGATTCAATGGACAACCTGACAGAGCAACTGAAACTTCAGTGTTGAAAATCAATGTCCTCTAAGAAATCTAGAAGGACAAAGACAGTTAAAGCTTGGGTAATGGATAAGTATCACATTAGAACTTCTGATAACATTTATCAAGTTCTAGATACGAGTTCATTACCCCAAGATAAAAGCTTCTGGGCGCTAATCTCCAAGCTCGATTTTTGCAACTGGTCAGTCCTAAAATGGATTCCTCTTTGAGGGACATTTGTAACTGTACACACATTTAGACACAAGCTCTAAATAATTAAATTCCAAATATACCCAAATTAAGGGTTTAGTTCTAAATGTGTGTACATATATACCTTATTTTATTGTAATGCAGCATATAGATGTATTAACACCTATATAGAGTTCAAAGCCTCTACAAATGCAGATGACAATAAAAACCTTAAAGACCTCACACTGATTAGGTAAAGTGTAGATAGTTATGACTCCATTAAATATTCAGTCAGGTTGGTGGGTATCTGTAGACAACAGATTTGTATGTTGTTACAATACCAAAGAGGAAGCAATTGCTCATATTGAGTATCAACGAAATGCCATGAATTCAAAGGCAGATTGGTATGTTCAATATATAAGAGTAAAATTTGAAGGATATATAAAATTTCCCTATCAGCCAACAGTATGATAATTCACATTGACAGAGAAGAAGTGACCACTTTAGAGATTAAAATCACTACTGTTGGTTGCAAAGATGTCCATATGTATAATTACAAAAAGGACAAGAAGTGGCTAAAGTTCTGTAGAGAACATAACTTTGATTCTTACAGGGATTATAATACAAAAATATATGACCTATATCTCAGACTATGCGCTGAGGGACTATTATAACTAATCGTATAACCTATAATTGGAGGATTAAATTACGAAATTATTCTATTTGCCTAACACTAAGGCAATAGTTGCTAAGTACAACAACAAGTTCGTCTCACTACCTAACGTAGAAGAGATAGACAAACCTGAGAAGCTCATACCTTGTCAGCCTTTTCTAAAGGAATATAAGGACTCTAAGTGGCACGATATGCCTGACGATACCAATGCCTTCTACGCTCATCTTAACAAATATAATAATCTCAGTACGTCTGATAGACGTCCTCGTATTATTAAGATTCACAAGATTGAGTTGGCTATCACGTACACTACTAATGAAGTAGGAGAACCTTGGTTCCAGCTATCTGGCAAAGTTCCGCACTATGTATTGAATGGAATTGCTAATGTTCTAAAAGAAGAATATTATGATTCTATTAAGTAGTGGTATATTCATCTCTGACGGCATGGCTTCGGTCATAGCCGTTATTATTGGAATACTGACTTGTGTATTCTGGTATAAAAATAGTAACAAAGAATAAAAATAACAAATAAAATAACTAATCGACATGAGAACTTTTGAAGAATTAACCCGCATTGCCAATACCTTAATTAAACAATTATCTCTCAAAGTAGAGATAATAACTCCCGAAATGGCTAGAGTATACTTAAATACTTCAGTAGGAAATAGAGTTATTAAGCAGGACATTCTAAGAGGATTAGTCAGCTACTTGAAGAATGACCAATTCAAAGTGAATGGAGAGACTATAGTGTTTGACTCAGAAGGTAGTCTTATGGATGGACATCACAGACTAGAGGCAGTTGCTGCTTCAGGTGTTCCAGCTATCTTTATAGTAGTAAGAGGTGTGGAACGTTCTACTTGGACAACAATGGATTCTGGTACAGCTAGAAGTCTCGGCGACGTGTTTAGAATCGAAGGTATTCCAAATTATAATAGTGTGAGTTCTGTAGTTGCAGGTACATATGCAATGAGGAACAATAAAATCGGAACCAATACCTTGGGTGCAGGTAATAAACTGAAACGTGACGGACTAACTAGAGACGATGCTCTGGCTCTCTATTACAAACACGAAGACATATGGCAGTTGGCTGTAAGAACTGGAATAGGTCTTCGAAACAAACTTCCTGGATATTTCAATGTCAAAGAGGTAGGAGTAATCTCAGCTTATCTCATTATCTTCTTGCATCATGACGCAAAGAAGGTAACTGAGTTCTGGGACTTAGTAGCTACTGGGGATGGAATATATGCCTCATTGAGAAATGTATTCCTAAAGGATATGCAGGAGACACGATACAAGAGACTATCATCTAAAGCTAGACAGTCACTTATCGCTACCGCATGGAATACTCATCTTAAGAACAAACGAGCTAAAAGATTCTCCTTTGACCTAAAGGTCACAGTGAGCTTCACATAACCTACGTAATGGGTGCTAGTTTAATAGCTAGCACCATTTATCCATAATTAAGGCAGGTTCTCCGCGAGGAGAATAGGTGAAAGTACAAGTGCTTAGGTTGATTACTGTGAATCGAGTAACTGAAGACCTGTGCTCACTTGGTATAAGAAGAAGCGTTTAATAGTGTACATAAAAGCGTGGATACTCAGAGCACCAAGTATGGTTGTAGGTTAAACTAAAAAACTCAATAACTTTCCAAGACATTGAGGACACCAGTTTCTTATAATAGTGCAGTTGGTAGACGTAAGAGCGTACTCAGCTACCAGTAACCTATAGAGAACGTGTAACATTAGGGCTGTACATCACGTGGTTATAAGTTTTAGGTGTAAAATGCGTTGATAATCTCTGCTGAAAGGATTATCTACTTGTGGACAAAGACTATAATGGGTACGCCCTGAGACTAATGCAGAGCATCTCTTATACCAAACAGTATGCCCTTGATGCTGGAGAGATGTCTTATCGAGAGATAAGGCAAAGTATTGTGAGATTGTGTGCACAGCAATCGAAGACAGATGTTTCAATAACAGCGGTTATTGTCAAGACTGTAGGCACAGGAAGGTCTTCATTAATTATCATAATTATTTATTTTAATAGTTAATAGGTGGATATGATTCCACTATACCCCCGTGATGGGGTCGGCATCACGACTAAGCCTTTACGTGGCGATGCTATAAGTAGTCCATAGTGACGAAACTAATTAGTCATAACTAACTAAAACTAATCGCAATATGAAGTATTATGCATTTATGCCATTTTGGCATTGGTCTGAAGTCATGGATGAAAGACCAAAAGATAGTGACTTTGTTCTTGGAAATATAGTCAGAACTACTGATTCCTTAGTGGCTCTTAGTTTATACTCTGAGACAAGATGCCCTGCATCTCAACTAGTTGAGGCTAATAGTGAAGAAGAACTTGAAGCCAAAATAGAAGAGATGAAACAGAACTTTAAGAACAATGATTGGTTGGAGACAAATCTCTATCCTTGTCTATAGTTTTTCCATGTTTATAAAAAACTTAATTTGAACACTAGTTTCCTATGAAAAGAGTAATCATGTGCTAGCCCTGTGAAACATGACATAGGTTTTAAAGTGTTCTTTAATAATTAAAACTAATCGTAATATGAAGATTGAAAAGAACAAATTGGTGAATCGTGCACAAGTGTTGAACAAAGACATCCAGCTGGGAATTATTGCATATTCTGTAGCCGAAATGGCTTCTATTGCAGCCCAGAGTTATGAGAAAAAGAAAGCTGGCAAAATCACAGAGGAAGAAGATGCAGCAGTCTTTGAAGACTGCAAGGAGTATATCCGCTCAGCTAAAGAACTCTGTGAAGAAAACGGACTTGATTGGTCTGTATGTACTTTACTTTCTCGTTCATCACTTAAACAATACACTGAATGAAGTATATATCACTTACTAAGCCTGATGCCTACATGTTAGGCATTGGATTTGGTAGACAATGTTTTGCAATAATGCTCTTTTGTATAGCAATATGTATTAATTTGGAGATATTTGTCAAAATAGCTAAAATAATTAAACTCTATTTTACTAAGACATTCTTCATCTTAACAGCTGCATATCTGAGTTTTGTTTGTCTTAAGGCAGCTTTGTGGATTCCATTTGGATTCTCACTATTGGTATTGATATTTATTATTTCAACTAAAAATAAAGAACTACAATGAAACTAATCGACCAGATTTTGGATGGGAATAGCGATAGCTATATCACATCAGTTACTAAATTGGAAAAAGTACTCGAACCGTTTGCACTGATGGTTGCCGAAAGGATGCCTGTATTCCGTGGTGTTCCAGTGGAATCATTGCAAACCAGTATGTGTGAAGACTGCTCAGCAATCATCTTCTCTGTTGATAATAAGCCTCTGGCTGCTGTAAGGGTTGAAGAGCAAGAGTTCTCTGTATATGGAGAGGATTACATCAAACTTCACGACGAAGACATGGAATCTGTGCAAAATCTCCTCAATGCCTTGAAGAATTTCAATGGCAAGACTAGAAGTGAAATGCCCAGAGATTTAAAGAGACTCATGTCTATACTTAAAGGCGAAGCATAAACGATTGAAGACATATGTAGAATGTGGAGTTGGTTCGTTGTGAAACGCGCCAACTTATTATTAAAACGTTGAAAGATGAATAAAATTGTAAATGCATTGAAAAAAGGTAAAGCATTTTCTGGCAAGAATGGTGCTTTCACTGGCAGAGTTGAACCACAATCGATAGAAGGTGATACTCTTAAGGTTGTGTGCGATAAAAATGGTACAAGATGGCATGAAGATTGGGAACTTCAACATGTTATCTGGGGCTTTGAACGTGGAGATTATTTCTTCTTATGAGCAAGTGTGATGTATCTAAGTGTCATGCGAGCTGCTGTTATAATGCTCCATTACCTAAAAATTATCTATTTGCACTAAAGAACAGAATTGTTAATCCAGTTAAGGAGATTATAGTTATTGATGAGGAATGTTTCAAGGGAGATGCAATGTGTTATCCCGTTACTGATTATGACCCAAACAAGAACAAATGTCCTTTCTTAACTGATAAATGTAGATGTAATATCTATGACAGAAGACCTCCAATATGTAGAAAGTTTGGTAATGGTACTGAGCCATTATTAACTTGCACATATTTAGTTCCAGAAGAACAAAGAGAGTCTGTATTGGCTGGATATAAATCTGCAGTTAATAAATTAACATCTCCTGCTGCTTTAGAAATGGCTAAAAAGTTGAAGAAACATGGCTAAGGATTATGCTTTACGAAAACTATACTCTAAGGAGAAAGTTATCTTCTGTGGGTGTGATGCAATTAGTGGTTTATTGATTCATTATCTTCTTGATGAACTATTTGGACGTAATGAGTATTTAATTCTTCATAGATTCCAAAAAGAATTGGAAGAGAAATGGCAATGGGCTATTGATGATGATATTCCTGATAAGACTATTCTTGAAGAGTGGTTTAACAACCGAAATGAGAGAATAATAACTACTTGTTGGGATTATGAGAGAACACTCAAAGCTGTAGAAGATGCACAGATTACTAACGTGCGTGTCTATGAGTTTTGTAAGTATAAACACATAACCGACTTACCATTCTAATGTTAGTACCTTTAAGTATGCAAGTAGTTGCTGACGACCCTGTAGAAGAACGTCAGACAGCTAAAGAGAAATACTTACCATACAAACTACCAAGAATTGAGCCAATTACTATAGTTAAAACATATGTAAAAGGTAATATACGATATTGGGAAGAATGTACACCTAGTGGTATAATAGTTAGGATTAGTAGCAGAGAAATAACTCATAGTATAACTGCACTAACTGGGCTTGCATGGTTTTGACAGGCGATTACAAGTTATAAGGACGTGTAGAGTTCGTACCAACTCTTATAAAATGATACACAATTTTAAGTGGCAACACTGAAGTAAGAATGGCAGCTTAAGCTGTGGCTTATTAATATTAACGTATTAATGTAGTCGGGTTAACGGAGAAGACCTAGAAACAGAAGAGGTGTGGGAAGAAGCATTATAGGAGCGACCCACTTAACTTGAAAGCCAAAGGTTAGTAAAGCTGAGATTCTCCGCAAATGTGTATAGTAGGGACGCAAGGGTTTTACCTAAAAGTGCTACTCGTTCTTCAACGTAAATGAAGTGGTGGAGAGGATGACTTCGGTCAGCCCTAGTTTGATAGTTTGTAAATTAGTAGTGACCATAGTGATATGGTTTTGTAATAGGTTTGGACTGTGTAAAAGCAGTTGGGTTCCTAACTAATAAAACTATCTATATGCCAGAACTCACTGGCTGATGTAATATAAATGAGACACACGTTATCCTTATAATAAGGATTGTCTGGACGGCGGTTCGACTCCGCCCAAGTCCACACGGATTAACGCCTATAATGAGTGCACTTGTTATAGGATACTAATGATGCTACTTAGGAATAACTACTCCGCAGGTAGGTAATTTAGAAACTTCTCAAAGTCATTGCAAGGGCAGAGAGAAGAGACTTATTACTGGTTTGGGAAATTTAAACCTATAGTGTTGGATGCTAAATGATTTAGTAATGGGTTCGATTCCCTGTTAATCCACAAAGCGGGATGCCGAAGAATCAGTACTATACGCTTCATATTGGTTTAGGCAATAGGTCTTGAAATACAGAATGAGAGATGTCACCTGCATCTCTCCCGCTATTTTATGTTTAACTAATCGACAAATTGAAAATGGAACAGAAGGAACGTAACTATGGTAAGATGAAACCTGAAGAGTTATCAACTGCCGTAAATTTAGTAAAGTCCGAAAACTCTGGGATATTCAGTGTTAAGGATATTAGAAATGCACTCAAATCACTTGGAGTTCCTATGTACAATGAACTTGCTACTACATTAGTACAGCAAGGAATTATTGTACAAGCAGGATTGACATTCCAAGATGGTTACAATTGGGCAAGTACGGAGCCTATTCATATTAATAAGGTATCTGAGCTTATGGGTATTACCCGTAAGAGGGTTGCCGCACAAGCTCGTAAGTATAGTCATAAGAAGAAAGCTATAGAAGATGGTACATGGGTTGAGCCAGTTAAACAACCTAAAGAAACTACCGAAATTGAAGAGACATTTGAAGAAGTGCCTGTTCATGAACGAAAGGAGTTAGTGCCAGTGGACAAAGCTATCAACAAGGCTATCAAGTTACTAACTGAGAATGGTTATAGAGTTTCTAGACCAGTCTTAATATACGAAGAAGTAACAGCAAAGTAATATGAAAAAGGTATACATCCAAATCATTGACCCAATTAATGGTATGTGTGTAAATGCGTGCCATGAATATCCTGATGAGTATAATCAGGCTGTGGAAGCTACTCTTAGGTATTATAATCTTTCAGTTGATGAGGATTATAAAGCTATGAGTGAAACTGGACATGAAATACCTGGAATGCCTGAATATCTTCTCATACATGGGTTAGAGAGAGGAACTTCCAAATTGGTAAACATAACTGTTGTAGGGTAATTCCTACTGCGAGACACGAAACTAACCTGATGAGTTAGGCTATATGTGCGCACATATAGTTGACTTAAACGTGTATAAATAAAAGTTGAAACCTAGTTCATACGAATAAGAGGTGTTCACCCACTGCAGAAGTGGGAGGATGAGGTGCAACTCCTCAATGAATTATGTAAGGAGAAAATCCTTATGTCTCTTGTAATTATCTAAATGTTTAACAATATTTTGATTAATGGTCAAGCAAAATACAAGAGTAGGTCGTCAGTTCCATTTTCGACCTTTCACTCAGCTATATCTTTCATTTGCCATGTAAGTAGCTGAGCGATTGTTTTTATTGTGATAGTAAAAAGGATAGATTATGTAGGTAAAAGACACGCTATATAATTATCTCAATTTAATTATAAATTAAGAGATAAACAATGGAATTTAGTAAGAAGAAGAAAAGTCTGTACAAGACTGAAACTCCTGCGCAAGAAAATGCCTTTGTTAAGGCAGGATTGAAAGTGTCTGCGGAGACTGTGAGTGGTAATGGTGCTAAGAAGTATAGCACTAGTAATGATGCATTTGTGGATAACTTTGCAATGATTGCAAATTTCAAAGCTCCTCGTGAATATTCTGAGGTAGCTAAGGATATGTATAAATTGTGGAGTATTAGTCCAAAGAAGTGTCTACAACTCGCAGTATATATCCGCTTGATTACTCGTGAGACTCAGATTGTTCTTCCTAATGAAACCATCACCTTAGATGTTCAAAGAGGACAAGGTTTGAAGAATGAAGGTATTATGCGTATGCTATGGTTAGCAATGCATCACAAACCAACATTCATGGCTAACCTACCTTATTTCATTGCTGCTGGTTCTTGGAAGGATGTATTTGAAATGATGAGCCTTGATTTACAATATCATGGCTGGGAAGGAAGAAAGTTGGATTGGAACTTCATGCGTAAGACTATCTTAGCTGGATTAGCTAATGGTCATACAAGTGAATTGGTAAAGAAATATCTGCCAACTATTCGTTCGGTAAAAGAATGTAAAACTGTTGAATCACAAGCCCGTACTATTATTGGTCAGTATTTGGCTTCTTGCATTTATGGTAAGAAGGCTGATAAGAAGTCAGATAAAGATGCTTCTGATAGCCGTGCTACACAACGTAAGTACAGAAAACTCAAACAGAGTGGAACTGCTCATACTTGGCAGCAAATAATCAGTCAGAAGAAGTTGCTCGAACTTGACTTCAGTACCATTCATGGACGCGCTCTGAGCCTTCTGGTAGGCTCTAAGTTCTTGAAAAATCAAGGATTGACAGAGAAGTATGCGAAGTGGATTGGTGGTCGTAAAACGGCTAAATACACTGGATTTGTGTTTGAACTGTTCCAACCGCTTGGTAACAGTTATTATACTAACAGGCTGGAAGACTATAGAGAAGAGACTATCAATGCACAATTTAACGGATTAGTTGAGACTGGAAGACAGAATCTCAACCAAGACAGCAAGTTGTTGGTAGTTAGAGACATTTCAGATTCTATGACCGCAGAGGCTATCGGAACTAATATGTCATCTTATGCTATTGGTAAAGCAATGGCTCTCTATTTCTCTGCATTATTGGATGGACCATTTAAGGATGCCTATGCTACATTTAGCAATACTTGTAAACTTTGCAAGTGGCAAGGTAAGACTGCTATTGAAAGATGGGCTAATGACAAAGACAGCAACTTTGGAAGTACTAACTTGCAATCTGTAGCAGATATGTTTGTTAAGCTGAAAAGCTCAATGAAAGTATCTGAGAATGAGTTCCCAACTGGAGCGTTGCTTGTTAGTGATGGTGAGTTCAACTGGTGTGGTAGCAATGTAACCAACTTTGAGGAATTTAGAAATAGACTCCGCAGAGGTGGTTTTAGTAAGGAGTATGTTGATAACTTTAAGTTAATCCTTTGGGATTTGCCTAATGGTTATTATGGCAGAGGAATGAAGCCTAAGTTTGAAGACTTTGCTGATGCTCCTAACAACTTCTATCTAAGCGGTTATGACCCTGCTGCTATTGCATTTATCATGGGAACTAAGCCATTTAAAGCTAGTCCTAGAAATGCTACAGAGTTGTTTAACGCAGCTATGGACCAGGAATTGCTGAATCGGCTTGTTATTGTCGAAAACAAAAAGAAAAACTTTAAAAAGAATAAGAAATGATTAAGCTTAACACATTACTGGCTAAGGTAGACCATGGTCAATCAATGTTCAATAGAATGGTTGGTGACTATGCTACCTTCTTCAAGAAGAATCAGGGCATGTTCCAAGGTATTAAGAAAACCTTTAAGCCCAGAGATGGCTATGCTGAAGATGCTCGTTATATGGGCACAACTAAGGTAGCCACAACTGTAGAGGAGAAACTCGAATGGTTTGAGCAGAATGCTGTTCCCTATTTGAATGAATTATTTGCTGTTGAATCAACTAACTCTGCTGGTGCACCGAGAGTTGAATTGATAGTAGATGGTGTATCATTTGGTAAGCTGACTGCTCTTGACCTTATGAGACTCAAGACTATCCTGACAAGTAAACCACTGGAGGATATGTACAATAACATTCCTGTCCGCTCTGATGCAGAGGTATGGCTTGAAGGTACTGACCCAGAATATGCTGGACGTAGCATCTGTCAAACAGAAATGTTGAAGGGTGTAACACGTACTACAGAATCTGAGGAATGTATCCTTAAAGACCCGAATCTTGACCCAGCACGTCTTCCTGCTAATTATAATGCCAAAGTTACTATCAAGAAAAAGACAGTAGAGACTGGTGATTATACATTGCAGAAGTTTACTGGTGAATGGACTCAGAGACAACGTGCTGAATTACTGAGAAGAAGGAGTAACATCCTGGCAGCAGTAACAGAAGCGTTGAAGGTTGTTAATGACACTCCCGCCGAGAATCCTAATCTTGACGTGGATAAGTTGATTACCTTCTTACATCATGGTAAATAAAAAATAAAAATATTGACTTAAGCTTTAGCTTAAGCCTCAGCGTTACTAAATCCTAGATATTTAGCATAAGCATTAAGTCAAGAGCTTTAGCTTTAGCCTTATTGTGAAAAACCAGTAGCTATGGTTCAAAATAATTAATTAATTATTAAATCTAGCCATTCACGGGTTCGAATCCCGTGCGCGCCTCTAAATCCTTTGTTTTATGGGTGGGATAGAAGCATAGGAATCAACATATTAGATGAGCAGTATTGCAAGTAAGCAGCAATCAATATGACTCTTATGTGTATGATTCTCACCCTCTCTAACATGGCGCGCTGGTGAAGTGGATTAACACGCTAGACTATAAAACAGCATTAGCATCAGGCTATTGAACGTTATCTCACAAACTAGGGGCTATCATCGAGGAGTTTCGAGTTAGTCCTTAGGGGGTTAGCTTAATGGATAAAGCACAAGAACGTTTAATTCTTGGGAGTGGGGGTTCGATTCCCCCACCCTCTGCTCTGTTTGTGTCATATTTAAAAAGTTTTAATTAGTGCTACCCGTCTGTGAAGATGGGTAGTAAAAATAAGGGAATACGCGAACGGTAGAGCGGCAATCGAGATGATTGTGATACACATTCTAGGTTAGTATTATTGTGGGTTCGAATCCCACTTCCCTTACAAATTCTTTGTAAATTTGCATTTTATCCATGTTATTGGTCTGCGAAGATAGATAACTGTTAGCAGAGTATTAGTAATTTCGACATTACGATGGGATATAGCAATATATTTGATTGTTACAAAATTTAACATTATTCACTTTGTAGAGTCTAAAGATTGCACTATCTTTGTACTCAGAAACGTTGAGAGAACGTGATTGTGTTTGTGTTTTATTTATCCCATTGTTGAGGGGAGTGCGCCACAGTTGGAGAGGTGGGACAGATAATATTGTAATAATTTTTGTAAAACTTTGAGTGTTTAGTAATTGTATCAATTTTAAGAAGCAAGGTGATATGGGAATGTGTTATGCGATAGCATACTATTCTAAATTAGGATGGACAATTTCAATCCCTGTCACTGATTCTCAAGATTATGATTTAATAGTAGATACAGGAACTAAGTTATTAAAAGTACAAGTAAAAACCACTGCACAAGTAAGTGAACATGGTATTTATATTGTAAGTTTAAGAACTTGCGGAGGTAATAAAAGTGGACACACTGCTAAAACCTTTGATAATAACCAATCAGATTTATTGTTTGTATTAACAGACAATGGAGATTGTTATTCAATTCCTAGAGATGCTATTACTTCTAAGAATACAATTAACTTAGGCGAGAAAGTTTTAATGTATAAAGTATCATTATTTTAATAATGGGTACGCAGCGACGATGGTGGTGTCGTGCGAGACTGTAAATCTCGTCCCTCAGGGTAAACATTGGTGGTTCGAATCCTACCACTCCCACAACAATATCTGCTAAAGTCAAGTGCTTTGGTAAAGAGTATGCTCGTCTGTGAAGATGGGCATATTTTATCTGCAGGATTGGTGAAATGGTTATCACATGACACTTCCAATGTCAAATTGACAGTTCGATTCTGTTATCCTGCTCATGGAAATTAAACATTGTAACAAGTGTGGAAAGGATAAGCCTATATCTGAATTTGGTAAGAACAAATCAAAGAAAGATGGGCTTCAAACAATGTGTAAAGAGTGTGTTAGAGCCTATGGTAAGTTACACTATGCTACACATAAGGAAGATTACATTAATAGAAATAGGTCATATAGGGAGCACAACAGAGAATGGTTAAATTCAATCAAATCTCAACTAAAATGCTCTATATGTGGAGAAGATAGAATATGGTGTTTAGACTTCCATCACACCAATCCAAGTGAGAAAGAGGGAAGTGTATCTCACATGATTCAAGCTCCTAACAAATTAAAATCAGAACTTGAAAAGTGTATAGTTCTATGTGCTAATTGTCATAGAGATGTTCACTATCAAATGAATAAAGATTTGCAGGTATAGCACAACGGTTAGTGCATCGGCTTGCCATGCCGAGGATGTGAGTTCGATTCTCATTACCTGCTCTTCGTTCCGTCTATCCACATCAGACGTTAAGGGTATGTGGCTGCTGCGAGCTGGCAGGAATAGGCTTGCGCTGACTGCGTTATGAGTCCTAAGACTGGTGAGTGTGAATTGTCCAGTATGTCTTTTGAGATTACTCTTTCGACAGGATAGTAAAGAGGACAGAGCCTAGCAATAGGTGAATAAGAGAATGGATGTTATATTGTGCATGAACGATGTGAATGTATAAAGGAAATTCTCTTTTTATGGGCTGATAGTGATAGTGGCGAGCACTTCTGCTTTGCACGCAGAGAGTCTGGGTTCGATTCCCAGTCAGTCCACAACTCTTATAGAGTTATTCGTTAATAATGTATTATTGAAACTGACCCAAATAGAGAACATAGGAACTCATAAGAAGTATTCTATGTAGGGTTGCCCGAGCGGTTAGGGGCTGGTCTGCAAAACCAGTCAGAACGGTTCAACTCCGTTACCCTACTCTATTTTGAGTTAAACTACAAGAAGTCTAACAGCAAAACCTCAAGCCTTGTAAGCCGTAGGTAATTGGTTCGAATCCAATAAGTGGGAATTTCCCATTTTAGCTCATTTGGATAGAGCAACGTATTAAAATGACTTCTGAACCCACATCTATTGTTAATACAGTAATGTGGGTATTTCACTCCGTAGCTCAGCCTGGATAGAGCACCTCACTTTTAATGAGGGAGTCCTGGGTTCAAATCCCAGCGGAGTGACAAGGTGCTCAGACACCTCCTTTCAACCATAAGGGGACGTACAGCAAAAATGTACTTATACTAACAAATGATTGAACCGTGTCTGTCGAAGTAATCCCTTCAATGGGTGCAGATAGGCTAGAGAAGTACACTCGAATAAAATGTAATAAGCTGTGAACTAGCCCTGACCATGCTGGGTAAGTATGGTGTCTCACATTCTGAATTGGGAGAATGGCAGACATTAAAAGTAAACCCATGTCCCCTGTTAAACCCATCCTAGAATTTCTGTTTCGGGAGGTAGGATGGGTTTATTTCACTAACAAGATTGACATATTCTATTCAGTAACACTTATTAATTATGAAAGCAATTAAATTGATTAAGAAAGCTGTTAAGTGGTATTTTGATAGGACTGCTAATTCCTATATTTACCCTACTGGAACTCTCCCTATTATAAAGGAGTAAGTTCCTATGCCGCTGAAGGGAATGTCAATAAAAACTTATGGAGGTTTGCCAGAACGGTAATGGAACGGACTTGAAATCCGATGTAACGTACCCATTCGTTGAGTAGGTTCGACTCCTACAGCCTCCTCTACTTTAAACAAACAGATTATTATGTTAGGAAGATTTAGAAAAGCCAATGTGCTTAGTAAGAAGAAACTAGAGCGCATTTATGATACAGCTATGAAGGCTGTACGTAAAGAACCTGTAATAATTAAAGCTATCGCAGGTGGGTTTAGTGATGAATGTAAGAAGTTGGTGGAAGAACGGTTTGAGTATCTTGAAGCTGTTATATCTACTGGTAAGTTTTACAAAACACCACGTAAACTAAAAAAGAGAATATGCAAGGATATATCTGCTAGATTTAATCTGTGCGTGATTGTTCTGAATCAATGGGATGATTATAAACTTATAAACAAGAAAGAAGCATGATTGACGTATTAATAGCAGACATTGTATTTGATTGGACTTTCCTCAAACCTTTAATTGAAAGAGACGATGGAAAGAAAGAATCAAATGAAGTGGATGAATCCACGCAACAAGCATTGGCGCAGGCAGAAGTTAGTCCAGAAATATATTACTAGACTAAAGAAGTTTCCTGCAAGTAGTTACGGGTTATGGTGTGATAACTATAATCAACACTGGACTTTATCTTACAAAACTACAAGTACTCCATGTAGTTGTTGGTTGTGTAAAGGTGAAAGATATAATAGAAGAAAATTTAAGGAAGAAACTAAACTTGAGATAGAAATGTTTTAAGTTATTTAATCTATAAGAAGTCTAACAGCAACTTTATTAGCAATTTCGATTATGGTTCGAATCCCAACAACCTCCCAAAGTATAATTAATATGGAGGTTGTAGTGTAAGGGTTAGCACAGTATATGCAAAAAATGACTTCTGATGATGCCCCGTTAGCTCAGTGAATAGAGCAACGCCCTTCTAAGGCGTGGGTCGATGGTTTGAATCCATCACGGGGTACTAATTGATAAAATTATGGTGGAAATTAAGAAAGAGATTACACAATGTAGGGAATGCCCCTATTGTAGAATTGTTCCTGACCCAGACCCTGATGACTGGTTCAACGATGATGATGAGAAGGCTCTCTGCACAGAATCAGGAAATAGACTGATTGAAGGAATGTTAAGACCTTATGAAAAGGTAATAATTCCAGATTGGTGTCCTTTAAAGGCTAACTAAACTCAAGTACCCAATTCCGTACACCAAAAGGTTAAAATGGGGAAGTAGTTCTAAGTGCGGATAGCTAGTAGTTAGCCTTTTACAATAAATTAGACCGAGGTTGTGGTTAGGTGAAATGCCTTAAGTAGGATGAGGGTACAACTCACTGGTGGCGCGTCACTGGTCATAAATGGAAGTGGATGTACGTGTAGGTCTTATATGGTGTTTATAGTTCAACGGTTAGAATAACTGATTGTGGTTCAGTAGACGTGGTTTCGACTACCACTAGACACCCTTTAGTAATGGGTTTTAAAATAAAATCTTCCTGTTTGTTTACCATTACTTAACGTGGTTTAGAAGGGTTACACGAGATAACAATCCTTCCTCTTGGGGCGGTAGCTCAATGGTAGAGCGCAGGTCTGAAGAGCCTGGCGTTGGAGGTTCGATTCCTCCTCGCCCCACGTCGATTAGTAGATAAGGACTAACAGCAATTTATCTTTTGTAGCCAAAGCAGCGGGTCTGGGGTTCGAGTCCCCACGTTAGATTCGTCTAACAGTAGCTCAGGCGGTAGAGCAGCAGCCTAATAACAAAGATAGTCCTTAGCTGTTTTACAGAATTACAGGGTAAAGAAATTCTGTATGGAGAGTTGGGTGAGTGGCTTAAACCACCGTCCTGCTAAGACGGAGAACCTCAAAAGGGTTCCGCAAGTTCGAATCTTGCACTCTCCGCAAGTATATTTGGAATTTTTGTATAATAATGATTAATTTATGATTACTATGACAAAAGTTCAGCCTATAAACCCTAATGAAATAGTCAATGAGAAGATTAAAGCTATCCCTGACCAAGTAATTAGAGTGTTTAATGAATTAATTGCAAGAAACTGGAACAATGACAGGTCGATAGTCTTTACTAATGAAGCTGTAGAGTTTATAAAGTTTCTGACTGGAGCTAGTAAGGATACTATTATTCAAAATCATTGGCTTGATATAGAGCCTATCTATACAGCAAATGGTTATGAAGTAACTTACAATGAAGCTAGTGGTAATGAATCTTTCCCCTCATATTATGAGTTTAGAAAGAGAAGCTAATGTTGGGTTAGACGAACTGGTCAAGTCACCACACTTTCAATGTGGAGATTAGGGGTTCGAGTCCCTACCCAATACCTTGTAGTCCTCCTTAATCCTTAATAGGATAGTTAGGCTACACTGTGAACGAACAGAGGAGAGGAGTTCACACGTTGGCTAGCAACGTAGTACACAATGGTGGGATAGGAACGGCTAGCACCCACCACATAGCCCTATCTACTAATGGTCAGGTAATTGCCCTCTCAAGGCAAAAATACGGGTTCGAATCCCGTTGGGGTTACTATAACTATCAAGTGTAAAATCTTACTACGATGCCCAAACGAGCCAAATGTGTTTTGGGAGAAATGAAAAGAAGGCAAAGGACAGGAAGGAATCCGAATAAGGATTTAAATGACATTAATAGGGCTAATCCTTCCATCTTGATAGTTATTTAACGAGTGTGAAGTGTTACGGTAGCATACCGCCCTGTCACGGCGGCGGAGGGGTTCGACTCCCACACATTCGGCTTGTATTTATCATTAGTACAAGAAGGCTTACAGCAAATTTTATCTCTAAGTATTCAATTGGTAAGTGAAAGACGCAGGGTTCGAATCCTTGCCTATACCGTCGAAGTCCTGTTGGGTATAGTCGTTTAGTGGTAAGATGTATTAGAAAACAGGCGTACCTTCTGAGCACACATCTAAGTATGTGTGCTAATTTGCCTCTATAGTTCAGTCGGCCTAGAACGCTAGATTTGTAATCTTGAAACCTCGGTTCGAATCCGAGTAGAGGCTCAAAATTAGTCCTATTTGTTAGCAATAACAGTAGGACTTATTCTTTCTAAATAGCAAGATTCTCAGTTAGTACTACAAAGATTAGCATTTGCAAATGTTATTATGTAAAATGAATTATGAGTAGCTTTAAAGACGGATTAAGGAGAAGTGGTCAGAGTGTACTTGATGCAAGGGCGCAGAACTTGTATGAAATGACAAAAATTGAAGAGGAACGATTCATCCAAGAATGTAAGATGAAAGTTCTTCGTATCAAGAATGAGTTAAACAAGCACAGAGACCTATCTGTAAAATCCACTACTTCGTTGGAAGTTGGTAATGGCTTTGACCCTAAGGCTTGGGTTGCTAAGAGACATCAATTGGAACGCGACTTACGAGTTGCTAACATTGAATATGCTCTTGCACTTAAAGTTGATGGTGAAGAGTTCCCAGCTGACGAAACTGAGGAAATGATTAATGTAGCAGAAGTACTAGAAGACGATGCTAAATTGAAGTAATTATGGGAAGTGGAAGTTATTCCTTTGCAGCCTATTCTGCATTATCTACCGATAGAGGGTATGCAACTAAGTCAGCTGATGCTGTCTTTACGAATCACACTCTATCAGCAAAGTCAGACATTAAACTGTCTAACGTAAATGCAAGAAACTATAACACGCAGGTTAAACCAGAAATGATTAACACTGGTGTTAGGGAAAGTAGAGATAGCAACGAACATCCTGAAACTACTCCGATTATCATTGCTCTTGATGTTACTGGTTCAATGCGTAGAACACCCCATGAAATGATTAAGGATAACTTCCCTAAACTCATGGATGCTCTAATGCAACTGGGAGTCAAAGACCCGCAGCTGTTATTTATGGCTGTTGGCGACCATGAGTATGATAGGTATCCTATTCAAGTTGGACAATTTGAATCTGATACTGAGAAGATTGTAAACTCTCTTGAAGAGTTTGTACTCGAAGGTGGAGGAGGTGGAAATGCTGGTGAGAGCTACTTATTGGCTCATATAATTGCTGGCTATCACACTGAAACCGATTCATGGTTTAAAAGACACAAGAAGGGTTATCTATTCACTATTGGTGATGAACCCAACTTGCACGGCATCAGTGGACGTGCTTTGGAAGATTTCTTAGGCTATCAACACCCTGCTAATCCTATTAGCGAGGAAGAGGCTGTTAAGAAAGCTCAAGAGCAATATAACGTCTATCATATTCATGTTACTAATGGTAGCTATGGTACAAGAATTGCTCCAGGTTGGAAGAACCTACTTGGACAGAATGTACTTACTTGTGATTCACACAATGTTCACAACGTAATTGCTGAAGCCATTAAGCAACACGAAGACCTCACTGGAATATCTTATGAAGCAGAAGCAGTAGTGGATGCTCCAACGACCAGTGCAGGTGAAGAAAGTGGAACTTATACCTATTAAGAAAAGATGAATGAAATTGTATTAGGCTCGTTCTTTGGTGACGAGGGTAAAGGGCAAACCGTCCATAATTTATGTAAGGCACATCCTAAAGAAGAAACAATAGTTATTCGATTCAGTGGCGGACATCAAGTTGGTCATACTGTAAGGCATGGCAAACTTGAACACACGTTTAGTAATTATGGTAGTGGAACTTTACTCGGCATACCAACGTACTGGTCTAAATACTGTACTGTAGACCCTATTACTACTATGAGAGAATTGGTAGACTTAAATAAGCTCGGAGTCTATCCAGAGATTATCTATCATCCACTCTGTGAGGTTGTTACTCCCTTTGATGTTATTAATCAATGGAACAATGAGGAGAACCTTAAACATGGTACTGTAGGTACAGGATTTAAATCTGCTCTTGATAGAGTAGCCGCTGGTTATCATATTACTGTTCGAGATTGTGCTAATATCATGGTTCTAAGAGCCAAGATTGTATCACTTATTAAGAACTACTATGATTTCAGTTCCAGCCTTCCAATGTATAATATTGATGATTGGTGTGTTAGAGTGCATGAATACTTCAAATCTGTAACAATATATGACGAGAATATTCTCACTCGTTATAAATACAAGGTCTTTGAAGGTTCACAAGGTATATTACTAGACCAGAGATTTGGTATAATGCCTTATTGTACTCCAAGTAACACTACTTGTCAAAATGCTATGGAAATTATTAACAGGATAAAGCAAGTATCTAAGAATCACTTAGATAGAATGACGGAAGAGATAACAGACCATGTGTATGTTATCAGACCATATATTACCAGACATGGTAATGGTCCGATTCCTACTTCTAAACCTGTTAGAGCTGTAGATGACCCTAATAACCAGTTCAATGAGTTCCAAAAGACTCTTAGAGCTGTAGAGTTCGATGTTAAATTATTCGAACACGCATTATTAGTAGATTCTACTTTCATTCCAAACCATTATATACACAGGAGGATGTTAGTTATCACCCATAAGGATGAAATTACATCACAGTTCAACAATGAACTGCTTTCTGGTAATTGGGAAGGACAATTTAGCGGCATGAATTTATCTTACTATGACGAACTCATGGTATAGAATTATTGTAAGACGACTCACAGCAAAGAAAATATTATGACTTTAAAATAGTGAACCCCTCTGCTGCCCATTGCGGAGGTTAAAGAGTTAGTGGGAAGGTCGTCTGTTCTATTGGGCTATAGTGTAATGGTTAGCACACAACACTTTGACTGTTGTAGTCTAGGTTCGAATCCTGGTAGCCCAACATAAAGATTAAATCTTATGAAGGCAATGAAGGATAAGAGAAAATTCGGAGGAGCATCTCTAGTATCTAAGAATCGTAACTGTAAGAAATTTGGATATGGTTATGATAAAGAGGTAAGGAGAATCTGGCGAATTGAGGCAAGACAGTTAGCTCATAAAATACTAATGCACCTACCTGTTAGTAGAGAGGAAATTCAAGCAGCATGGAGTAATCCATATACTGATAGCTCTGTGTTAGGTGTTCCTTATATATGGGACGGAGAAGGTTACTACGATAGATGGGTAGAGCAGGTGTATAAAAACTAAACAATGTGATATGATTTACACAAGAGTAATTCTAGTATTGCTAATTATACTAATTTTGGTATATTATGCTATGATTGTTGCTCACCTTTCAGGTGTTATTAATCTTACTGAGAGAAAGATAACTTTCGGTAAGTTATGTATTCCATTTTATTACTGGATACACCAAGAAGGTGAAAATGTTTAATGTTAAATGAGTAGAAGAAAATGAGTCAACCTAAAGTTAAGAAAAGTACAATCTTTGCTATCTTGGCAGGAGTAATTGTAGTCGTGTTAGTTTGCCTATCTGGAGCACTCTTTGAGGATGCAGATAAGTCTAAGAACTATGTGTGTCAAATGCCTGTAACAGGTGAGTATGTTGTTTGGACTGATGGTGGTTTACAATGGCAAGGTTTGGGTAACAAACACGAGTATTTCAAAACCTCCCAAGTAGAGTTTTCAGGTCTAGAAGAGGTTAGTGAGGGTAACTATGTAGCATCAGGTGCTAATCCTGCAGCAGCATTAACCTTCAATGATAAGGGTAGAGGCTTTATTATAGGCTCTTTCCGAGTTGTTATGCCTAATGATGATTCTAATATGAAGAAGATTCAGCAGGACTTTGGTTCTGAAAAGGCATTGATAGCTAATTTAATTAAGCCTACTCTATACAAGGTTGTAACTTCTTGTGGTCCTCTAATGTCTTCACTAGAGTCTGTATCTGAGACAAGAACAGACTTGATTGCCTATATTACTGACCAGCTTAATAATGGAGTGTATAAGACTACTGTAATTCGTGATTCAGTAACGAATGAAATTACTGGAGAAAAGGAGTTGAGAGCAAAGGCACAGATTGTGGCTGATACTAACTCTCCGAGCGGTTATAAACGTCAGGAAACATCACCATTTAGTCAGTACGGCATTACTTGTGGCTTGGTATCTATCTTAGACATTAAGTATGATGCTGCTACTCAATCTCAAATTGATGCTCAGAAGCAAGCTAACTTGGCTGTAATTACTTCTAAGACTAAGTCTTTGGAAGCTATTCAAAGAACTGTTCAGATTACTGAAGAGGGTAGAGCAGCAGCTGAAAGAGCTAAATGGGAGCAAGAGAAAGAGAAGGCAGTAGCAGTTACTAAGGCACAGCAAGAGTTTGAAGTAGCAGAACTTGAAGCTAAGAAAGCTAAACAAGTAGCTTTAAAGGTTCAGGCAGAAGGTGAAGCTAAGGCAGCAGCAAATAGAGCATTGGTTTCAGCAGGTTTAACTCCTGCCGAAAGAGCTGAATGGGATTATAAAACAGCTGTTGGTGTAGCACAAGCTCTAGCTGAATCTAAAGTATCATGGGTTCCATCAGTAATGTTTGGAGGAAATGGTTCAAGCAATTCAGCTATGGATGCCGTAGGTTTGAAGATGTTATTGGACATTACTAAGTCTTTTGATAAGACAAGTAAATAATAAAACATAGGTTGTCGGACTAGTGGGCAACCTTCCGTAATCAGTCGGACGTTGGGAGCTTATAGCCCTACGATAGTGTGGCTAAATCGGACCTATAGCTCAGTCTGGTCAGAGCAACTAATTATGAGTCAGATAGGGACGTATCCCCTCAAGCTTATACCTTGTAGAAAGGGTAGTCGGTCGCACGTGGGTTCAAGCCCCACCGTCCCTACAACTTCTGGATTGAATTTTTAGTTTTGCACCAAAACATTTGGTATTATGATTATTTTCATATATATTTGTATATGAATTACAATGATTATAATACACAGAAGTTAAGAGGTTTAAAGCGCAAATTAGAGCTAGTAAAATCTCGTGGTGGTAAATGTGAACTATGCGGCTATGATAGAAACATAGCTGTTCTAGAATTTCACCATATCAATCCAGATGAGAAAGAGTTTCAGTTAGATATGAGGCATTTATCTAATACAAGTTTGGAACGGCTCAAAGAAGAAGTAGATAAATGTCAACTTCTATGTGCCAATTGTCATAGGGAAGTACATAATCCTCACTTGAGAATAGATGAAGTTGAAGATTTAGTTAATACTGAAGCTAAAGATAAGACGTCTTTTGAAAATATGACTGGGTCTGTATGCCCAGTATGCGGCAAAAGATTTCCTAAATCTAAGGGTAAGATATACTGTTCTAAGGAATGCAGAAATGCTGATAAACATTATCCTTCTCTAGAAGAAGTAAATGAGCAGTACGAAATACTTAAGAATTGGGAGAAAGTTGCTCAGCATTTTGGATTAACTCGTAGAGTCATTCAAGGAATAAGAAAGAAAGACTCATAATCAGGAGGTCGGGGGTTCAAAGCCCTCTAGGTCCACGTTATTAACTAAAAGATAAATTATGGCAAGAATATTTAGAGAAGCAACAACGATTGTCCCATTAACTAGCATAGAGGATGGGGATGTAGCAGAAGTAGTTGAATGGCATCATCCAGAATGTATTGGGAGTATAATTCAGAGGTATAAGGATATTATTATTTTCATAGGGAAACCTAGTGGTAATTCATATCCAACTCTCTTTGAAAGTGGGGAGTTCCTTAAGAAATGTAAAGTCAGAATACTCTCACCACGCTCATTAATCATGCTATAAGGATATTAAAGGGCTAAATCTGAGTAGCTAACAGACTATGGGGTGTTATGCCTTGCCCTTTACTTAGTAACTAAAAATAGAGCTTATGAAACATTTATTACTAATTCTAATATTTATTCCATTATTCTTATATGGGCAGCACAATGTTACTGCAACATATTATCATGCTGGACCAAAGCATGGTTTATCATGGTATACAGCTAGTGGAAATAAAATTAGTATTAAGGAACTAAATGCTAAAAAGTTAAGATGGGTAGCCCTATCACATGACTTATTGAAGCATTACAACTATGGTGATACTATCACAGTAATCTCTGATAATCCTAAACTTAGAGGTAAATGGGTAGTTATGGATAAGATGCATAAGAGACATAGAAATAGGATAGATTTCTTAACTCCTAGTGGAAACACATTGGGAATGTTACGACCAACTAAGGTAAAGATAAAGAAACAATAATTGGGGTAGTGGCGGAATGGTAGACGCGCTGGTCTTAGGAACCAGTACCTTCGGGTGTGTGAGTTCGAGTCTCACCTACCCTACGAACTTTTAAACAAACAGGAATATGAAAGAGATTAAAGACTTTTTTGAAGAAATTGAGAAGCTAGAAATAGCACAAGGTGTGATTGACATCAATGAAGCTAAAAGACTAGTGTCTGAGGCTTATGTAGCAGGTATAAACTTTCAAGTCAGCCAAACTAAACAAGGAGGTAAGAAATGAAAGTAGTTGCTATGTTACTAATGCTAGTAGGACTATGTTCATGCGTTAATAGAGGACCAGTTGCAACTATAACTACAGAAACTGGTATTCCAATGCGTGTAACTGAATTTACATACAAGGGACACTCTTATATATGGTTCTCTAAATCATCTGGACAATCTGGTATAGTACACAACCCAGACTGCCGTTGCAATAAGAAATAATCCACCACCTAGAGTTAGTAAGGGTGAGAAAATTACCTAGAGGCTGTTGATGCTTATTAGACGTGATAGGCTACTATTACAGTTGCGGCGAAAAATTGATAAGAATTGCTAACACTTATCAGGCGGATTTATCAGAGTGTAGTTAATTCTACACTCTTTAAGGCGACATAGCTCATTTTGGTTAGAGCGTGGGAGTCATAACCCCAAGGTGGTTGGTTCGAATCCAACTGTCGCCACACATCTTAATTTAATATGTATGAGTGATAAAGGCTTATTGTTTAAAAAGAGAAAAAATAATCACGGAAGCCATAATAGATGCAGTCAAGGAAGTGGCTTTCCAAGACGAGATATGGATAAATTTCCTGGGACTCATTTAGGAATGAAACTGAGGTATCAGAAAGCATCAGTAGGTCGTCTTATTAAGGGGTGGAACATTAACCGTGGTTATCTAAGAACAAACAGAATAACTGGCTTTATTGACAAATTTATAGGAAAACCCTATAATGATTTAGTCAAAGCATTCTATGTTCTTATTAAGGACTTGAGAAATAGTCATAAGGAAGTGGGTCTTGCAGACCTTGAGTGGCATTTTGAACAGTTTAGATATAGAAGATGGAGAGGTGATTATTATGTGGACGATGATGGCTTAGTTCAAGTTGTTAAACCAGAACTAGATAGAAAACAGACTAGTCATATCAATAAGCAACAAGTAGCATACAATAAGAAAGTTAAGATTCCCGATTTTGGTAGAGTATCTGTACCAAGAAAGGTGGATTCTAGTAAAACTAGATGTTGGAATAAATATGGCTTTCCAGACCGTGAATTTATTCACTACGAGAAATGTCAATACCATGCTCCAAGATTCTTAGGTAATTATTGGTGTGATATGGATGGTAAGATGCTATTTTTACCTGTTTATCATGTTCCAGGTACTTATGAGTATGCTAAATATTGGACTGATACTCATGGAGTTCCTAAACCTAGAGCAGGTAGATATTACTACGGCACTTATCCTAAGAAATGGGATAATAGTGGATATTGTGATAGGTTTACAGACAAGTATAGACCAGGCACTGATGAATATAAGTGGGCACAAGGTATAGAGAATGGCTGGGTAATTCCTATTATTCCATTTAGTAAGAAAGAGTTCTATGGTCTTAGATATGCTATGTATATGAGAATGCAACATAGTAAGAGAGTACTCCTTCCTAACACAGAAGAGTTAGAGAGATGTAAGGCTGACATAAGAACTCAACAAGAGACATTAGCCAATACAGAGAACCCAGACAGCTACTGGTATGGTAAGACAGAATTAGTTCAGGGTCGACTAGAGGAAGCTAAACAAAGACTTGAAAGAACACCTAATATGGCATACTTTGAAGTAGGATATGGTCAGCTATTTCCTATGGTTAAAAGGTATGACTATGAGAAAGCATTAAGAATCTATGAGCAGGAGCAAAAAGAAGCCGATTTGGAAAGACAAGAGTAACCATGTATGGTATAACAGAATTGTCAGAAGAGTTCAAAGAATGCAAGTAAAGCAGATAGCACAGCTTAATGATATTTTAGAATACGAAATCTCTCAACCAAATGAGTTGGTGAATGATTGGGATATTTGTGATTGGAAGTTTGATTATAGACATCCATTCTGGAAACAATTCCATACTCCAGCTGAGTTGAAAAGATTTTGTTGTAAGTAGCTCCCAATTCCAAATCAAAGGAGTTTAAATATTAGGTTTGGCGATGACAACTAAGCGAGTTGAGCGTATGTAATAAGACGTGCTCCGAAGTACAAGGAGTGGGGTGGGTGCAGAATACCTCTTTAGAGTACCTTAATGGTACTCAATCACTGCTTCAGTATAACTAAGAGGTATATATCGGATGGTAGAATTTAGCGGCTGAAATATGCGTAAGTCTTGAGGATATGATATGTAAGTTGCAACCCTCTTAGTCATGGCTCGATGGTGGAATTGGTAGACACGTCAGGTTTAAGCCCTGATGCTCAGTAATGGGCGTGTGGGTTCGAGTCCCACTCGGGCTACTACCCTTGAATTTACTCTTAATCCTTAAATTACACTTAGTATGAATATCTTTGGTAACACATCAACAGGGTTTAGTAAGGAGATAGACAGTGCAATGTCTACTTTTAAGAGTACTATTACGAAACTTAAAGCTACCGCTGAGAAAGCAGCAGCGACTAAAGTTGAAAAGCAGGAAGAAATCAAAAAGCTGGAAGTAGAATGTACAGCTTTAGATGGAGTTTCTACTAAAGCCAATAACTTAGCTTCCAAGTTAGAGGCATTATTTGAGTGATTATGAAGGTTGAAAATTTAATGGAACATCCCATTGACCTATCTACTATTAAGGAGTGTAATAGCTTCTCAGAGTGGGTTGGCGATGATATTTCTAAGGCATTCTACTTAGGTTTTATGCGACATGAGTTTGCTGACCAAATAGAGGAAATTACTAATAGAGAGGATGGTACAGGAATTGCATTGCTTAAGAGTATTGACGGAGCTTCTATAGAAGCAAAACCTTACCTTAAGGAATTAGCCAGATTAATGGAACCTTACTTGCAAAGTCCAGAAGGGTTTGTGGTATTAGATATGGTCAACGATGTTCTTGGGAAGGTAGTTCCGAAGAAGGAAGGCGACATCTATAAGATTGCTTATATATTAGGAATCTACACAGACTATCTGTATAACTGTAAGGCGGAAGCATGAGTACATATAGAGTATATACTGATGGAGCATATTCAAGTGCTCGTAATCAAGGCGGTATTGGATTTGTTATCCTTAAGGATGATAAAGAAGTAGCTAGATATTCTAAGATGTACAAGAACAGTACAAACCAAAGGATGGAGCAAATGGCAGCTATAGTTGCCCTCGAATCTATTACAACACCTTCAGAAGTTACCATAGTTTCTGATTCTCAGTATGTGGTCTGCACATATACTAAGAATTGGAAGAGAAAGGCGAATCTGGATTTGTGGAAGAGATTTGATGCAGCAATTGCTTTCCATACTAAGGTTGAGTTTGAGTGGACTAAAGGACACGCAGACGACCAATATAACAAGATTTGTGATAAGCTAGCACAAGAAGCTAGTAGGACTATAGAGATTACTGATTAATATATTTGTAAATTCTTCTATATGAAATACAAGAAAATGGTAGCTAACTTAGAAGCAGCTAAGAGATGGTGGGATGCTCAGCCTGAATCATTCAAGAAAGCAACTACACGTCCTGGCTCAGTTAAATGCAAATCTGTTAATAGAGGTAAATAACCACTTCGAGTTTAAGGTAAAGTAGGACTTGCGCATACCTTCACATCGTAGGTATTAAAACCTTTCTACATTGTAGATAAACCTATCGCGGAGAGGACAGTGGTGACTCTCCAACTTGACCCTATAGCTTAGTAGGTAGAGCTGCGGACTCTTAATCCGTAGACCAGGGTTCGAGTCCCTGTGGGGTCACAGTAAAAGTTGAAGTAATAAAGAGAAGTAATCCATGTTGTGCCATTTGCTCGTGAGAGTAGATGGCATTTTTATTTGTCCCCATAGTTCAACGGATAGAACGAGAGTTTCCTAAACTCTAGATGAAGGTTCGATTCCTTCTGGGGATACTAATTTAACTTATTAGATTATGAGAGTATATGATGTTATAAAGACTGCAGAGGATACCTATATAAGTGAGACTAGTAGGCTTATTTATCCAGGTATGTGTTGGTGCTTAAAAGTATCAGCAGTCAAGGGATTTGACTTTAAGGAGAAGAACAGAAAGGGACATCCATCTTATAAGGATTTGGTTGATAATATCCCTGAGTTTAATCCAGAGTTCCTTAAAGCTACTGAGGAGGTAAAGATGGCTGGTTTAGATTTCTGGTGGGAACACCATGATACAGAATCAAGGCTAAGAGCCTTCCAAGTATTAAAGGACATTTATAAAGACAGTCCTAAAGAATTTGAATATTAATATAATAGAGGGGATGTAGGGTTGGTAGTACTCATCATTTAAAGAGTTGCGAGTGGAAGTTATGATTTATTCTTAGGTCACGATTAGCTATCGTGATGTTGACAAGCGTGGAGGTACGGAACTTACTAATCCTCCCGTAGAACCACAGGGAGGCACAAGCATTAATCTCGGAGAGTAGTATTCCAAGTCTGAAATGACGAGGGTTCCTATACGTTGCTCAATGTGATATTAAGTGTCGGAGCCAGTTATTGATAAGTTCCAATAGTACGAGAGGAGCCTGGAATTAAGATTGGGAGGTACGAGATACCTTAGCTGTTAGTAGGAGAGCGAAAGTCAGCTAGTGTGTACGTTAAGTCACTGCACACATACGTTCAACGTCAATAACCGCCCTTAGAGCATTTGGTGTAATAACACACCCTCTATTCTTTAGTCTTATAGTTTAACGGATAGAATACCATACTACGGATATGGAGGTCTCAGTTCGATTCTGGGTAGGACTACAAACTTAAACAACTAAGTATGAATAAGTTAGTAAAGCTTAGGGATAAGTGGTTTCCCAAGCCTAAGCCACTAAGTGCCTTAGATGCTTATACAATCACTAAATATGGGTTAAAACTTGATAGTAGCACCTTACATCAGAAATGTATTGAAGAAATAGCTAGCTTGATGCAAGCTAAATCTGCAAGAAATTCCTATAGTTTGGTGTTCGACCTTGACGAGAATCTTCCTGAGTTGGGAATATACTTAGCTAAGTATTATACTGATTTAGGATTTAATTGCTTCGTCTTGGATAACAAGATAGATGAGAGGATTGAAACTCCTCAACTTTATCTTAGTTGGAAGCGAAAAGGCGTGTAAATCGTCTGTGTTTGAAGGATATTCCTTCAATTAATGTTTAATAACTTAACTACATTTATTATGGCAATTAACTTGCAAAAAGGTGGACGCATTGACCTTTCTAAGGAGTCCACAGTTAGTGTGTTTAGAATTGGTTTGGGCTGGGATGCAGCACAACCTGGTAAAGAATTTGACTTGGATGCAATGGCTATTCTGCTTGGTGCTGATGGTAAAGCTGTAAGTGATGATGCAATGGCTCTGTTTGGGCAGTTGGATGGTCCTGAAGCTATAGCTGCTACTGGCTGTATCCATCATTCAGGTGATAACCGCACAGGTGCTGGTGATGGTGATGATGAAACTATCACTATCGACACTGCTAAGGTTCCTGCCAATGTTCAGGAAATTGTAGTTCTTGTCAATATCCATGATGCCAAGAATCGTCAGCAGAACTTTGGTATGGTAAAGAATGCCAAGGTTAACCTGTATGAAGGTGCAGAAGGCAATAACATCCTTGCCAAGTATGACCTGGAAGAAGATGCTTCTATGGATAGAGCATTAGTATTCTGCAAGCTGTATCGCAAGGATGGAGCATGGAAGTTCCAAGCTGTGAACGAAGGTAAGGGTAACTATCAGAATGTGTTACTGTGTGACATTCTGTCCAGTTATGGTATCAACGCAGGTCCAAACAATCTGTAAGCTATGATAAACTTATCTAAGGGAGGCAGAGTTAATCTGTCTAAGGATGATAACGGTAATAAGTTATCTAAAGTATTCTTTGGAGCAAACTGGGGAGCTATCAAATCTGGTGGCTTCTTAGGTTTTGGTGGAGGTACTGAGGCTGTTGACCTTGATGCTTCTGTGGTTCTTATGGATGCTAACAAGCGTAAGCTTGAAACTGTTTACTTTGGTCATAAAGACTCTAGTGACAGAGCAATCCATCACTCTGGTGATGATTTGGTAGGTGATACTAACGGAGACGACGGAATGGATAATGAAACTATTTCAGTAGAACTGGATAGAATCAGACCTGAAGTTGAGTATGTTGCATTTATCCTTAACTCATATCGTCACCAAAGATTCGATAAGATTCCTTATATGGGATTGAGAATCTATACGACAACTGACGGACGTCCTGTAACCCGTCCAAACTCCAATCCTAACGTATTGGCTAAGTATAACTTGGATAATGATAGTAGAGACCCTGAAACTACGTTCGTTGGTCGTGAAGCTATTGTTCTGGGCTATGCTTATCGTAAGGACGGTGAGTGGAAGTTCAAGGCTCTTGGTAACACTGGCTCTTGGCAATCTATAGGTGAAATCGAAAGGGTATTACCCAATCTTATTTAATTATTAAAAACTTACAATTATGTGTAAAGTAAATGTAGAAGAACTCCGCGAAGAAATTATGGCGGATGGTGTAGTGACAAAGGAAGAAGTTGAAATGCTGTGGGAGAAGAAAGACTCTCAAGAAGGCGACACTACTTCCGAGTTTGATGCATTCTTTGCTGAAGCTGTAATGGCTTGGCTGTTGGCTGACGGTGAAATCAGTGATGAAGAAGCTCAATATCTCATTGACAAAATCAATGAAGATGATGATATTGACGACGCTGAAGATGAACTGCTGGAAAGCATCGCCGAGTGGGGAAGTGAAGAAGGACATAACGTTCCCGTTATCCTTATTGAAGCATTCCCTGATTACTTCGAAGAGGACGAAGAGTAAAAACTACACTGGTGGGCATCTTGTCCACCTTTTAATAATTAAATAACTTAAAAGATGAATATAGAATTGTTAAAGGGCTTGACAGATGCTGAGGTTAATCATAGTAGAGATTGTCATGGCTCTAATGTGTTAACTCCACCTAAAAGAGACCCTTGGTACATACTTTTCCTTGAGAAGTTCAAAGACCCCCTAATTCAAATATTGAGTGTCGCTGCAATTATTGCATTGGTACTGGGAGTTATTAAGTCGGAATATTTAGAACCTATTGGTATTATAGCTGCTATCCTGTTAGCTGTAACCATAGGATTCCTAAATGAGTATAGTGCATCTAAGAAATTCGATGTACTTACTTCAAGTTCTGATGATACACTTGTCAAGGTAAGGAGAAATGGGATAGTAACCCAAGTAGCTCGAAAAGACCTAGTTGTTGATGATGTAGTGCTGTTAGAAGCTGGAGAAGAAATTCCTGCTGATATTACAGCCTACGAATCTCATAACTTAAAGGTTAATGAGTCTGTTCTAACTGGAGAATCTAAGGCTGTTACTAAGCAACCTAAAGAAGAAGGTGAATTAAATGCCACTTATCCCTCTTGGCTATTACTAAAAGGAACTATCGTTGAAGAAGGTTCTGTAGTAGGTGTGGTCAATGCAGTTGGAGATAATACGGCATTTGGACAGACAGCACGTAAAGCTGCTGAAATTACTGACACAGAGACTCCTCTAAACAAGCAGCTCAATGGTCTTGCTGATTTAATCAATAAGATTGCATTTGGTGCTGCTGGATTCCTTATTCTTGCTTTATTAGTAAGGTACTTCTTTATAGAACAAGCTTATGTAGGACAAGACTGGATGCAGATTACTAATGACCTATTATCCTTCTTAATGATTGCAGTTGCACTAATAGTTGTGGCTGTGCCAGAAGGATTGCCTATGGCTGTAACACTAGCCCTTGCGTATTCAATGAAACGCATGTCTAAGGCAAATAATTTGGTCAGAAAGATGCACGCTTGTGAAACCTTAGGAGCAACTACTCTTATTCTCACCGATAAAACGGGCACTCTAACAGAGAATAAGATGAAGGTTGTAAATGAGGTAATGCCTAATAGGGCATATATTACTATCAATGCTCTTGCCAATTCTACTGCATATGTAGATGGTGATAAGACCGTTGGTAATCCTACAGAGGGTGCTATAATTAAGTATATGGATGCTGGGGACTTACTTGATGATATAAGGAGGGATAATACTCCTGTGTTCAGAATGGACTTCTCAAGTAAGACTAAGTTTATGATGTCCATTGTTAAACAAGGTGATGCCTTTATTTCGTTGGTAAAAGGTGCTCCCGAAGTTGTTCTTACCATGTGTAATGAAACAGTAGAAGGTGGCTTACCAAGCTGTGTTTCGGAGCAGAACAAAGGACGTAGAGTTATAGGCTTTGCTTATAAAGAATCTATGACTTTAGAGGATGCTCAGAAATTGAATGGCTTCACTTATAATGGCTTCATGGCTATTGAAGACCCAATCCGTAAGGACGTTCCTGATGCAGTTAAAGCTGCAAAAGAAGCTGGTATTAAGGTTAAAATCATTACTGGAGATAACCCAGCCACAGCTACGGAGATAGCTAGGCAGGCAGGACTAAGTGATAACCCAAGAGCTTTGTTAGGAGAAGAAGTAGGAGACAGAATGTCAATTACTGCTTTGAATAATACTGATGTATATGCTCGTACTAAACCAGAGGATAAACAAACTCTGGTTAAAATGTATCAGAGTATAGGAGAGGTTGTTGCAATGACTGGTGATGGTACTAATGATGCTCCAGCTTTAAATCATGCCGAAGTAGGTATAGCCATGAATAACGGTACGGACGTAGCCAAAGAAGCTGCGGATATTATCCTACTCGACAATTCATTCCCATCTATCATCTTAGGTGTTAAGTGGGGAAGAAGTCTGTACAAGAATATACAGCACTTCATTCTGTTCCAATTAACAATCAATGTTGTAGCTATTCTTATAGCTTGTGTTGGTCCGTTTATTGGCATAGACCTGCCCTTCACTGTTACACAGATGTTGTGGGTTAATTTAATCATGGATACATTCGCTGCATTAGCTTTAGCAACTGAACCAGCTAACGATGCAGTTATGAAGGATAAACCAAGAAGTCCTAAAGCATTCATTATCACTAAACCAATGTGGTGTGAAATCTTTGGAGTTGGTATTATATTCTTTATATTCTTAGTCACTTTGCTCTATACTAAAGCAGTATCTCTAACAGAGTTCTTTACGATATTCGTATTGTTACAATGGTGGAATCTGTTCAATGCTAGAGTGTTCGGACAAAGAAGAAGTATCTTTGATGGCTTGCTAAAGAATCCTGCGTTTGCTGGAATTGCTTTAGTTATTCTCGTTGGTCAATTCTTAATCGTACAATATGGTGGTGCTATGTTTAGAACCGAACCTCTCTCTATGGAGACTTGGGGTTTGATTTTAGCTGGAACTTCCGTCGTTACGGTTGCTAGAGAGTTGATGTATCAAATAAGCAAAATTTTCAAATAGTATGGAATATTGGGTATTATACTTATGTAGTATCGCTGACTCAGTTCATACATTGTTAATGGTTCTTTCAATTGTTGGTTTAATTGTATCAGCTATCTTATTCTTCATGTCAGTATGTAGTTCACAGTGCGATGTTTGTGGCACTAGAACTTGTGTGGCTAAAGGGGTAAAGAAGTCTGGTGTAAAGAGGAAACACTTTGTAATACCTACTGCAATAGCTGCGGTGTTATGTGTACTTACTCCTTCAACTAACCAATGCTATGCCATATTTGGCGTAGGTGCAACTTTACATTATGTAAATCATAGTGAAGAAGTGCAGAAGATACCTGACAATGCAATGAAAGCTGTCAACCGATATTTGGAGTCTCTGGCTCCCAACGACTCCATACAATAGTTATAGGGGTCAATTCTGTCTACATTAGTAGGTGGGTTGACCCTTATTTTTTGTAGATGTATGGTAAAGTAACTGAACAAGTCAATAAGTGAAAGGACTAAGTAAAGTTAAGGCATGGCTTGAGAAGAAGGGATTTATCCAAGTAGAACAAGTTGGAGATACTAATTCTGAATATTTTCAGTTGAGTGGATTTCCAATTACAGTTAGACTGGGTGACCATCTAGGAAGGCAGAATACTATCTCTGATAAGTATATCAATGTTTTACCAGGCAACGATTGTGATTCATATGTACTCGTGATAGATAAGACTACTAAAGTTGTAAAGTATAAAGAGTTATTGAAGGTTTTAGAGAGCTTTATTTCCCTTTATTCAATTCTTCCTGACCATCTCAAATTTAGAGTTGAGATGAAAAAGGAATTTCAACAGAAGGAGTCTATACTAAACTCTGAGATTAATAACCTGAAAACATCTATTCAATCTTTAAAGGCTAAGATGAAAGATAAAATGAACAATTTCAGTCAGGCTATTAAGAAAGTAAACAACGACATTGTAGTCGAAATGAACAACTTGCAATGATTATAAGTAATATTATAGATTCATGGAAACATATTCCATATACTCTTAGACATTATATTGCCTTCCTCAAGACTGAGAAGAAGTATATTGGCTATTATAAGTATAAGTTTCATGATTTAGATAAAGTTCTTATGTATATTATTATCCCTTGGTTAGGCACTAAGAGAATCAAGAAAATACACAGAGCTATTAACAAACATCATATCCAAAACCACAAAGCTGCTTGTGAATGTAATTATGAAGAAGCAGTAATAGATTGGGAATGTTGTCGGTTAACTAAACCTAATGAACCTATGAGTGCAAGGGAATATTTAGAGTACAAGAAAGACACTCTCAGAGATGTACACTATGCCCATATGGACATGGTGATGAAACAATTTAACCTGTAAAGTAAATATGGTTATCGAGGAAGCTGATTTTAGAATGACATCTGGAGCAAGTGATTATTTCTGGGATTTAGAACTACTCTATACAGTAAGACCAAAAGGTAAACCTGAGCGTCAGGAGTTTAAAGACGCAGGATTTGGTATGCCTTTAGCTACTTGTATCAGAAAGGTAATTCATCACAGAATATCTTGCAAAAGAGAAGTTGGTACTCTTCAAGAGTATGTACAAGATTATAAAGCGGAAGTAAAGAGATTGGAAGAGCTGCTCAATTCTTCTGAAGTTGAGAAGATGGTAGCTGACTCTAAACTAGCTAAATCTATAAAATCATAACTATGGCTTCGATTAAGAAATCTCCTAAGAAGGGGACAAGACGCGTACAATCAGTTAGAGTTCTGGATTGTGGCAGGTGTGGTTTGCCAACAACTCACACTCTGTATGATGCAGAGAACAAAGTCTACAAGTGTACTATTTGTGGTAGCGTAATTAAATTATAAGAATGTGTAACTCTAATTCATCAAATAAAATGAAGAAAGAAGAGAAAAAGAAGAAGGAAGAGGATTTGAGAGTTGATGTAAACAATGATGCCGAAATGGTAGCATTGGGTATTCGTAATCCACATGTAAAACCTCGTGACCCATCTGTATGGACTAAGACTGAGAAAGAACGTAGGGCTTGGAAGAAGCAGCGTCGTTTCCCAGCTCCTGACACACGTTGGGCACCTCCTACAAGAACATCACAGTTTAAAGGTCGTCTTATTGTCCATGTAAGAGGACTTGATAAGACTACTTATCGTCACGACTGCCCAGAAACAGATATACCTTATCTGTTGAGTAAGTACAAGAGCGAGCGTAGCTCTATAGTGAGAGCATTCTGGAATGGCAAAGAAATCGACCCAGAACGTCTACTCAAACAAGCAGTATAAGCTGACTGAATATCCTAAATTCCTATATGAAGTATCTCTATATAAGATATGGAAAGATAGGGCAGAGTGTGTAGGAAGTCAGTTCTATGCAGCTGATACACCTTTAACTATTAAGAAAGAAACTATTAGTAAAAAGGTGGAAGATTATAGGTTAGTTAAGTTTATTACTTGGCTATCGGCACCTCTAGATTACTTGATGCAAAACAACTTTAAATTAGTTACTGATGAGAGTACTAGACGCACAAGGAAATCCAGAACAAAAAGAGACTAAGCAAGGTGTTCAGACAGTGGATGCAATGCCTACTATGCAATATACAGAGAAGAACATTGATGAGAGTAGACGTAAGTGTACTTTGTCAAGTGTAATGGTTGAAATGCTAGTAAAGCAACTATCGGCTGAACTGGCTAACCATAGTCTGTATAGAACCTTTGCTAATTACTTTGATGTAGAGGGATTACCCAAATTGGCTACCTACTGGCTCGGTAGGGCAGCTGAGGAATACCTTCACCATGAGTGGATTTATAAGTATTTAACTACTAATGATGCTCTGTTCCAATATCCACCAGTTCCAGCTATTAAGGTGAACATAACTGATAGGGTTATGCCTTTTGCTGCTACTGTTGATAGGGAGATTGAAACTACTATGAGTATCAATAAGATTGTAGACCAGGCTCAGAAAGAGGGTGATTGGGCTACATTCCAGTGGTTGAATGGAGAGGATGAAGAGGAAGGTAGACTTGTTAAAGAGCAAGTAGAAGAAGAGTCTATTAGTAGGACTATTCTGGATATGGCTAAAGAAGAAGGCTCATGGTTGCGTAAGCAATCCACTATCCTAGCTTTCTATCGTAACCCCGATAGCTTACAGCCATCTCGTAAAGCATAAGATTATTTAGAACTACAAAGATTAGTCTAAAAATTATCTTATAATTTACATTTTAATATGAAAAAGGTAGAATATATCGTAGACAGTTTCAAAGACTTTACTGGTGCAGAACGTCAATTCGTAATGGCTGCTGTTAGCATTCATGGTGAACCAGAAGTTTACATTGAGGAAGATGGAGATATTATTGATAATGACATGAAAGTGTTATCTATCGGAGTATCTGTATGTCGTCCCGATGATGAGTTTAATGAAACTCTTGGCAAGACTATTGCCGAAGGTAAAGCTACGAAATATCGTAATCACGCACTGTATGCTGTAGATGCTGGATTGATTAATGAAACAATGGTGAAGGCATTACTTCAGCAGGAAGCTGAATATTTCAAGGTTAATCCTGGTCGTTATCTAGCTGGATATGATAGGGATGCTGAGAAGTATCGCAGAAGCACAAGAATTGAGAGCTATATTGACTCTCTTGAAGGAGAAGCCAAAACTACATTCAACTACCTCACAGATGCAACTGATGAGGAGATGGAAAACATGGCTGAAGCAGTAAACTACGTACTCGGTGAGTAAAAATTTACTGTGGTTAGTAATCCTATGCTTAGTAGGAGTGCTAATCTGGACGTGGTTAACTCCAACTAAGGAACCACAACCAATACCTGACTATAATGAGTTAGTTAATCATATTGACTCTCTAAATAGTGAAATGAGTTTGCTCAAACTTCAGAGAGATTCTTTACATAACGTAATAGATTCCTCTAAAGTTAAAGTTGATGTAATTGAACATTGGTATGAAAAAGAGCTTACTGATATTACTAATCAGTCTATTGCCGACGATGTGGTGTTCTTCACAGAATACCTATCCGAAGTTGGTAAATGATTCGTTAGTAGTAATTACACCTCAACAGCTAAAGGCAACTAACTTAATATTCTTGGAACATAAGAAGTTTAAACTGGAAATTCCAGAGCTTAAAAAGCAAATAACATCTTATGAAAGTTTGATTAACTCTTATGAGCGCAATGACTCTGTTAAGAATGCACAGATAAATAGACTTATGCTTCATGCACAGGCTTCTGAGCAGGTAATGCAGAATCAACTTAGAGAGATTAATAAACTTGAATCCAAGAAGAAACTCTACAAAGGGTTAACAGTTGGTGGCGTTACTGTTAGTGTGGTCCTTCTAATAACACTATTACTAAAGTGAAGTATACCGTAGGAGCAATGGTTTTATTGTTCATAGTTGTTATACATTTTTTATTTGTTATCCCAGACCTTCTACTGGTATTACTGATACTGAACGCAATAGTGAACTTAGATTGGATATCGAACAAGATTGTAAAACTGTTAAAAAGACAAGTATGAATTTCACAGACATTTTTAAAGGTAAGAACCTGGTAGCTTTAATAGCTGCTGTTATTGTGTGTGTTCTATTGTCAGTGTTTGGAGTACCAAAGATAGCTATTTATGTGGTTATGTTTGCACTCGGCTGTAACAATAAGAACTTTGCACAGTGGGTGGAAGAAAAAATCATAATTCCATTTAAGAGGTTAATGTAATCATATTATCTGGTATAGCCAAATAGGGTCTGGAGTTCATACTGGACTCAAGGTATTTCAATGGCAAAGCAACTAAGTAGTTCCTTCGATAAAGACAAGGATGGAGTTAGATATCAGCATCCAGAGCGTACCTGCAAGGATTGTGCTAAGTACCCCTGTTTCAGAGGTCAAGAGACGAAAACTTGTGATTATGCCAAATACGGTTGTAGGAAATATAAAGATAAGGAAGATTAATTATTAAAATCTCAATCATTATGATAGAGTGTAACATCTACTCTGGACGTAAGGGAAGAATAGATTACCAGGAAACTGGTAACTTTGAATCACTATTGGAGGCAGAACTCTATGCACAGGAAATTTCCGAGATGGATGCTAATGAATATGGCTATCCGCTTGAAGAATGTGAATGGTTAGCTGTAGAAACTGCTACTGATAACATTCCTTACGATGAACGAGTAGGAGTGATGTATCTGAATTAAATGGAAACAATCCATGCCAAGTTGATAACCTTACGAGAAGATGTGGGTGGTTATATAATCTATGTCTTCCAGAATTTAGCTAATGGGGCTTATGAAATGATAACTCGATTACCTAGGTGGGAATCTCCAGTTCTCAAGATAGGTGATGTGGGGTTTTTAAAGTACAATGAAGTAATAGCTGGTGAGGATACTTGGTATGACAGAGAATCTGGTCAGAAAGTTCCTTACCGCTTTACTGGAGTTTATTTTATAGACTTTGTTTATGAGAAACCAGCAGAATCAGATTTAATATTGTGAAATAGATAGATGAACGAACAAAGAGATTATTTTATATGACAAAGACTTAATATAGAATAACAATATGATGAAGGAAAAATTGGCTGCCGCCATTGCTAAGAAGAATAATGACATTAACACTTTCGTGTGGAAAGGTCGCAAGGTTGAAGTAAATGGACAACTCGTACAAGAAGAAAAGAAACTTGTTGATTGTTCTGAGAAAGAACTAAGAACGTTCTATAACCATTGTGAATCTATGCTGTATAATGACAGCAAAGAATATCCAGGTCGCTATGTTCTGTTGGACATTATTAAGGACCAAAGAGAAAGATGTAATACTGAATTATTCCTTCGCTGGCTAGAGCAAGATAGAGGTATTCCAAGATTTACATTCCTGCCTTCGCTGAGAGTGTTCCTTGATAACAACAAAGGTATTGATACCAAGGAAACATTCATCTCTGAGGCTTTGGTTGGGGACTGTCCTGCGGAGTTCGCGAGACTTCCTATTGACGTTGTCCTCGAAGGCTGTCTTGATAAGTTGGGTAAATTTAACAAGCAGCACATAACATTAACATTTATCTTAAAACAAGGTCTATGGTTTACGCAGCAGGAATCTAAAGACCTAACCGAGAAAACTCCTAATGGAGAATATCGTGAAAAGGCTGAGGTAGCAAGAGAACGCCTTGGCTTGAATCCTACTGCAAATCTGTATATGACGCCGAAAGGTTTGTCATTCACTCAACTTCGTGCAATGGTAAACCTTAAGAGTAAGAAATACTCTGAACTTACTACTACTCAACTGGAAACATTGAGAAACAGAATTCTGTTCTCTTTGGAAGATGAGGTTAAATTCCACATCAATCAGTGGGAAACCCGTAAGAACCAAATCAAAATGGTTTGTGATGCTAAAGGATTTACTCTTTAACATCTATACCCATCTACATTGGTTCTACATTTATACTCCTGAGTTTTATTCACTTATTATAGGGGTTTTGTTTACATAGCTATCAATAGAATTATAGAGTAAATTCAAGGGTAAAATTGATAGTATATGGCAGACTTGTTTGGAAATCTAAGTAGAACAGAACGCCAAGAACAAGGTGTTCAACGATGGGTAGATAACAAGTTGTGTGGGACGCTTAATTGGGCAACTGGAGTAGGTAAAACTAGAGGTGGACTAATGGCTATTAGTAGGTTTCTAAAGAAGAATCCAACTAAGTCTGTTATTGTAGTTGTGCCCAGTGAACCTATTCAGAGGCAATGGAATCAAGAACTAATTGATTGGAACTTATTCCAACAGTGTTCAGTTAAGACCATGAATGATACATCTACTAACAAGTACAGCTGTACTCTATTAGTTATAGATGAAATTCATAAAGTGGGAGCACCTACACTGCTGAACATATTTAAAAACGTCCAATATACAGTAATCTTGGGGTTAACTGCGACCTTCGAGAGATTGGATGGTAAAGATGAAATTATAAGCAAGAAGTGTCCGATTGTGGATACCATTTCTGTAGAGGAAGCCATAGAGAATAAATGGCTCGCTGATTATCGAGAATATGAGGTGCTTATTGAGCCAGAAGATATTGATGTCTATAAAGAGGTCAATAAAGAGTTTTATGAACATTTCTCCTTCTTTAACTATGACTTTAACCTTGCCATGAAGTGTGCAACCGACTGGAAGCGAAGAGCGGAGTTAGCTAAGGAAAGATGTAAAGAAGACCAGAGTGAGGACTTTAAAACTGTTAACAAGCAGATTTTAGTTCACGCTATGGGATTTAGTAGAACCTTACAGGCTCGTAAGAAATACATATATAATCATCCTAAGAAAATCGAACTTACCAACTTAATCCTAGAGAATAGGCAGGACAAGAAGTGTATAACTTTTAGTGCTACTATAGCTATGGCAGAGAAAATTAAGTATGGTGCTGTGTATTCTGGTAAAGATTCTGCCAAGAAAGGGAGAATGAGTTTACAAGAGTTTGTGCAGCAGGATGGTGGAGTACTAAACACTGTTATGAAGTTGAATGAGGGTTTTAACTGTCCTGACATTAGTGTTTCAGTTATATTAGGCTTCAATAGTAGTTCCACTACTAAGAAACAGAGAGTGGGTCGAGTTATCCGACAAAAGGAGGGAAAGGTTGCTGAAGTATTTACTTTAGTTCTTAAGGGAACTGTAGAGGAAGAATGGTTTAGAAAGTCTACCAACTCTGGAAGATATATTCCAATAAGTGAGGAAAATCTCATAGATGTTCTTCAAGGAAGACCATTTAATCCTAAGAAGAAAAAGCAAACTAAAATGATATTTAGATTCTAATGTTTGAAGTAACTTATTGTGACTTCTCTGACAAAATTACAACAACAAAAGTAGATGCTGTGCAATTTCTACATCTATTGGAGTTGTTTGCAACAGAGATAAGTTTCAAAGCTCTAAGTGTAAGCTATCAAGGTAAACCTATTGATTGTGATAGGTTATTACGCAGTTTAAAGTTTACATAAGATTCATTTGGTAATTTAAGAGATTTTTAGTATCTTTGTACTCTTAACACGGTAACAAGATGACAACAGAAAGAATGTTAGAATTACTTCTGTTATATAACACTAAGGATTTTCTATCAATAGATGAAAAACGCATTGATGGAATCAAAATCTATAGTCGTTATTTAGAATTAATGGAAGAGTTCTTAGGCCCGTATGTAATTGACAACGCTGAGAAATCAGAATAAACACTTTACAGTTAGTAGATTGTTAGTTATTGGCTAATGATTTATTTAATTGGAAAAACTAAGTTTAACAGTAGATAATCAGTTAGTAATGATGGAGAAGTATAGACTTACGGCAGAAGAAGTCTTACTAATTGATTTATTATTTCTAGCTAGTATAGAAGAAGGGCATAAAGAATATCTGGTTAAGTATTTTACTATGCCCGTAACTAGAACAGACCTTCGAGACTTATTGTTAAGTCTTCAAGCTAAGGGAATTATCACCAAATCATATAAAGTTCCCGATAAGGGTCAGAAGTTTGACCCTGAATGTGTCGTATTCAATCAAAATTTCCTTAATAACTATAGGAAGTTTAGTGGAGATTTGGGAGCGGAGTTCCTAATGACCTATCCCCATAATGGGGTTATTAATGGTGTAGAGGTTCCCCTCAATAACTGGGCTAAGAAATTTAGCACAGAAGAGGAGTTCTATTATGCTTATGGTAAATCTATAGGCTGGAAGCAAGATAAACACAATGAAGTTCTTGAGCTTATCAGATGGGCAAAGGATAATAACTGCAATCTACTTAACATGAACATCGCTGATTTTATGATAAGTAAGATATGGCAGAATATTGCTGAACTCAAGAACGGAGATGGTATTATGCGGTTTGATACTATCAGGAGTATTTAATGGGATTAATAACTAAGAATTTAAAAGAGTTAATTGATAGAGGTAGAAGGGGAGAGAACCACGCCTTATCAATGGGACTCCCGAAACTAGAGAGATTTGTAGATGGAATAGCACAGGAGACATATTATCTGATAGCTGGAGGTACTGGCTCAGGTAAGACTTCGTTTGCATTACATTCCTTTATCTATAAGCCTTTAATGGAAAATATTGACAATCCAGATTTCCATATTATATATTTCAGTTTGGAAATGACTGCTGAGCAACTACTTGGCAAACTTCTATCTATTTATATATATGAAACATTTGGAGTTGAATTGTCCTTTAAAGAATTACTTTCTAGAAGTAAGGATACCACTCTGTCCGATATGGACTATGAATTAGTATGTCAATCCTTAGAGATGCTTGATAAGATTGAGTCTCACATGATTATATATGATAAACCATTAAACAACCAAAGAATGGTAGAGTTCCTTATGGAAACTCTTAAACAATTTGGTAAGTTTGAAGGTGATAAATATACTCTGTTTAGACCTAATCACATCATTCTCGCAGTATTAGACCATATTGGTTTAGCTAGACCTTCCATTGGTAACACCAAGAAGGATGAAATGGATGCTATGTCTTCTTCATTGGTTTCATTTAGAAATAAATGTAAGATTAGTCCTGTAGTGGTAATGCAGGTGAATAGGGGTTCCTCCAATGTAGAGAGAAGGAAGTTGAACTTCCAGGAACTCCAGTTGGATGATTTAAAAGGAACTGGTAATCCAGCAGAGGATGCCAATATAGTGATGGCACTATTTTATCCGTTTAGGGAGAAGATGTCCACATATAGAGGATATGACATAAAACAAATTGGGGAGAACTTTAGAAGCGCAGTAGTATTAAAGAATAGATGGGGCGCAGCTGATATTGCTGTAGGTCTTGGATTCTATGGTAAAACTGGCTTGTTTAGAGAGCTTCCAATTGCAACCAAGATTACAAACTATGACAAGTATTTAACCCCTGATTGGTTAATTACTGAGTCATTAGAGGATTCATGCCAAGAGATTACTCAAGAAGAACAACAAGATTCTAGTTCAAAAATGACTTTAGTTCTATAGTAAATGGCAGCAGAAACTATTGCGATTGTTGGTGAAAGTGGTACTGGTAAGAGTACTTGTTTAAGAAATTTAAACCCAGAAGAAACTTTCTTAATTTCCACTACTGGTAAGCCTTTACCTTTTAAAGGATATAAGAAGAAGTATAAAGAGATAAAGAAAGAAGGTTCTGAATGGGTGGGTAACTATTATGTAAGCTCTAAATATGACAAAATCATAAACATCTTGAAGATTGTTAATCTAAAGATGCCTCACATTAAGCAAGTCATTATTGACGATTGGCAATATATGTTGAGCTATGAGTTTGTAGACAGAGCTACCGAAGTTGGTTACACTAAGTTTACTGAGTTGGCTCAGCACGCTATGGAAGTGCTTAGGTATTCAGAATCTATGAGGGATGATTGCAAGATGATATTCTTAACTCACAGTGAGAATGTCGGTGATGCTATGAATCCTAAATATTCAATCAAGACTATTGGTAAGTTATTGGCAGAAAAGGTTACTCTGGAAGGTCTATTCACCTACGTATTCTTTACTAAGGTGCAGGAAGGTGATTCTGGCAGAATGGAGTATAAATTCCTTACTAATACCGATGGGGAGTGTGTAGCAAAGACTCCGATGGGTATGTTCGATGAATTGTTAATTGACAATGATTTGAACGAGATTATAAAGGTGATTGATGCTTATAACAACGACGAGGAATGATTATAAAAATGATGATTACCTTTGACTACAATCCTGATACTAAGGAGTGTGTACTTCTAAAGCAGGAGCAAGTTAAAGAGAAAGCTCAGAAGGCAAGCACTAAGGCTGAGGAAGCAGAGGATTCTGCTGAACCTCAGATTACCTTGGAGTCTAACAAATATGTCCTTAATAGGGCAGCTGCATCCTTAATGGGTGTAGAATGGGAGAATAGGTTAGATATTAAGTATCAGCCTATTGAGAAGGGTGGATTGATGTTCCCTATTATAGGAACTGATACAGCCTGGAAGACCAAGTCTGGTAACAAATTAACTAAGAGCCTTACAGTAAGTTGCAGAGGCAATGCAAACGACTTATTGTCCAAATATGGAGATACATTTACTGTAACTCCGTGGAAGGGACATGATGGTTTGTTCGTGTTAATTGGTAACAAGGACAGGTCCGAAGAAGAAATAAAAGATAATAATATTAAAATTAAAGAAGATGAAAACCCAGTGGAGGATTTACCATTGGACACAAGCCTAGATAATGATGAAGCATATGAGATTGACGACTTATCATTTGAAATTTAAATTTTAATATTATGGCAGGAATGACATTCAATCTAAATAACGTTAAAGGTACAGCAGTAGTAAGACTGAAAGCATGGGGTATCTATGATGTAGTGTTCAAAGGCATCGAATTGGCTAAGGGTACAAACAAAGAAGGTAACGAGTGGAAAGCAATGAAGATTAAGTTCTCTGGTGAGGAAGGAATCTTCGAACCTCTTATCTTCTGTCCTGGTGACGGTGGTAACGAGCGTGTAACTGGTGAAACTGGTGGTAAGAAGTGGGAGTTGCCTTCTGCTTTGGAACAACTTCAGTTCACTGTATCTCATGTAATGACAAATCTTGCTCCTGAAATGATGGAGAAGTTTGTTAAGGCTGTTTCTGGTCTTACATTGCCTGACGATTTTGAAAAGTTGATTGAAATCATGAATAAGGCTCTGGCTAAGTCTGTAAACAAACAGACCAAGTTGAAGCTGATTGGTAACAGCAAAGGTTATGCATCTCTACCTAGCTTTGTTGGTATTAACAAGGAAGGTGATGCCTACATCAACAACAACTGGTTGGGCGATACTGTAGCATTCTCTGACTATGAAGTCAAGAAAATGAACGAACAGAAGAACGCTAAACCTACAGCTGTTAAAGATGATGTAGATGCTACTGACGATACAGCAGCAGGTAACGAAGACTTGGATTTTGAAGTATAATAAATAGTTAGTAACTTTGTGGTTCTAATACAAACCATATGAATTAATATGAAACTTGAATTTGAACCTACGATTACTAAGCAATATTTATTAGACAGAGCATCTCAAGAAACATATCTCGAATATTATTTAGGTATACCTGTTAAAAAAGGTCTATTTAAATCTCCTTTGAGAGCAGACAATAATCCCACCTGCTCCTTTTACAGGAACAAGAGTGGAGATATTGTTCTGAAGGACTTTAGTGGCGCTTTTTATGGTAATTTTATCAGTGTGGTTATGTACAAATATGGACTAACCTATTATAAAGCATTGAGAATGATTGCCAATGACTTTGGTTACATTAAACATCCTAAACTTAAAAAGAATCCTAAACCTGTTACTATTAGTACAAATGAACTCAAAGAGTGTAAGGAGGCTAATATACAGGTAGAAATTCAAGAGTTCTCTAAAGAAGAACTTGAATGGTGGATGCAATTTGGTATTACAGAGAAGATTCTAAAGAAATTTAGGGTCTTCTCTTGTAAGACCGTATTTCTAAATGGCAATTTCTTTACAACATCTACTAAGAGTTGTCCAATATTTGGATATTATAGGGGTAAGAATGAGAACGAAACAGAATTGTGGAGAATCTACTTCCCTTTTAATAAGAAGCATGAATTGAGGTTTCTATCTAATTGGAAATCTTTCCTCTTACAGGGTGCTAAACAACTTCCTAAAGAAGATGATGTCTTAGTAATAACTAAGAGTCTAAAGGATGTAATGACATTGTATTCTCTCGGAATTACAGCTATTGCTCCAAATTCTGAGAATCTATTCCTAACTGAAAGTCAATTCTCTAAATTGAAGAGTAGATTTAAGAGGATTATTGTATTCTATGACAATGACTTAACTGGTCTTCATAACATGAATAAGATTAGAAAGTCATTTGATGTAGAATGTATGTGGATTCCTCGTAGTTATGGAGCCAAAGATATATCAGACTTTCATAAGATGTATGGACGAGAGAAAACTTTAGAATTAATAGAATATGCCAGAAGAAGTAGCAGAAAAACCTAAGAAGAAACGTAATGGCGCATATGCCAGACGTAAAGGAAACAATTATGAGTTGAAGATTATTAAGGAACTCACAGAACTAGGATATGCTGGACTAAAATCAGCTAGGTCAGAATCTAAGAACTTAGATAATGACAAGATTGATATAGCAGAAACTATAGACCACTTACCTTGTTATGTGCAGTGTAAATGTACCAAGAATACTCCTTCGATTTCAGAAATCATTAAATCGTGTCCTCGTAAGGATAGACCATTGGTGATAGTATGGAATAAACAAATTGACAAAGAAGTCAATATGGCTTCTGATGGACAGTATGTAATGATGTCCAAAGAATTCTTCTATGATTTAATAAGAAAGAATTAAAGCTATGAACATATTAGTAATACCAGTACAGTCTGTTAGTGATTTGATTACTAATAGCTCATCCGAGGTATTTATCTTGGAGACTGGAAAGACGTGTGAGGAAATCAATACTATCCTCAACACATTTACCTCTGGGTTTAGACATCCAGAGGTTTTTTCGTTAAAGGACTTTCGTGAGTGGAGAAAGAAACTCCGCAGTGGTGAAATTGAGGATGATTGGAGTTATCCAGGTACTATCTTCAGTATAGCTAATGGATGGTTCAAAGACCCAGAAGATGAAGAAGACCTTCTTAATTTAAGAATGGACTTCTTATTCGACCCATTTGACACTATAGACTATGGGAATGGGTATATAGCACATGGCTACAGTTCTAGCTATAAAGAACCTATTCATGACGCCTTTATTGAGTATCTAAACAAGAATTGGGATAAGGTTGCGTATGACATCAACCGAGTTCTTGCAGAGGAAGAGGATGATGCTGTTAGTAGCATTGATTGGAAGACTCTACGCAGACATAATTATTGGCTCAAAGATGCTCTTGAAGATGTAGCTAAGGAGTTCTTGAAGAACTACAATGGACCCGAACCCACTATATGGAATGTTAGTAAGGGTGAGGATGTGAGAAGACTGGATGGTAAGGTATTGGTTGTAAGCAATGACGATAACAGTATCCCATATGATACTTGGGATAAGATTAGAGATTTATTCAATGGTTGGAATGTACACTTAGGATGAAATTTAGACTACAATCTTTAAATGACGTAGTAACTAACAGTAGTATGGAAGTCTATCAAGAGGCTACTCAATACACTGTAAATGCAGTAAGAGATATTATTAATGTAATTTTAAAGATTAGTGGTTCAGACAAGTCCTGTGATGATTTGTTCACCATTAGTATTAACTATGAGGATATGCTTGATTCTTACTTTGACGACTGCCTCGATAGGTCTGATATTGATGAAGAATATCTAGGTATGATTGAAGAGGTTAGGAATCGTAAGGATGATAATGGATATTCCATTAGTAATTCAGAAGCATATAAAGAATTAGTTAATATGGGTATTGTGGGTGATGTATTACCCACTATTGAGGAATATGTTGGAAACTTTGACTGTGATTGGAGATATCCATCAACCGAAGTGTCTATAGTTCCTAAAGGTGAAGCGAGTCCAGCTGATGTTGCCATATTGAACAAAATAAATGACCTATTTAATGTTGAAGCGTGCTATAACTAAGTGCTACTTAATCCCAATTCAGTCATTTTCTGATATTATAACTAACAGTTCTTCTGAAACTTATATTGTTGATACTTCCTACACTGCCAAAGCATTAGAAGAGGCATTAGAGGCAGTACACAAGGAACATGAGGATGAAGAATATTATTCAGGAGAGTGCTGTGGGATTGAGGTAAGTGACTTTAAAGAGTATTGCAGAGAAGCCTATATGTGGGATGAATATGATGAGAATGGGACTCCATTTGAATCTAAGGAGGACTACGTAGCTTGGGTTTTCGAAGTACCTTTAAGTGTTGCTAAAGGATGTCTGGTTGTTAGAGTTGATTATGGGTATAGCGATGTAGATAAGTTCTTAACTAAGAATTTTAAATGTATAGCATCTGACCATGAAAGAGTCAAAGACGCAGACGGGCGTATTGTTAAGGATTAATATTCAGTCATTCTCTGATGTAATTACTAATAGCTCTTCGGAGATATTCTGTACTATTACTGGAGACGATTTGAAAGCTATCTATGACCTACTAAAGCCAATACTTCCTGGTAGAGATTCGGACTTAGAGCCTACCCTACATATGGAAGATAACATCATTACATTGTGGTTGCCTTATGGAGAATACGCAGTGGAGTTCTATAAAGAGGGATTAGAAGCAATTCTTGACAAGTACTTTAAAGATAACTATAAAATAGAGTATGAATGAAAGATTGGACAAACTGGGGTACTAAAATAAGAGAGTTCCCTGCATACAATTATAAGGCTATATGGGGTAATTTGAAGACTATTCGAGTAGGTACTGGAGTAGCTAAGGAATTACCTCCCGATATGGCTGAATTTTATGATGTGGGTATTAATACTGTATGTAATGCTGAGTGTGACTTTTGTTATGTATCAGCAGGTCATGGAGGTATTAATTACCCTGACATCTGTGAGACATGGAAGAAGTGGATGTATGTGTATCAATCTGAGTTAAAAGATGGTATACTATATACAAGTAAACCATTCCAAATAGCTATAGGTTCTACTGGAGAGCCTACTATGCATCCAGACTTCTGTGAGTTCCTCGAAACAGTATATAATACTGGAGTAGTCCCTAATTACACCACTAATGGTCTTATCTTAGCGAGAGACAATGTAAAGGGAGGGGAGATTCTTGCCTATACTAAAGAATATGTTGGTGGAGTTGCAGTTAGTCTAGGTAATCCTAGTATAAGACTCCAAGCACATAGAGCTGTTAATAAGTTACTAACGTGGGGTAATACTAATGTAAATATTCATCACATTATATCTGATAAGGTTTCTGTAGACGAGTTCTATGATACTGTAGTTAGATATGGTGATAGTATTTACTATCATGTATTGTTACCTTTAATGCCTTCTGGCAGAAGCAATAAGGGTATTGAACCTGGTGTGTTTGAATACTTAGAGGAAATAATTCAGAAGCACGATATAAAGAATGCTGCATTTGGAGCACACTTTGTAGAGTATCTGAAGACTTCTAAGATAAAAACACATCTCTATCCACCTGAATCGTTAAGTAAGAATGTTATTCTTACTAAGGATGAGGTGCAAATAACTCCGAGTTCTTTTAATCTAACACCTATAAAAGTTATTCACGTATGACAACAACTGATGTGAGTTTGTTAGCATATGTGAAGAGTCTATTCCCTTTCAATACAGATAGAATACAATCTATCTCTAGGGAAGATGGTAAACTATTTGTAGCCACTGACGATGATAAGCGTTATATACTAAAGCTAGTTGAACTACCTCCCATTGTAGCTAGTGTTAATATGGGTGAGCACCAAACCTTATTCTATATTAACCCAGAAACTAAGGAACCAGTGTATAGGAATAAGACTACATATGAAACCGAGAAGGAAGCTATTCATGCTGCTATGGTTATCAATGTGCAGGATAAGACTATACATAAAAGGCAGGCTTATAAGTGTAGCGTATGTCATAAGTGGCACGTAGGTAGAGGAAAGACTACACTCACAGATGAGGATAAAAGAAAACTTAAAATTAAGCATAACATTCGATGACAACTTACCTACTCCCATGTTATGGGGATGGTCATTGCTGGATTGAGAAGGTGCGTGCAAGGAACTTCTCTGATGCTCAGCAGAAGTTTATTAATGCTTTTACAGAAGATTATGAGGATATTGATATTCCATCCGATTGGGAGGATTTAATCAAGATTCTAAACACTCAAGCAGATATAGTAATTGGAGACATCTACGACATAGAAGAGTTTTGAATCACGAAGAGGCAACCCTCAATGGTAAAAATTATGAGGAGAAGGTATTTCCACTTATATGGGCAATTATGTTCCCTAACACTGTACTTGCAGAGTCCAACCCTTACCAGAATATGCACTACCATTATGATTACTGGTGGCGCTGCCTAAATAAAGGTAGATGGAGAATATACAAGTTGGAAATCAAGTACAAAATAAAAGGTTGGGGAGTTTACGTCCTATGGGAACTTCTTAACGTAAATGGAGACATTGGTTGGGGCTTGGGAGAAGCAGACCTAATTATATTTGGTGCTGAAGATGGTGTATACGTGGTTAATAGGGCTAAGGTAACTGCTTATATATGCAAAAAGCTAGGTATACAGCCCAATATTAAATCTATAAGGGAGGCAGAGTCTTGTTTGTTCGAGAATTCTCCCATGTGGAAATTATGTCATAGAATATCTAGACCCAACGAGCGTACCATAAAAATACCATTTGAGGAGTTCATGACCTTCGTTTCTCCATTCTTCTTGAATCGATACAAAGAAAATGAGAATAGGTTTAGATATTGACGATTGTCTAGCAGACTTCTGGGGAGCATATTGTAAGTACTTCGATACAGACAATAACCCTAAAATGCTGGAAGACCACATTATAACACGTAATGTACAGCAGATTTTAAGTAAAGACAGAGATTTTTGGTTGAATCTTGAAGTTAAGAACAGACCTGACTTCATACCTGAATTGTATTGCACTAAACGTGTAAACAATAAGGCATGGACTAAGGAATGGTTAAGACGTAATGGATTCCCTGACAGACCAGTCTATCAAATGATTTATCAGCATGGAAACAAGGCTGATATGATTAAAGGTAGAGTGGATATATTTATTGATGATTCACTATCTAATGTGTTAAAATGTCAAAAGTCTGGACTACCAGCATTGTTGTTCCATACAGAAAGGACAGCAGACTTTCCTATGTTTAAAGTATTCTCACTAAATAAGGATGAGATAATTGACTCATATCTGTTTATGAAGAAATATGCATAGAAATGTAAAACTGATACCACTTCTTGACACTATACAACTCATTGAGATGAGTGACGAAGAATATTTTAGTGATAAATGGGCAGGATATATAAGCAACTCAAAACTTGCATTAATAAATCCAGACCAAGACGGAAGTCCTCAAATTTATAAAGAAGGACTAAGCAAACATCCTAAATATTCTGACTCTCTTGTGTTTGGTTCAGCAGTCCATGAATTAGTGCTACAACCTAAAGAATTTGCAGTAGTTAATAATGTTGATAGACCCACTGCTAAGATGGGAGCTATGGCAGATGAGTTATACAAGACATTCCTTAGTAATAAGGGTGTTGTATCCGATAAGGATATTATAGCTGCATCAGATAAGATTGACTACTATAAAGGAAAAATGGATAGTATTAAGATTGAGAATGTTAAGGACAAATGCATTAACTATTGGTGGGACAGAAGGGATTGGGAGACTGAGCATAATAACTTAGGTACTGAGCCAATCTATCTAGACCCCAAGTCAAGAGAGAAGTTACAGCTTTGTTTAGCTTCTGTTGAGGCTAATAAAGAGGTACAAGATTTATTACATCCAAAGGGAGTGTTCGAGGAGCCTATCTCCATGAACGAAGCAGCTCTATTTATGGATGTGAAGGCTGAACATGAGGGTAAGGAAACAATCCTTAAACTTAAAGGTAAGCTAGATAATTTCACCATTGACACAGAAACCAATGAAGTAGTTCTTAATGACCTTAAGACTACTGGACACTGGTTGATTGACTTTGGTGATTCATTCAAGAAATACCATTATAATAGACAGATGGCAATGTACGCTTGGATGCTACGTTCTTACGTAGAGAAGCAATACAATATAAAGCCTTCTAGTCTGATGGCGAATATGCTATTAGTATGTACTGTTCCAGACTATAGAGCTGGAGTATTTAGAGTGACTAATAGTGAAATTCGTAAAGGTTTCTTAGAATTTAAAGATTTGCTACAAAGGGTGGCATATTGCGAACTATATGATTGAATCTTTTCTTATGGAAGCATGGGAACCATCTTACCAAGACCTTGAGAATTATTATAGAGAATATTATAGTTTAGGTAACTTAAATTGTGATATTGGGAGTAAATTTGCTCTTATATCCCTTATATGTTTCCTTACTAAGCAAGCAAGGATTAAAAATCCTGATGCAACTTGTTATCTCGTAATAATGAAGATTATTGATGGAGAAGAGTCACAACATGACTTAAAATTCATTAGAGGATTATCTGTTGTCTGTACAGACATGATGAAACACTGTAATGAGTTTCTAACATTCGATATGAAAACTTCTAAGGAAATGGTTAAGAAGATTAAGGAAATTCTACATACTTATTTACCTTTCTAATGTCCGAAGAAGTAAGAATATCTTGGGGCGATAAGGTTGCTCAAAGGTATGAGTCAAATCAAAGGATTGTTGAGATTCTATCCGAGTTGGTGGAGAAGTTTCCTCAATGGAGATTCCAACAAATCTTACAGAATGTAGATGTTGCGTCCAGGAATGGAGAGGATTTGTTTTACGAAGAGAGTTATGATACTCTAACTGCATTGACTAATAATACAATAGTTAGGTCAATTTTATCTAAAACTGCTGATTAACACTTTTTAAGGTGAACCAGTTTGACAGTTAGATAAAATGTAGTATCTTTGTATCACGATTTCCGAGAGAAATATAGAGATAATAATTCAAATTTTAGATTATTTAATACTAAGACTACTTGGCTATGTCCAATTAAAGTAGTATCTTTGTACTATAGAAAGTTACAAGATTAGAACGTATGAAATAATGTTTAAACAATTTTTGAATTATGCAAGCAATGAATTTTAAGAAAGTAGAAGTAAAAGGTTTCACAAAACAAGAAGCTATCGCAGAAGCACCATTCCAAGTAATCCGTGACGCAACTCAGGCATGGAAAACTGCTGGTAAACCAATCGCTGAGAAAGCGTTGAAAGAGTTCTGTGCAGAGTACCTAGCAAAGCACACTAAGTATGCTGCTGGTATTGGTTGTTCAATCACATTTGAAGCAGGTTCTGCTGATACACGTGAGCGTCCTTATACCGTAAAGGATATTAAGAACGAGAAGGGTAAGAGAAAGTATAAAACTGGTTATCAAGGTATTAACCCCGCAACTGGTGAAATTCTATTCACTAACTTCGAGACAAAGAACAAGGCTAAGGAAGTAGCTAAGGAATTGTACACTAAGAAAGATTACAAAGGCGACATCTTCTGCAAATACATCAAGGATGTAGTTGAGGGTGAAGTTGGTGCATTTGAAGTTAAGTACACTCCTTCTAAGAGTGCTAAACAAGGAACTTACATTTGTTTTGGTGTAGAAGCCTAAAATATAGAGTTGGGAGAAATCCCAACTCATTTTCCTTATAAATGAAATATACTACTGAATCATGGATTCAAAAAGCTAAAGAATTAAATGGTGGAAACTATGACTATTCTAAGGTACAGTATATAAGTTATAAAGAAAAGGTATGTATAATTTGTCCGATTCATGGGGAATTTTGGCAAAAGCCTGCTTCACATTTAGAAGGACATGGATGTCCTAAATGCGCGGGTAATAAGAAACATACTAAGGAGTCTTTCGTTGAAAAGGCTACAAAAGTTCATGGAGATAGATATGATTATTCTAAAGTAGTATATAAAAATAATGCTACTAATATAAAAATTATATGTCCTGAACATGGTGAGTTTCTACAAACTCCAAATATGCATTTAAGTGGTAGAGGTTGTCCTTTCTGTCACTATTCTCATGGAGAGACATTTATATATAATTGGCTAACATCAAACAAATTTGAGTTTACTTCACAATACGAGTTATATTTACCCGCATCTGGTAAATCTATAGTTCGTGTGGATTTCTGGATAACTTATAAAAATAAAATCTATGCAATAGAATATAATGGTAAACAACATTATCAATTCTGTTCCATCTTTCATAGAGATGAATTTGCATTGTTAGCGCAACAACAGAGGGACAAGGCGCTCCAAGATTACTGTGATAGTAATGAGATTGAATTATTATGGGTTAAGTATGATTTAACATTCCCTCAAGTTGAATCAGAACTCAGAAATTTCTTTGGAGTTGAAGCCTAATAGACTTCTACAACTTTAAATATCAAAGGGATTATCTTATGAAAATAAGGTAGTCCCTTATTTTTTTGTAATAGATTGCCAACTACCAAGATGATGTATTTTAAAGGCGTAACTGCTATCTAATTTTAAACATCTAACGATGAAGGAACAAACTATTATTAAACTTACTAATCACCTTAAAACGGTACTCTCAGATAACATCAGTATGAATGCTTATGCAGAGAAGATTGGTCTTCCTACAAGCTATTTCTGTATGAAGAGAAAGGCTGTAGAACAAGCTAAAGAAGCTGGAACAATCCCCGATGAAGATTATAATGTCATTATGGACTTGTTCAAGCAAATTGATGCTAGACCAAGACTAAGAACTTCTAAGAAAGAATCTACTCCAGATTTATTCGGGAATGAAGTTGTTTATAGTGACTCTGAATTAGATTCGGATGATACATCTAAGGTTACTATTGAAAGGGATGAAGAAGGTAAAATAGTTAAATATCTATTCACTATCTATGTAAGAGACAAGCAACCTATACTAGGTTCATTCAATAGAGATGAAATGAACATGGTTTATAGATTGTATTCTAACTATGGTAGTGGTATTACACAAAGGGAGGTATCAAGATTCTTCCCAGATTATTCTCTCGCTGACTTTAAGAGAATACTTAGAGCATTTAGCATTACTAAGGCATCAGCTCCTTTTGCTCCTCATGTGATTGAAGAGAATGAGAAGGATAAGCTGTTAGAAATGCAGTTTAGGGAGAAAGAGAATGACTTCTTAAGAAGCTATGAGGCTGAGAAGATTAAGCATACTGAGTCCCAGCTTAGGAAGTACATGAAAGAGAATCAAGACCTTAAAGAACAACTCCAGGATATGTCTGGAATGTTGGAAGGTATTGATGTATCAAATCTGCCCAAGTTTACTCCTGTTGTTAAAGGCAGGGAAGATAGAGATTTGATTATTTGGTTATCAGATATGCATATTGGTGCATCTGTGTCTGGATATTCTATCTATGCTAATGATTATGACCAAGAGGAAGTTGAAGCTAGACTTAGTAAGTTGGTAGACCAGTTAAAGAGAGAATCTTTAATGTTTGGTAACTTCACTAACATAATTGTGTGTAATCTAGGAGATTCCTTAGATGGATATGATGGTCAAACTACAAGAGGTGGTCATCAACTAGCTCAGAATATGAACAATAAGGAACAGTTAAAGTGCTTTATAGAAGTAATGACTAAGTTTATGACTTCTATAGTAGAAGAGCTACCTTGTGGTGGTCTGTCCTATTATTGTGTTGGAGAATCAAACCATGATGGAGACTTTGGATATTCTGCTAATGTTGCACTTCAATATATCTTACAAAGTATGGATATTGAAGCTACAATATTTGACAAGTTTATTGGTGAGTTTATATTAGGAACTACAACCTATATTCTATGTCATGGTAAGGATAACAAGGATATGTTCAAGAACCTTCCTCTGACATTAGATGTCAAGACAGAGAACTTTATCAATGAGTATATTGATAACAAAGGAATTAAAGGCAATGTAGTCTTTGTAAAGGGCGATTTACATCAGTCCGCAACTACTTATGGTAGGAGGTTTACTTATAAATCAGTAGGCTCTTTATTCGGTAGTTCAGAATGGATTCACAAGAACTTTGGTAATACACCAGCTGCTTGTGATTATTCTATTGTAGATGAGAATGGAAATATGCTAGATGGGCGTATATTACTGCAATGAAAATGATGTATGGAAATAACATTAGACGAATTACTACAAGGAAAGGCAACAAGAATTAAAGAGAGAGCATATTTTCCAACTGAAGCTTATGTAGAGCCTTTCTTGGAAACTATGTCTAAATTTACTTCTGATTTCAGGGTACAAGTTAAACTCCCTGACCAAATCACCAGAACTATTACTGGTGAATATAACACAGATGATGTAACTTATAACAGAGTTCTTATTGAAGCTGTGTTGCCAGATGAATACGCATGGGATAACCATGATGAAGTTATTGGTTTCTTATATGGATTAGATGTCCGTAAACCAATATGTAAGATGTATAGAGGTGGTCTTAATAGAGCGTGTACCAATTTATGTGTATTTGACCCTTCGTTCATCAATATACAGGAATTAGAGCCTGAGAAGGCTATAAACTATAAACCAGTTAAGAATCTGATGGAACAAACATCTGATTTGAAACTATGGTTGAAAACTCTCCACGATACAGAGTGGGAGAGAACAGTTCCAACTATCGAGTCTAATTTAGGTAAGTGGATGCGTAATGCAATTTCACAATCTTGTGACTTAGGCTATGGTAAAGTGAAGTTGGGAACTAAAGAAGTCATTGACGCTTATAAATCATTGTTTGTGGACACTAAGTCCAAGTATTATGTTAAGGAAGATGAAGATGTCAATATGTTTAAGGTTTATAATGCATTTACTGAGCTAATCAGCAATGATGGTGGTAAAGATATCATCAATAAGGCAGAGAAGACCTTATTACTACGTACAATCTTAGACTTTTAATTAATTAATGCTAGTAGTAAAACGAAACAAGACAGTACAGCCCTTTGACTGGGGTAAGATTGACTTAGCAATCACTAAAGCATTCCATGCTGTTAATGAACCTATTGACATGGATATTCTTAGTGATGTAAAAGATGAATTATACTTTAACAACATTATCTCTGTAGAAGAGATTCAAGACCAAATAGAGAAGGCTCTTATGGCTTGTGATTATTATAATGTTGCTAAAGCATTTATCTTATATAGGCAGAAACAAGCTGAACTTAGAACCTTAACAAGCAAGAAACAGTTTATTAAGGACTATGCTAAGGCTAGTAATGCCGCAACAGGTAGTAAATATGATTCTAATGCTAATGTTACTGAGAAGAACATTGTAACTCTTAATGGCGAACTCTTCAAGGGTGATATTATTAAGGTGAATCGTACTATACTTACCGATAAGATTAGAGAAATGTATGGCGAGGATTTAGCTAAGGAGTATATCCAAATGCTAGAATCACACGTATTATATAAACATGATGAGACAAGTATTATGCCATATTGTGTGGCAATTACTATGTATCCATTCTTGTTAGAAGGTTTACAGCCTATTGGAGGTTTATCTGCTAAACCTAAGAACTTAGACTCATTCTGTGGAATGTTTGTGAATCTAGTATTTGCAATTAGTTCACAGTTTGCTGGTGCAGTAGCTACTGGTGAGTTTCTAATGTACTTTGATTACTTTGCTCGTAAGGAGTGGGGTGATGACTACTGGAAACGTCCAGAAGAGATGGTTGATAAGCATAGGAACATTGACAAGACTCTTGAGCAGAAGTTCCAGCAGATTGTATATTCAATCAATCAGCCTGCTGCTGCTCGTAACTTCCAATCAGTATTCTGGAATATCAGTTACTTTGACAAGTATTACTTTGAAGGTTTGTTCGGAGAGTTTGTATTCCCTGATGGAAGTAAACCTCAATGGGACTCATTGAACTGGCTGCAGAAGAAGTTCATGTCGTGGTTTAACGGGGAGAGGACTAAGTGCATATTAACGTTCCCTGTGAATTTCGCAGCTTGATAGAGT